AAAAAATTTAAATTTAATATATTTCTATTATAGAGATTTATATAAAAATTTAAATTTATATCTTATTTTTATTAACTACTTAATCTATTATTAATTCTTATAATTAATTATTTTATTTAAGGATTATTTAAGTAGTTAATAAATTTAGGATTGAATTTTATTTTTTTTTTTTTTTAATATATTTCTATAATAGAAATAACAATAAATTTAAATTTTAATTCTTTTACAATCTATTGCCTACGGCAGAAATTTAAATTTGTATCTGAATTTTATTAACAACTTAAATTAATCTTAAAGAATTAAGATAGTATATCTGTAAGATAATATTTCTTAAGGTTCGTTTAAGTTGTTAATAAAAATAGGATATGAATTTAGAATTTAAATTTATTGTTATTTCTATTATAGAGAATTCATATAAAAATTTAAATTTATATCTTATTTTTATTAACTACTTAAATGAAACTTAAAATAGTAATAAAGAAGTTACATATTAAATAAGAATTAAGTAGTTAATAAATTTAGGATTGAATTTTATTTTTTAATATATTTCTTATAATAAGAATATGAATAAATTTAAATTTTTTATTTTCTTAATTCTCTTATAATATTGCCTACGGCAAAAAACTAAAAACATATCCTAAATTTATTAACAACTTAAATGAAACTTAAATTAGTAATATAATAGTAACATTGTAAGAATAGATTAAGTAGTTAATAAAATTCAGATACAAATTCAAATTTTTATATAAATTCTCTATAATATAAATCAATAAATTTAATTTTTTATTTTTAATATTATATAGCCAACTATTAAAAAAAAAAATGAATTTGTATCTAAATTTTATTAACAACTTAAACGAACCTTAAGAAATGTTATCTTACAGATATAGCGTCTTAAATGATTTAAGTTTAAATTAAGTAGTTAATAAAAATAGGATAACAATTTATAAATTTAAATTTTTATATAATCTCTATTATAAGAATTCAATTAAAATTCAAAATTTAAATTCATATCTAAATTTTATTAACTACTTAAAATAAACTTAAATATTAAAACTAATTAAATAAATTAAGAATAGATTAAGTAGTTAATAAAAATAGGATTAAAAATTAAATTTCAATAGAATTCTTATAATATAAAATAAAATTATTTAATTTTTTAATCTCTTGCTTACAGCAAAAACTAAAAATGAATTTATATCCTAAATTTATTAACTACTTAATTAAATATAATAATGTAACAGAAATGTAATACACTAAGAAAAAGAGAATTCCTTATTATTAAATATATAAAATAAAAAATTCTCTATAATAAATTTTTATTAGCGAAGTTATTTAAGTGTGATTTTAGAATCCCAATATAAATGAAAATCAGTGATATTATAAACGTCCAATCTCATTTTGATATTTCCCCAAGTTGCTCTAAATAATGGCTGACCTAAATTATCAGAAATAAGTGACCCATTTTCAACCCTTATTTTATACCATTTATTAGGATATAAAAATGATTCTTCTTGACCCATAGGAAAACCCAATTTACCATTGCGTTTAAATCTCAATTGAAAATACTTGTCTTGATTTATACCATTGTTTGTATTTTCCATAAAGTAAATTTTAGAAAATGTTGTAGGTGTAGTATAATATGTATCAACAGCAGAAGTAATATTAAATTCATAAGGATATTCACCAGGTATATTTCTAGTTCCTAAACCTTGATTTGTATTTTCAATCGCTAATGACGGATATCTATTTGCACTCCAATAATTGCAATTACAACCACAATAATTACAATTACAAGGGCAATAATTCATATAAGAAGTATTTTGATTGCAACTGCAATAATTGCAATTGCAGGCACAAAAGTTACAATTACAAACACATAAATTTATATGTCTAGGTAATACATTTGAAATTTGATTTAATTTTTCTGCTACTATTAAATTAGTATTATCAACTTTGCCTATATTGTAAGATATTGAATTTAATCTGCCTAAATTTAAATTTTCAATAAATTGGTCTTGATTTTCAAAATTAAGACCTGCAGTTTCATCATATTTTTTAAGTAAATCAACTTTATCTATAAGAAAATTTATTTCTTGTGCTTTAACTATTTGATTTTGATAATTAAAATTATAAACAGAATCTGATGTTGATAATTCTCTTTTATTTAATTCAAATTTGATAATATCTAGTAAATCTTTATAGTGCTTTGCAAGAACTAAATCGCCTTTAGATAACATTTATAATTCCTTACCTTTTTATACTTTATACGTGATAGTTTTCAGATATAGTTGCTATTTCATCTTTATTTTCAGATGAATTTATTTTATCAAGAACTTCTAGTAATTCATAATAAAGAGTTCTATATTTAGTCAAATCATCAAGTAATGTTAAGTATTTTTCAAGTAATGCAACTTCTTCTTCAATACCTTTTTCAAGAATTTCAAGATATTTTTCTTCTCTATTTTGTTTTGTGATAAAGTAGCCACGTGAAGCAAGTTCAGTAGATATTAATTGAAATTCAAAAAATGCTATATTAGGTATAGCCATTACGTGATTGCTAAATTTTTCATAACATTTATAGATGTGTCTTTGTCTTATAGTATTAATATTTTCTACATCGCCTATAACAAGTGTATCTAGTGTTAAGTCTTGTATATTTTTAGCAAAACTTAGTGGAATATTATTAAGAAGTTTATCTGCTATAAATGAAAATAATTTTGTATCTGAAATTTCAAATACTGAAAAATCTTTATTTAATGTTTTTGGCTCTTTAATAGTTGCTGATAAAATTACATAACTATCTGAACCTTCATAACAAGTTATAAAAAGTTTCATAAATTTTACTCCTTTTGGGTTATTAATCTTTTATTATTTATACTAGATATTCTACATACTCAGGATTTTCTAAAATTAATTTTTTATAAAGAAATCCGTAAATTCCATAATCTACTTTAGAATCTTCACCTAAATCTTTAAGAGAACTTACACTATCTAAATTAAATAAATATGAATAGTTTTTATAATTTATTGTTATAAATTCAAAGAAATTATAACTTTTATAAGTTCTTGATTTAAATTGTTCTGTTGAGAACTCAACTTTTACATAGATTGTTTTATCGTTATATTTTTCAAATATAAAATTGTAAATGCGTGAATCATCAAACGCCATATTATCTTCATAATATCTTAATTTTAAAATATCAAAATCTGATATTATCTTAATATCTTTAAATTTGTATTTAAAGTGTTTTTCTTTAATTATTGTCATTGTGTATTCCTTTGTTTAATCTATAACAAGTATTCTACATAATCATTTCTTAATTTATCTTTAATTCGATTAAAAATAGTCTTATTATAATTTGTAGTTGAAATATATTCAATAAATTCAAAGAAATTTAATTTAGATTTTAAATCGCCTATCCTTCTATAATATGTATCTGTAATTGCTTTAAATAATATTTCATCTTGTTCTGATAGATAAACATAAAATTGATAAAATTTGTTATCTTTTTCATAATATAATTCAAAGAAATCAGTATAAAATTGAATAAATTTAACATTAAAAATATCAAAATTTGATATTATATTTAACTCTTTAAAATGATAATCCATTTTAAATTCCTTATATTATAAATTCAGGATAAATTTTAACTATTCTTGAATATATTACAGGATAAATGGCAAGACTATTGGTAACTTTTTCAAAAATATCATCAAGTGAATTAATTTTTGAAGTATCATATATTCTATTTGCTTGTTCTGTTTGATATTTCACGTAATCTAAAAAAGATAAAATAGTTCTGTTGCGTATATCACTTTCAGTTTGTTTTTTAGTTTTAAAATATAATTTATCAATTATTTTGCGACATTCAAAATAATAAAATTTATAAGGTTTCTTATCTGTATAGAAGTAAATATTAGATTTTATAAATCCTGCTCTTTTAAGGTCAAAATCTGATATAATTTCTAAATCATCAACTTTATATTCAAATTCTGTTTTCATAATAATCCTTTGTAATTTAAGAGAATTATATCAGATAAACCTTATAAAAATATTAATTATAGTTAAATTCAAAGTTGCAGTTACAAGAACAATAATTACAATTACAATTACATATTTTTTGTATTACTGCACCACTCCAATAATTGCAATTACAAGTGCAGTAATTGCAGTTACAAGAACAAAAATTGCAATTACAACTGCAATAATTGCAGTCACAGGAACAAAAATTACAATTACACAAACATTGAACTCTTGCCCTATTGATTTGTTGTTGTAAGAATTTGGTATCAGTTGCATTTATTACTGCACCAACTGCAAAATTTGCTATTCTATTAGGTTTTTGTTCTAATAAAATATAATTTGATTGTATTTCTTTTATCCAAAATCCGTGAATTTTATCAAATATAGTTACACCATTTGAATTATAACCTTCGCCTGCTGTTCCTATTACTACATCAGGATTTTGATATAATTCGCTAAAATTCATTGTATTATAAGGTGTTGATAATGGCTCTATATATAATTTAACTTGATTAGGTTGTATAATATCATATCTTATTTTTCTATTGACTTGGTCGTTTAAATCAGACCTAAATCTATACTTTTGATTTTGATATAATATAATAAAATATCTATTTAATATTTTAAAATTTTCTAGTGCTGTTGGCACTTCATCTAAACATTCCAAAATTTTACTATATAAATCAATATAATGTTTAGATAAAATTAATTCATCTGATTGTGTTGAAGTATTAAAATATGTTAAATCTCTATTAATATGTTCTATTCTATAATCAGTTCCCATTATAAACTCCAAGATAAATTAAATTGAAATTGTCGGTGTATTGTAATAGTCATTGTATTATTATCCCAACTTGCACTGAAAACATCACGTAAATAATCTATACTGCTTGGATTTACATCAAAAGAGCCTGTTCCATCAGTATTACCCATTTGTAATTTATCGCCATTATTTAAATTAAATGAATATGTGGAATTAGACCTATATGTATAATCTATATTCATAATTTGATGAATACCATATTGCTTTATATTGTTTTTTGTTAATGTCATAACTGTTGTTGGATTTGAATCATTTATTTTTATTTTAAATCTTATAGAAGCAGGAACATTTGTTAATGTATTAGGAAAATTAAATTTCTTAACTAAACGTGTATCTGAAAATGTATATTCCATTTGCATAGCAACAGGATAATTAGGTCTAGGTGGTGTTGGTGCAGGCGTTGGTGCTGTCACAATTGGCGTAGTTACCACAGGAGCAGGTGCAGGTGTAACAACAGGCACACCACGAAAAATTTGATTTCCGCCATATTCATCATATCTATCATCATAAACATCAAAAAAGTTATTTTGTTTAAAGAAATTAATTCTTGTTATATATTCATCTTTTAATTTTTGTATCATAAAATTTATATCAGTGTGTTTTATTAATTCGCCTTGATATCCAAAATTAAACTGAATTTCATTAAATGGTCTAGGTTGTGTTACTGCTATATTTCTAAACAATCTACCATAATATTTTTCATATTCTCTAGTTTCATCAAGAATAGAATCATAAATTTCAAGTTTTTTAATCACAATCTAACCTTATATAAGTTTTAATAGACTATATCTAATTTTGGCAAGGTGTTTATAAATTTCGCACAAATACCACTGATTAGGATAGTCATTATATCTATCAAAAAATTCAGTTTTCTTAGATTTAGCAAACTTAGTTACATTACACTTCATACAATAAGTTGCATAACAAGATTTGCATTTTTCAGGTAAAACATCTCTTTTTGAACTAAATTTTATATGATTATTTATTACATTATTTAAGAATAAATTATCATCTAAATTTATATTATTAGTTGTCAATTCTTTTCTATTTTCATCATCTAAATATAATGCTCCGTGACAAACTACAACAGAGCCATCTAAATCAATAGCATTTAACATTGAGCCTGCACCACAAATAGCACGATTATTTTGAAGCCAAGAAAAACTAAATTCTTTATTTTGTTTATAGAATTCTAACTCATATTTTGCTATTTTCTTAATCTGTTCTGTAATAGTTTTCTTATGTTTTTCTATTGTTTCTTTAGTCATATTTTGGTGGTCTGTTAAATAATCAATAGTAGGATTATATTGTATATGTTTCTTTAAAACTTGACCTATACGTCTAAATTCTAAATAATTATCTGCTATCTTGTCAAGATTATCAAAATCAATAGTTGGGTGTATTTCAAAATTTATGCCACGATTTGCAAGTTCAAATATAGTTTCTTTAACTTTTAATGCAGAACCTTTGCCTTTTTTATCAAGTCGTGCAACGTTATGGCTTGCTAAACCATCATAAGAAATTTGAACTGATAGATTAATTTTAGTATATTTTTCTAATAAATCCCATATATTATTATAATTAAATCCGTTTGAATACATATAAAATTTAACTCTAGGATTATTTTCGTAATAAACTAAGAAATCTTTAAGTATTTTAGGTTGTGTTGAAGGCTCGCCACCCCAAAAGAAAATTTGAACTCCGTCAAAATATCTTAAAAAATCTTGATTTTGTAGTAGAAAATCAATTTTATGTTTAATTTTTAAAATCATTTCATCTGATAGATTATGTAATTTCTTTTCAAAATCTTGAATGCAATAGGTGCAACCTAAATTACAACCTTCAGTGATATTGACATCAAATGCAAAAAAAGGTTTCAAATTTTAAACTCCTTATATCCTGTTACAACTACATAAATTACATTTATCACAAACATAATTACATACAGGAATATTATATTTTTTAAATATATAATTAGCATAATCTTTTAATTTAGAATCTAATTTAATTCTTTTAATAATATAATTATTAGATTTTGCATATTCTAAAGTTTTTATTAATTTATTTAAATCATCTGTTCTTATTTCTATATTGAAATTTAATTTAAATAATTTTAATAATAAATCTTTATTATTTGAATTTAATTCAATTGAATAAACTATATTAGGTAAATTAATATCTATAAATTTATCTGTTAATATTGTTATATCGTGCAAATCAGTTATTTTATTTAGATATTCAGGTTTAAAATTATCTGAATTAAAATACAAATATTTATATTTAAAATCAGAATTTAAACTTGGCGAAAACTTAACTTTAGTTAAATAATTTTTAATATTAGAATTTAATTTTAAGTCTTTGGCACTTGAAATAAAATCCTGAATATCTAATTTTAAAGACATTATTTTATCACTTTATTAGTTCGTCTATTAAATTATCATATTGATTAAAATAATTTTCAGGAACAATAGTTTTTAATCTATCCTTAATTTGTATATAATCATTTTTAATAGTTTGTTTATGATTATTTTCAGAATCAAATATTGACTTTTCAATAAACAAAGATAATTCATATGGCGTATTATAGACTATTTCTCTTGCTTTTTGATATAAAGGCAACAATTGAGTTTCATTAAATTTATAACCTTTTTGTCTAAATTTAGATATAAACATTACTACGCCATTATTCGTATCAACTAATCTATATATATTTTCTGAATTAAAATTCTTAAGATTATATAAATTAATTAGTGCCTGCTTACCATATTCAAAATCAGATTTAATAATACTAGCACGTATTTTAAAATACTCTAATAAACGCTTTTCTGCAATCGATACGGCATACTTTTCAAATTCATTAATAAGTATATCTGCTGTATATGATTGTTGCTCTAAGGCTTTGTAAATAGCGTTAAATAGTTGTTCTTTTTCTTCTGCTGATTTAGATTCTATATAAAGATTTGTTTTAATTGTATCTGTATTATTAGTTGATATTTTTTCGCCTAATTTATACATTTCAGAATAAATAAACAATTTATCTTTATCTATAAAATCTAATCTTTGTAATGTATTTTCATCAAGTTTTATACTTGATATACTTAGATAAAATACTTTTTCTAAATCAGGAAATGTTGCAGTTGGCTCTTGATTAATTAATCTATATAAATCTTTAATAGAATCTTCACTATTTTTAAGTTTAATATTTGAAACTAATCTTAAAATTGTTATATCTAATATAACATCTCTACGTTCTGCTGAATTTAATTCTTTTATTTCATCTTGTTCTGATTCTGTAAGCATAAGTTTATCAAGTGTTTCTTGATATAATCCTGCATTAAATAAAAAATTTGCTAAATTAAGTTTTTGCAGATATGATTTCATAAATCCAAATCCCCTTTAAATTCATTTGCTAAATCATCAACTTCATCTTTTATTTCTGTTGGCACTATATCAGGTATATTAGAAGTTGAAAAAGACCCTTCAAAATTGCCTGTTTCAAGATATTTAAGTTGTGATAATAACACGTTTGCTTGTGCTAATATTGAAAAACTATATAAACCATTAATTTGTTGTAGTTCTTCACTTGCTTTGGTAAGAAGTGCAACTGCATTGTATAAATGATTAATTTGCTCGTCCTTAGAAATTTCGGTGCGTAACTCTTGATGTTCTTGGCACTCTTCACATTTATCTGCCATTTATAATCCTTTTAATAATTTATAATACTTTATTATTATACCAAATTTAAACTTAACTTATCCTGTTATCCATTAGAATTCATCATATTTGATAATACATCATCTATTTTATAATCTTTTAATTCTCTATATACTCTAAATGCTTCTCTATAACACATTTTTAATAATTTGCATACTGAATTTATAGGTTCTGAATAATCTAAATTCTTATTTTTAGAATTTAGCATTTGTGAATAAGTGCAACCTGAATTACAAAATTGATATAATTCACATTTCTTACATTTAGGAAATTCGTTAGGATTTGATATTTTAGGTTGTTTTAAATAATTTATATTATCTAAATTTAAAGTATCTGTAACTGCGTCATATAGTTCAAATCTACCTATTTTATCAGAATCTGAATTAAATCTTTCACAAGGATAAAACTTACCATCAGGAGCATACAAAGCACCGCCAACACCTACAAAACAGCCGTGAGTTCTCTTACCAAACATTGAACCTGCTAAAGTATCTGACAAATAAAGTGTAAATAATCCTACATTTGAGATTTTGCCTGCTTTATTATACTCTATCACTTTATCTGCTAGTCTAGTTATTTCTTTATCAAAAGTTTTAATATCTTCAGGACTATAAATATCATCTCTTATTAATGAAAAATCAGGAAAATTAAAATTATATTCATCTACAAAAAATTGATAATTTTCAGTCAATAAATGAAAAAATTTAGGGTCTAACATAACTTTACAACCTGATAATAATGAACTAAACAATTCTTTATTCTGTATATATTTCTTTAATGAATCTTCGCCATTTGCCAAAGGTCTTGTATAATTTTGCCAAATACCATCAAAACTTAGCGATATACCGCAATTATATTTTTTAAGGTAATCTAATTTTTCTTCATCTAATAATAATCCATTTGTAATTACAACAACAGAACTACATTTAGGGTCATTATAAAATTTAGGCAGACTATATCTGATAATATCCCAATTTAATAAAGGTTCGCCACCAAAGTAAGATATATGATAATCATCTTTATTGTAAATTTCAAGTAGTTTATAAATTCCTTTATTAGGTTCTAAAAATTTATCAACTGCAAAGGGTGTTAATTTTTTATTAATATGCCTAGAATAACAATATTTACAACCTAAATTGCAACCTGTATTAGTTGAAAATTCTACAATAAAAGTGCCTGCCAAATCATAATCCTTATTTAAATTGTTATTTAATACTATATAATGATATTTATTAATTATTTTCCTATTTTCCTATTTTCCTATTATTTCATAAACTTCTGCGTCTTCTAAATGTTTCTCTATGCTAGGAAACTTTGATACATCAATGAAATTAAATAATTCTTTTTCTAATATATTATAATCATTAATTTTTTGATTATTTTTAGATATTTCAACATTCAAAGTTTGTAACTCTGAATTTATCATTTGCATAATTCTTTCAAATATTTCAGATTCTGAATTTGATTTCTGAATGAAATTTAAAAAATCAAAATAATCATTAAATTCATCAAAAGTAAAAATTTTTTCTTTATTATAATATATATTTTTATCTGCATAAAATAAATTAGATATATAAAAATTAAATTTAATTATATAATCTGATTCTTTATTTTTAAGTGTGATTGGCTTGATTGGTGCTTTATTTGTTTTCATATTATTCCTTTATACTTTTTATATAGATAATTCAGGATATTTTGTTTTAAAATAAATTAAATTATTTTCTAAGTTTTTAATTTTCTTATCTAATTTTTTATTTTGTTTTTCTAATTCTAATTTTTTATCACGAAAAAATCCAAATAATAAAATCCGATATATATCAGTATTATAATAAACTTTCTTAGGACATTTTTTAAAAAAATCTTTAACACTAACGCCTTCATCAAGTTTAACGCTATATAATCCATTTGATGTTAAATTATATCTTATTATTTTGGATTTTTCTAAATCTTTAGTGTCAGTGTCATTAACTCTAAAACACATATAAAGATTCTTATCTTTTTCAAAAGTTGTAACGCAAGAGTATATTTTTATCATCTTAACACCTTAAAATCCTATAATATCTAATTCATCAAATTCTTTAATTTTTTCTTTAGAAAATCCTAAAGTTGCTAAATTTTTCTTTAATTGAGTTATATTATCTAATAAATTATCAATTTTTAATTTATTTTTATCTATTAATTTGTTTATTGTTTCTAAATCAGATTTATTTCTTAAACAAGAATTCATAAATCTAACATCTACTGAATAATCTGTGCCACTATAAACTAATATATCATTAAAATATAAATTATTATCTATTAATTCTTTTTTCATATTAAATACTCCGAAAAATTATTTTCTAATGCTGAATTACATTGTTTTACTATTTGTATTTTTGATTTTACTTCTGAAATTGTATTATTTAAAATTTCTGCAAGATTATCTATAAATTCATCAAAAACTTCTGATAGTGTAGCGTTATTATAAACTTTTTGATTTAATTTAGTTTTATCAAAATCTGTTAATTGTGTCTTTTTATATTTAAGAATATGTGCGTTTAAAGCATTAAAAATAAAAATATTATCAGAATCATCATCTAGGTAAAAATACAACATTGCAGATTCAAATTTATTTTGTGATGTAGTAATTTTATTAAATTTAGTTTTTAAACTTAATACTTCTTTCATTTTGTATTCCTTTATTAATCCTTTTAAATCAAATCATATCTCTAAATCTCTTAAATTCAACTTAAACCCTTCAGGATTATATGAAGTTTCTATTCTATGATTTAGTTGTTTTCTAAATAAACCTAAATTGTCGGCTAGGTCATAAAGATTGAATACAGATTTAGAATCGTGCTTTCTTACTCCACGTCCAATTGATTGTGTAATAGTTACATATGATTTTAAAGGGCTTGCTAAAATTAAATTATGAAGATTAGGTATATTAATACCTGTTGAAACACAAGCCATATTACCCACTATAATAGCGTTTGTTTCATTTTGAATTAATTTTCTTATTAATTCTCTGTCATCGCCATCTACATTACCATTAATAAAGTAAATTTTATATTGGTCTTGTAAGACTAATGCAGATTTACCTATTATATTATTTCTATAAACTTTAATACCTTTTTTAGCATATATATCAGTGATTAATTTTATTCCGTGTTCTGTATGTTGAAATAAAACTAATGTATTACCTTTTAATGCTGTTGCTAAATTTACAATTAATTGATTTCTAGGTTCATATTCTTTAATTAATTTTAATTGTTGTGAGTAATTATTAGGTATCTTAATATCTAAATTCTTATAAGATAATCTTAATATATTAATTTTAACAGGTGTTGCTAAACCCCTATCTATTAATCCTTGTGTTGTAATATATGTTTTAGGCTTGCCAAAGCACGCAATAACTCTAAATCTATCAACAGGCTCTTCAGGTAATGTTCCTGATAATCCTATCTTAAATTTAGCATTAATACATTTATTAACTATATCAAATATTTCATTTCCTTTAGTTCCGTGTCCTTCATCTACTATTATAAAATCCAATTCTTTTAATTTTTCCTTAAATCTCATTACAGATTGATAAGTTGATATAGTTAAATTTAAATCAAAATTCTTATCATTATATACACCGCCTATTAAATGTAAATTCTTTGCTACATCTAGGTTATAATCTTTTAAATCTGAAGCAAATTGATTAACTAATGATATATTAGGAACTAATATTAATCCTTTTAATCCTTTAGAGCATAAGAAATCTGATATTAATCCTATAATAACAGATTTTCCTGAACCTGTGGCAGACCTTATAAAGTGTTTTTCATTTTTAATTGCACCTATTACTGCTTCACATTGATAATCATATGGAGTAAATTTTAGATTTTGAGAACAATTATCAATATGTTGTTGTATTTCCAAATCTGTAAAAGTATTAGTTGGTGTATATGGCAAAGACCCTAAATCTGTTAAGAAATTTAAAAGCCCTGAATATACTGCTACTTGATTACAATTGTTAGGATTAATTTTGAAAAAGTATTCATTAGGACTTATAATACCTGCTTGAACTCTAGTATTATACTTAGCGTTCTTAATAGGTGCTGATAATCTATTACATATTTTAATCTTAGTTTCATCGTCTGCTACATCTAGCAAATAAAAACTTTCATTAAGTTTTGTAGTTTTTGTTATCAAATTTAATCCTTTATTTATGTATTTTTGCTATAATGCTATGATATCATAAATTTCTTTAATAAATATAAAAGATAATATAAGGAGTAATAATGATTAAGCCAATAGGACAAAATGTATTAGTTCAACTTAAATATCAAAAAGATATCACATCAGATTCAGGGATTATTATAAAAACTGAAACACAAAAATCAGTTGTTGAAGACCGCCAAACCAATGGTAAAGTAATTGCAATAGGTAATAAAGTCAAAGATATTAAAGTTAATGATATAGTTTATTTTGAAACAATATCAGGAATTGATTTAGACGATAATCAAATAATGTTAAGAGAACAAACTATTTTAGGCTATATAAGGAATTGATAATGAATGTATTATTTGAGATTTTAAAAATTTTTAATTTTAATTATTTAATAATAGAGAATACTGCATATTATTATGTTAGTATATTTTCTTATTTTCTTTAATTTAAAAGGTAAATTAAATGGGATTAGATATTGATTTTGAAAATTTATCTTCTACTGATGAACTTGAAAAATTATTAAATGAAAAATTAGAAGACCTAGAATCAATAAAACGTAAAACTGATATTTCAGATGTAGAAGTTATTGTTGATAATTTTGAGAACAAAACATTAAAATCTGACATATCAGATATAACTGAAATTACACCAAGTGAAGTAATAGAACAAAGAGATTCTAATAAAAATAAAATTTCAATTGAACTATTTAATCTTAAATTAATGATTGATGATTATAAAAAGGTTAGAGAATCTTTATTAGAAAATGTTGATAATACGCAAAAAATAGTAAATTCAATTACTTCTGATATATTTAACGAAGAAAATGCAAGTGCTGATAAAATTACTGCATATGCAAACTTAGTGACTGCTGTAAATTCAAGTATAAAATTATTGACTGCAAGTTATAAAGACATATCTAGTATATTATTAAATTTAAAGAAATTAGAGCAAGAATCTAAAAAAGATAATAACAAAGATATTAAAATAGAAAATATTAATATTATTTCTACTACTGATTTAATTAAACAACTTCAAGATAATAAAAAATTAATTCAAAACAAGTAAGTAAGGGATTAAATTAATAATCCCTTAATATTATTAATTAAAAGAATCTAAATAATCTTCTCTTGTAAAGATAAATGTATTAGGCTTACAAATTAAATTCTTTTTATTAGGGTCTAATTCTGCTGATAATGTAGCATTGTCTTTATTAAACAAAATTAAATCTTTATATGTAAAATTGCCTAAATCTATTTTTGTTCTTACTTTAATTGACAATGTTGTTGTCCTTCTTTCTGGTGTTCCTGCTGAAATAGTCATTTTTGAAGGGATAAATTTATTAAATCTTATATAAATAACAGAATCTTCAAGACTAGCATTAGTTTGTGCCATCCAATAATCATATGCTCCTGTTCCTAATGTTTTTAAAAATATATTTGTAAATACATAATATCCATTTATTCCCCAAGAATAACAATTTCCTACTTTTACAAATGCTTCAAATTCATTAGAATTATCAATTACATAATCATTTGGAATTATTTTTCTTATAGTGTCACCTGCATTTAACCATTCTGCTTGATTTTTTGTAAAAATTAATCTATATTCAAAATTTGGCTTTAATGTAGCGGTTTCATTTTCAGCACCTATAAATTTGAGTTTATAACAATTGTCTAATTTATCATAAAAACATAAATCTGCAAGAGCATATCCATATGAAGATTGTTTTGAAGTTGGTGCTAATGTTAAATATGTTTCTGTAACTTTATCTGTATCTTTAAGTTGTTCTATTACATTATAACCATTTGCAACTAAAGTTTTCTTAATCTCATTAAAAATAGCATTTTTTACTGCTCTATCAACTTTTATCTCTGTAAATCCTGATAATGCTGAATTTATCTCTGCTAATTTATTATTAACTATACCTGAAATTCTTTCTTCTATACCTTCTGAAAATTTAGTGCCTATTTTAGTATCTATTTCAGATTTAATCAAATTTAAATTTTCTGTTAATCTTTTATTAACTGATATAATTAAATCATTTGTTTTCTCGCTTATAGCGTCACCAACTTTTGTTTTAATTGCTTCTGAAACTTTAGAATCTACTTGTCCTGATACACTTTCAAATCTTTCATCTAAGTTTTGATTAAGTTTAGTATCAAATTTAGCATTTACTTTTGTGTCAATAGATTTATTAATTTTATCTGTTTCTGTATTAATTTGATTTGTAATATTTTTATTAACATCTACTAATTTAACTGCTAATTTATCATTAATCTTAGTATCAATAGAATTATAAATTTCAACCGATTTAACATTTAATTTATCATTTATCTTGCCGTCTATTTTATTATCAAGAGTTTGAGAAATAGCCGATGTTTTAACTTCTACCCTATCATCAATTTTTTGGTCTATACTAGCATTTAGAACTTCTTGAACTTTTGCTTCTGCTTTTTGTTCTATATTTTGAATTAGTAAGTCTTTAACAAGATTTAATTTATCTTGAACTACTTTATCAATATTCAATGAACTTGATAATTCAGTTAATTTTACTTGTAAAATCTCATTAACTCTTTGTTCTGTAATGCCTGTTACAGATGTTGTAGGAGCAGTTGCACCATTTGAAGCACTTGAACCACTTGATGAAGGTATAAGTTTAGCAAATTCTTTTACTAATTCTGTTGTTAATTCTTGTTTAATTTGTGTTTTAGTTGTGTTTAATATCTCATTAACTTTAGTGTTAATTTTAGAATCTAATCCATCAGTTTGCAATCTTGCATTAACTTTTGTATCAACTAATTCATCAATTTTATTAACTTCTGCTTGCAAAAGTGCTATTTTATTGTTTGTGTCTAATATATCTTTTAATGTTTTCTCTTTAAAAGTGTCAAATTTTTCAACGTCTAATTTACCTGATACATCTGTGTTAGAATTAAGAATTCTTGATGTATCTAAAAAGTATTCTTTAACTGATAATTCTCTTGTTATAGTGTTGGGTTCGCCACCATTTGAACTAGGAACTTGATTAAGTTTAACTTCAAAACTTTGAATTTGGTCTTTAACTACTTTTAAATCTTGTATTAGTGTTTTAATCTTTTCTTGAATTTCAGATGTAACAATTTGGCTAAGTTTTTCTAAATCAACAGAACTTCCTTGTCCGTTATGATTTTTATCTATTTCATTAAATATATCAGAACCTATAATATTATCTAATCCTAATTTCTTAGATGTAAGAGTATCAATATAATAGACAGAACGCTTTTTCGCTTTATCTAAAACATTGGCAACTATACCTAAATCAGGAAATTGTGTTTTAATATTATCAATTTTATCTAATATAAATTTAGTTAATTCAGTATCTTCAATATTATCGGTAACGATATAATTAACTATTTTGAATTTGACAGGTTTATTAACATTAGTAATAACATTAGAAGTTTCGGCAACATTTGGTGTATTTAATACTTCACTCAAAATTTATCCTTTATATAATTTTAAAAGTATTTATTAAATTCCTAAATTTAGAAAACACACAAATTTACACAAAATTTATATAAAACTATTTAATTAAATACAACTCTTTAAATTTAGATTTATCAATAAATTCATAATCATCAAATTTTAATGTTACTGATAAAATCATATCATTATCTTCTTGATTTGCTGAATATTGTAGTGAATTTATTGATTCTATTCTACAACCATATAATTGCATACATATTAATGAAATTCCCATATTATCGGTTATTTCTATTCCGCAAGTAAAATCAAATTCAGGATTAATAAATCCGTCATTTACATTACAAATACTATGAAAATAACTCATTACTTTTTTATATAATTCTAATTTTTCATCAACTACAAATTCAATAGTTACAGGGTCTAAATTTATAGAGTCACCGCCAATTAATGCACGTTTAGATGATTGCGAAAATGCTTCTAAAGGTGTAACTGATAATCCAGGTAATTCGATAGATTGAACTTGATATTGCTCTTTACCTAAAAATGGTATAAAAACTTGAAAATTTGATGATTGTTGTAAAGCCATTTAAAAACTCCTTATTCTCTTTCGGTCTTTTCGGTGTCTAATACACCTTTATTTGTTATTTCTTGTATAGCAAGGTCTTCATAATTGTTGATATATCCTGAATTTGCATAAAAATATCCAACATAAGCACTATTATCAATTTGATTATTTAATAAGTCTTTTGGCAATTCAAACAAATCATTAAATTCTATCTCAACATTAGTTACATTATCAAAATTGCTTATAGATTCTATACTAAATTCATCAACTGCTATAATTCCTTGATTGCCTACTAATCTTTTCTCTAAAGTATATTTGTTATTTCTATATTCCCAACCTGTTTTAGTTTTCTTATATTGATATTCAACTCCATAATCAGTTGCTGATATTTCGTTTGCTGTATTATTATAATAGTAAGGATTCATATAGACCCAACCTGTTGTCTTAGGGTCAAAATCGTGTTCTTCTACGTAAATTTCATTATTTTGAATTTCAAAATCCAATCCTTTTGAAATAGGTTTAACTTTTTTAATAATAAATGTTTCTATTACTTGATTATCTAATAAAATCTCAAATTTAATGTTATTTTTTCTTTTTAAACTTAACTTATAATAATTAATTAATTTTAAATCTTGTATAGTAGAATCATCAGAATTATATCTTATTTTAAAGTTTCTGTCTAAGAAAAAACTATCATTTAAAATCTCAACTTTATTATCAAAAAATACAATTTTTTCTATAAATCTAAATTGATTATTTCTAGTTCCTTTTAATTCGTCTATATTTTTATAATTTAAAAAATCTGAATATCGTTCTCTATTAAATCTTGGATAGTTTGCATAAGTTAAAGAAATATCATTATTTACATATCTTTGTCCTACGACAAATCTTCCACAATAAATTCCGCCTACTGCATTAAGTTTTGCATAACTTGAAGCAATACCAAAATCTTCATAAAATGCTAATTCTTCAACAATTTCAGTAACCATTTCAACTGTATAATCTAAATTTAAACCGCAATGTCCTAATACATCATCATAATCTTTTTTAACTATTGTAATTTCGCCACGTGCATTTAAAGGTGTATCAGGATTATTCCAATATAATAATTTTAAACTTCTAGGAAATGTATGTCCTTCTAATTTTTCGCCTGATTTAAAATAAACTTCAGTAATAGTGTCTTTGCCTGATGTATATTGTAATATTTCTATAACATTATTATCTTTAACTAAGTTATTCATATCGGCAGGAAATACATCATAAGAGTTACCATCTCTAATAATAGGTATATCAAGTTTCACATCTTTATGATTTGCAACAAACATTAAATCTTCTAAATTTTCAAATGGATATTTCTCATTATTATCAGCATATATTAATACACCATCTTTTTGCTTAATGTTATTTCCGTCTGAATCTGTAAAAGGTAAATATCCTAAATTTGCTTTATAATCATCTTTTTTATCAGATTGCCCCCATTGACAACCTACATAAAAATAATTAAATTTATAAACAGGTTTAACCAAAAAATAATCTTTAAAATATAATTCATATAATCTATTATAAGAATAAGTCCAACCAACAGGGTGTGATAAAGGTTTAACAAAATGTTCGTAAATTTCTTGTAAAAGTGAGCCTTCAATTGTGTATTCAAAAACTTCATCACCTTCAATAAATCTAAAATATCCGTCACCACGTAAAATTGATTGTTGTAATTCTAATTGTTCTATTAAGTGATATACATATTCTATTGATGTTGATATTCCTTTAGAATTCTTAAATGCTTTATTGCCAAATATTATGTCTTTATTAAGAATTTTCAATACATCATCAGAAATAGTTATTTCCTTAAAATCTTTTAAACCTGCTAATTTATATAATTTTGTTAATTTTGCATTAAGTTGTTGATTATAATTAGAATCTGTTAATACAAGATACATATTTTTAAGATAAATTTTAACAAATTCTTCATATAAAGCAGTTTTATTTTCATCAAAAATATTGGCAATATCTATGGCAATATTTGAATTATCTATGATGTGCTGTAAAAACACATCAATAGAATCTTTAATCAATTTAATATTTCTTATATTTTCAGGTATTAAATTTTTAACTATTTGAGAAAATTGATTATCCATTAATTATCCCTTAAGTTGTTTTCAAAATAAACATTTCTTAATCTTAAGAAACTATTTCTAATAAAATGTATATTATCAGTTGGATATTTAAGGTTTAAATATCTTGATTCATCAGGTGATGATACATTTCTTTTTAATTTAATTCTTATATAAGGAATTCTCTCATTAAATATAGTGTAAGTTCCTACAACTTCATCATCTATTTTAACAGGAAATGAAATATATTCTAGTGCTTGCCAATTTAATGTATCTAATTGGTCTTCTGTAATTATATAAGGAAAAATAGATTTAATAGATTCAGCATTTATTGTTGTATCAACATAAATTTTCTTACTTTCAATATAATTTAATGTATCTATCTTAGGTAATACATCTAAATTTAATTTTTTATTTGTATATAAATCTTCAAAAGGTAAATCTAAGTATATATAAATACCACCTTCGCCTTCGTCTGTTGCGTCTATTGATGATGTTGATAAAGATTTAACAGATAATATATAATCTTTTGTTTTTCCGTCTAAATTTATTGTTAATACTTTTGTTTTAGTATTTTTTGGTGGATATTCCCAAATTAAATAAGGATATTCAAATTTTACACCTTGTTTTGCTAATTCAGAACCTGACGGAATTAAAGCAGATAGTGGTGTATTATCATTTCTATTAATAATTAAATTTCTAATATCAAATTTATTAATAGCATTTGCAAATAATTCAATTGTGTAATTGTCTTTAAACGTTTCCACTCCTGTTCCTGTATTAGTTGGTATATACTCTTTTTTAATTTCTATTTGCTTACTTGCAAAATCTAGTGAGTCATCTGATATTTCTTCAATAGTATTAATATGTGCGTCTTTATAATATAATGGATATATATTAATATTCTCGCCTTTAACAGATGTATAAGAATAGTTTAATACAGATAATTTCTCTAAAGATAATGAAACTTCTATTTTTTTCTTATTAATTTGTTCTTTTGTTAAATCTATTGAAACTCTATTTTTAGGATTTAATTTTGATTGAACTATTAATATATCATTTTCCTTTGCTATTGCTGAAGGTAGCCAAACTTCAACGTGTTCTGACAATTCATCTGTATAAGAATCATAAAATAATTCAGATAATGATAATCCATTAAATACTTGATTTTGTGAATCTGTCTTTTGTTTTGCTATTTCTAAATTAGCACACTCTTCGCCTGCTAATTTATTACCAAATTCATTAGTATATTCAATTGTATATCTTAACGGATAAACAATACCTGCATAAGAGCCGTGAAATCTATCTAATATATCAACTCTATTGCTAAATTTATCATTTTTATTAATTGTATAATCAGATACAATAGATGTTTCTTCTGTATCAGTTTTGCCATAATGTGCTGTTACTTTAATTTTGTCACCAGGTTTTACAAATTTAGGTAATAAAATTTGAATTTGTGAAGTATATCCATTAATCTTAGAGTAATAATATAATCTTTTATTTTCTATATTGTAATATTGTAAATCTGTTCCTTTAAGATTAATTGTTTTATCTCTTGAATTAAATATTACATTAACTCCGCCTGATTGATTTAAATTTGAAATATCATATGTTTTTGAGATTAATCTATTTACAACATCTGTATTAGTTGCTTTAATTGTGTCTTTTGAAGTATAAGAGCCGTCTTTATATACAATAGGTTTATTATATTCTACATTTATAGTATCGCCTTCAAATCCATTTAATGGAAGCCAAACATTTAATTTAGCAGATTGATTATTACTTGCTAAATCTATATAAGCCCTTAAATTTGATGAAGTAATTGATTTCATACGTTTTTTGGCAGTATTTTCAGAATCTATTAATATATAAAATTTAGGTTTTAATGTAAGACCCATAATATCTGATAATTCGTTGTCTAATTGTTTAATAATATTAGAATTAAAAAATGTAGTATCAAATGTTTCTAATCTCTGAATTTTCTCATTTAATTTATCAAAAATTTTCTGTCTTATTTCAGATTGTGCTATACCTAATTTATATTTTTTAACATCTATATAAAAATCAACAAATACATAAATAGGATTTCTTAAATTATCATAAAGTGCAGGAAGTTTAAATTTATCTAAGTTATCCCAAACACCTGGATTTAATATAGTTTTATTTTCATTTATAGATTGTGACAATAATTCTGAATTTGATATATAGTTTTTCTCTTTATTAATAGAATCATCCAATTTATAAATATATCTTTCAGAAACTGTTGATTTATCATTAATACCTTCAAATATTTCAGTGCCTGAAACTTTTGAATAAATACTAAATTTTCTTGATATTTTTTCAGGTAAAAAACTGTAATAAATATTACCTTTTCTTACAGGAACTTCATCTTCGCCACCCCAAACTATACAATCTTTTACTGAAGCGTGATTATTAGCAACTGCTTTATAGTCAAATGCTGTAACAACTCTTGAAGCAGTGTTATTCATTAAAGGGGCATTATCTTTAATAGATTGGTCTGATTCTTCTTCTAATCCTGTAACTAATAATTGTGGCTGAAATGCGTCATTTAATTTACAAAATTCTTGAATATAGCCGTCTATTTGTAATGAACCTTGTAAAGCACCTTGTGAGCCTGATGAAATAAGTGCATTAACTTCCAAAATTGCTCCAGCAGGCAATTCGTGACCTATTCCTGAATAAGCAAAATAACATCTTGGTGTATTTGTATCAGTTACATCAAGTCTTAAGAATTCTTTATGTAGTTGGTCGTTTTTATCAAGCAAAAGAATTTTAGATTTATTCCACTCTTCTTTTTCTATTTTACCACGTATAGGGTCGTAATAAGTAGCATAAATTTCTATACCATCATCTTCAACATCTGTATAAGGTATATCTATATAATTTTGAATTCCATTAAATGTATAAATTAATTCATTAGGTTTTTCTTTATATGTAATAAGATTACCTTCTTTTATCTCTAATTGTAGAGTTAAAGAATTCATCTCGTCTATATTTCTTATTTCTATTGTTTTATCAGAACCTAGATAATAATACTTTTTATCCCCTGAAGTAAATACAGAATATTTAGGAATTATAAATTTACCTAGTTGTTTAAATTTGAGTTCTATTTTATACTTATAAGATATTTTCTTACTTGCTTCATATCCCAAAATTCGTGCGTCTTGTAATATATTTTTTCTTTTTCTTGCAAGAGTAAGTAAATTTTCATTAATATTAACTGCTGTGTTTAAATTTAGGTTAGAAATAGTATAAGCCATTGCAGTTATTATCTGTGCTGTATTAGAACCTTCAAATGGTGTATCATATCCTAACTTGGCAAATTCTTTTTCTAAATCTTTGTAGATTTCTTCAAAAGTAAAAGGAATGGTCTGTTTCATATATAAACTCTTTTTGAATTAATTTTATTAAGACTATTTATTTAAGAATTTAGATTAAAAAAAAATTATATCCAAATTTTATTAACTACTTAGAGATTACTTAAGATTTATAATTAATATTTTTATTTAAGGATTATTTAAGTAGTTAATAAAAATAAGATATGAATTTATATTTTGAATTTATTTGATTTCTTATTATAAGAATTTATATAAAAATTTAAATTTCTGATTTGGTATCTGAATTTTATTAACTACTTAAATTAATCTTAAATTAGTAATAAAGAAGTTACACATTAATTGATAATTAAGTAGTTAATAAATTTAGGATATGAATTTAAATTTTTGAATTTATTTCATATTCTATTATAGAGATTTATATAAAAATTTGAATTCGTATGCAGTTTTTATTAACTACTTAAACGAAACTTAAGAAATCTTATCTTACAGATATACTATCTTAATCTGTTTAAGGTTAAATTAAGTTGTTAATAAAATTCAGATAGAAATTTAAATTTTTGATATATTTCTATTATATAAACTAATATAAATTCATTTTTTAATATATTGCCCACGGCAAAAATTTAAAATTGTATCTAAATTTTATTAACTACTTAAAATAAACTTAAATTAGTAATATAATAGTTACAATGTAAGAATAGATTAAGTAGTTAATAAAAATAGGATAGAAATTTAAATTTTATATAAATTCTCTATAATATAAATCAATAAAAATAAATTTTTAATCTCTTGCTTACAGCAAAAACATAAAAACAAATTCATATCCTAAATTTATTAACTACTTAATCTATTCTTAAATAAAAATATTAATTATAAAATTTAAGTTAAAATAAAGTAGTTAATAAAAACTGCATACGAATTTAATTTTTATATAAATTCTCTATAATAAGAAATTAAATAAATTCAAAATATAAATTCATATCCTATTTTTATTAACTACTTAATCAATTATTAAATGAAAATATTAATCATATAATTTAAGTTAAAATAAAGTAATTAATAAAATTTGGATATAAATTCTATATAAATTTAACATTAAATTAAGTAAATATTAAATATAATATTATGTAATAATAAGTAATATAAATTATTTAATATAAGGATTTATAATGGACGCAATACCAAACATATCAGGTATTTCAGAAATAGATATTTTAATGATTAGTATTTTAGATAAAATACCAAATTGGAAGTCAAAATTGTATTATGAAGTTATAGATGATTCTGTATATCTTGAAGCATTAGAAGAGCAATATGAAGATTTAGTGGATATTGTTTATAATAGATTAGATAAATTAATGAATACACTTCAATAATTCAATAATTCAATAGTTCAGTCATTTAGCAATTATTTTAAGTTTTCTAAATCTTTAACTTTATTATATAGTTCTAAATTTTCTTTATTAAGAGAATTTAATTGAACTTCAAATTTTTCATTATGTGCTAATATGCACGCTCTTTTAAATACATTGCTAAGATGTTTTTCTTTATCCGAATCTTCAGTATTATTAATTTCTATACCAAATTTAATTATATTATTTTCTATATAATATCCATCTAAATAATAATCAAAATCATAAACAATAAATTTATTATTATAAAAATAACACTTAAAATAATCAGAATAATCAGTAATAGGCAATATATCAGATTTAAAAATAAACATATCATCATCTAAATTTATATATATTAATTCTAAATTTAATTCAGGGGATATTTTATTAATAAAATTATCTATATTAAATTTTTTAATTCTTTTATTATATTCTTTATCTGATAATCTATAAATTTTTAAATTCTCTAAATCAAGAAATTCTATCAGTGATGTATCAAAATGATAATATTTACTTTTATTAATTGAATCTAAATAATCGGCTAGGTCTGTTGATTCTTTATCAGAATAACCTAAATTTAATATATAATCTTTTAATTGATTTGAATTTAATTTAGTGCTTTTGGTGTTTTTTGATTTAAATCTATTAATTAAATTAGGTGTTATATATGTTGTAATCATCGTGTGTTAATACCTTAGTTGCATTTAATATTATTCTTACAGAACAACCGACTTCATTGTTCTTAACATTTATTTTGCCATTGTTTTCTTCTATTATAACTTTATTTATATATAATCCATTGCCCCTATTTGAGCCTTTAGATGAATTAGATTCTTTAAATATATTTCTTAAAATTTCATTTGGAATTCCATTGCCGTCATCTTGTATTTCAAAGCATATTCTATCAGAATTAAAATACACAAGATTAAAATTAACTTCAGTGGCGTGTGCTTCTATTGAATTTTTAATACAATTTATTAATATACCTGACAATTCTGTATTAGATATATTAACTTTATAATCTTTTAATCTATCATCTATTTGATATTCTAATTTAGCAAGTGTTATTATAATAGCATTTAATGAAAAATCTATAATATCGTATAATGTATTATTATTTTCTTTTATTTTCTTATATTTGCTAATTTTTCCCATAATAATATAAAAATATTTAAAAGTATCATTAAAAATTTTAAGGTCTTTAGGTGTAAAAGATTTGTTATATTTTTGAAATAATTTATTTAAAATTGATATAGGCGTGCCAAGTTCGTGTGCTAAATTTTCTGTAATGATATTTCTTGTGTTGTCAATTTTTTCAAACATATTTTTAGTGTTTTGGATATTTTCTTGCTGATTATTTTTGTAGTCTTTATAATTATTATATAATAAAATTCCTATTAATAAAATACATATAATAATTGAATTTGTAGTTAAATATCGTTGAACTTTATCTTCTATTGTTATTAATTCTTTTAATTCTTGTTCTTGATTTTCAGACAAGCAATCTTTATAATTTTTGTAAAATTGATGAATTTTAAATATATTTAATTCATCATAATTAGAATTTAATAAAAATAATGAATTTGCCGAGATTAATATTACAAAAAATATTACAACTTCTATAAAGATTTTGCTAAATTTAGACATTTTAAAGTTTCAAAGTTTTAATAATTTCTTAAATTTAGTAAGTCTTTCATCTAATGTAAAGGTCATCTTTGCAACTGATTTGGACTCTAAATTTAATCCTGTTAATTTTCTAAATTGATTCATCATTTTATCTATAAATGTTATTTCAGGTGACAATGTATTTCCTGTAAAAAATAGATAATCTAAATTTTGATTTTTAAGATACAAATATTCAAATAAATCTACGCCGTCTAATTTTAAATTATATTTTTTAGTAGAATTATTAGTGGTCTTAAAGTTATCATCAAAATATATTTTTCTTACACCGCCTATTATTAAATCTATTATTGCCTTTGAAGGGGTTATTTCAAATGTTTCACAAAATTCAATACATTTATAAATAGCGTCAGCACCATAAAAAGATATAATATTATATTTTTGTTTTGTTAAGTCTTTTAGGTCATCTTCAACAAAGGTGCAAACACCTAAAGAATCATCACATATAATAATAGTTTCTTTATCAGGGTTGTAATCAAAAATTAAATCATTTAATGTTGAAGGTTTTTGATGTTCTAAGAATAATTTAATATCATTATTGCACTCTATATTAGAAAATGAATATGATTTTAAATTATGAAAACTTAAGTATATAAAATCAGTAATCTTATTTAATATAGATGTTATCATTTTAATCCTTTCATTTAGTTATTTGGTAATTTAGGAAGTTTAGGTATTTTTGGCTCTTCATCTGTTTCTAATGTTTTTGTGTTATCGTAATTTGATGTATTCTTTTGCATATGTGTAACACTAGGTATAATTGTTTTTGATAAATCTGTAACTTCTTTAGGTCTTATTAATATTGTTAAACAAATAAAGATTAATCCTATAAAAATTAATACATATTTAGCAGGTATTTCTTTAAGTTTATTAATAGTTATTTGATATATAGTTTCTGTTTCAGGTATTATTACAACATCATCATTTGTTGTAGGTGTTGGTGTAGGCATTGGCATACCTATCGGAATATCATTATAACTTGAATAGTTTGAATAATTTGAATAACTTGAATTCTGTGATTTATTTTCTAAATCTTCTAATGTTTCTTGAAGATTAATTTCTTGTTCTGATAAAATTTCTAAGAAATCTTTTTTTAAATCTAAAATTTTTCTTAAACAATCATCGTGGGTCTGATGATAGAGATTATTTTTATTTTCTGAAGCGTCATATACTTCTAAGATAAATTGTATAATTTCTTTAAATTCAGGATATTGTGTTATTAATTCAATTAATCTTTTATTGAAATTATTTTTTTGTTTATTAATATCAATAATTTCATTTTCTAAATTTCTTTGAATATTAATTAATTGTTTATAAATATCTTTATACTTATCTATCATCAGACACCTTATTTCTTAGAACAAAATTTGCCAAGTAATTCTAAATGCTACTGAAGGTTCTTTAATTTTGCCTTTAAATGTTTTCATACTAAAAATTTTTGTGTCAGTAAATAAAGCACACTCTGTATATACTACACCTTGACCTGTTCCATTAAATGCGTCTTGTGCTATGTTAAAAATATAAGTGATTGAAGGCTGTCCTGATTCACAACCTGTTACAATTACATCTGCTGTTGAACTATTTGAAGCACCATCAGCAATATCTATGGCTTTAGTATTAGAAATTGATGAACTAGGTGTAAAAGTTAATTCATTCCAAGATTCGCCTTTAGTTGCTATATCAGTTCCACAAAATAAATCAACTCTGTTGGCATTAAATCCGTGTAATGCTGTTTTAGGAATTAGAACATCATCATCTACGTGACCCTTTGTTCCCATTACAAATCTATTAATTATTGATTGACCTGCTATACCGCCTAATAAATTAGCAAAACTACATCTAGCAGAATTCATTATTAGATTATGATTTTCTTCAGTGTCTATAACTTTTCCGTCTTTAAGTGTTTCTATTTTAAAATATCCACGAATAGGATTAATTGTATCACTAATTTTATTTGAATTTAAATTCATTAATAGTCCTTATAATTATATAACTCTTTAACTATTTATATTTTAAATTATGCAAAGTAACTAATCTATTAATTAAATCAAAAGTCTTTTCTTTGTAATGCTTATCGTATTTTACAAAATCTATACCTAAATAAATTTGATTATCTAAAACATATAATTCATCTAATATAGAGCATTCATCTAAAGTAAAAATTTCATTATTATATTCTATAATATTATTTTCTAGTTCTCTGTAATTCTTTAATATCTTAGATTTTATAATTCCGCCACGATGTGCTATATCTATAAATTCAGTTTCTAAATTATGATTAATAAGAAATTTAAATTTTTTAAGATATACATAATAAATTTTTTCTGTTATAGTATATTTAAATTTATAATCAAATAATATAATAGAATAATCATTATCTGTTAAATAGTAATAATTATCTTTAGTATATTGTTGCATAAATTTATATAAATTTAAAGATTCAGATTCAGTGTATTTTAATTTATTAATACATATATCTATAAATTCCTGTTCTGATAAAAATCTAGGCTTTCTTTTGGTAATAATATATTGGTATAATCTTGTCATACTTTTTATAGTTTAATCTTATAATCTGATTTAGGATAAACATTTTTAATAGTATCGAATATAATTACGTTAGGTTTATCTTGATTAAAATTTAAATCATTATATTCATAACTTTTATTATAAATTATGTTCCAATTTGACTTAAATATGTTTAAATTTGGCTCTAAAACTTCTGATAATACACCTTTAGAACAAGAGTCATTATAATCAACTGCTAATATAATATTCTTTAAATTTAGAAATCCTATTGATACTATTGCTTCTAATGTATTGCCCATATTTAATTGAGAATCTGATATTAAAACAAATATTTTCTTATCAGGTTCTGCTATTGCTATACCTTCAGCAATACCCAAAGAATTACCTAATGTAAAATCTGCATAATCTATCCAATCTATTGAACTATCTAAACCTACGTTATTATAATCTTTAGGATAAAAATCATACATTCCATAAGGCTTGCCTATAAGTCTATAATCTGAATTTTGGATTAATTTAAGTAATACATTATATAAAGGTTTAACAGAATTATAGGATTTATCGTGTAATCGCTTGCAAGACATTAAACAACTCCTTTAAATTGTTTTCATAATTTAATTTATTATATTCTCTACCTGGAATTTTAAAATTTTTAAATCCTTGATTGATAAATCTAGGTATAGAAGTTTTATAATTTTCATTAAAAATATTTAATCTTTCTTTTAAATAGCAACCATTATATTTAGATTTAAAAAATTCTTTATTTGATATATTTTTAGATATTATATCAAAATGATTATAAAATTCAGGACAATTATAACATCTATTATCAAGCAATATTTCTGTTTTATCAATGTTATCATATATTCTAGGGTCATCTTGATAATAACATTTTAAATCTGTGTCTAATTCTATTTTAGATATAACAGATTGAGTTATTGTTATATTAGGATAATTTTGTTTAATATAATTTAATAATTCTAAATTTGATATTACTACGCTTGCGTGGATATCATTTAATTTGGATAGTGATTTTAAACCTTCTGAATCTGATAAATCTATATAATAATTTGAAAATGTTGCTGATATTCCAAAATTATGTTTTATACAAAAATCTATTTGTTCTTGATTTATTGTATGTTCTAAAAATCTACCACCATTAAATTTAGTATCGCCGAAACTATCATAAAATATAAAATCAATACCTTTATATTGCAAGAATTTAAATCCTAATAAATTCTTTTTTATAATATCAAAGTGTGATGATAAGCCTGCTATTCTAAATTTCATAAATATACTCCAAATCATTTAAACAAAATTTTAAATTACAACAATTATCACATTTATTAAATTCAATATTAAATAAATCATAAGTTAAACATCTATTAAATTTATTTTTTAAAAAATTATAATATATAACATTATCTTGTATATTACATTTTTTATTTTGCTCTATTCTTTTAAATATCTCATAAAACTTTAAATTTAAATTAGTATTTAATCTGTTGGCAATACTATTTTTATCTTTAGGGATATAATCTAAAGTTTTTAAAATTTGTTTATTACCATTGTTGTTTTGAATTAAAAATATAGGATTTAATTCTGTGTTTATTTTTAATTTTCTTAATTTTTCATAATATTCATCAAATATAGGATTATCTGATTCTTTCATAATACAAACTGAAATATTAAATTTAGTTCTTAATTTAAATATATTTTTAAGAAATAAATTAAAATCAATATAACTATGATAAGAACAAATTAAATTTATATTTGTTGAATTTAAACTTAATAATTTATTAATATTAATAGTATTTGTAAATATAGTTATTTCTTTATCTTTAAATAAATCTAATATATCATCAAGATATTGTGATTTTGTCGGCTCGCCACCTAATATAAAAACTTTTTGTATTTTGTCTTTTATTTTATTTAAATTTTTTAATCTAGGTTCTAAATCTAATTCATAATCTTTGCCATATAAAGAGCAATATTCACATTGTAATTGACAATTTTTAGTTAATAATATCTCTAAATCCATTAAATATTCCTGTATTTACAACAATTATTTCTAGCAGGACATACGCATTGTTCTAATTCACATTTATACAATTTATTTTCAGATATATATGTATTTAACTGATTTAAATTAAATTTCTTTTCAGAACAAAATTGTTCTACTAATCCGTCAAATTTAACAGGTATATCAAATATTTTATTATCACAATACCAATCTTTAAAATTATTTAATTTTAATTTATAGTTGTCTATTTCATTAAATTTATATACATTATCTGTATCATCAAAAATTAAATTTTTATCTAAATATTTGTATATTAAATCTAAATATAAATCAAATTCTTTTTTATTATTTTGTATAACTTTATTCTTATTAAATATAAAGTTTCCATAAAATTCAATATTGTTTTCTTTACAAAATTTAATATAATCTAAGTGTTGTTCTTGATATTTATTGTCAAAAAGAAATGTAGTAAATGTATTGCAATATTGTTTATAATATAAAAGTGATTTATAAAATTTTTCATTTGTAGTTGCAAATGGATAGAAACTTAAATATATATTATCTACGTATTTTAATAGTTCAGATTTAATTAATTTTTCGCCGTTTGAAATTATTGTAATTTTATCTAAATTTGGTAATTTTCTTAATTCTGTTAATACGTATTCAAGGTAAATATATATTGAAGGTTCGCCACCTAATAGATAAATTTCAAATTTATGATTTACTTTACTAAGAAAATTTATAGTATTGTTTATATTAGATTTTGAACTAAATGTATTCCATTGATTTGTTCTCGCATAACAAAAACTGCATTTATAGTTACACATATACAATAAATTCCAATGAAATTTAATATTATTTGGATTATCTAATTTTGGATTTATAATAGTCCGAAATGTATTAAAATTTGAAGTCTTTAAAGTGTCTGACATTATTTTCAGTTACTCCTGAATTAGGTTTATATTTCCAAGTTGTTAATTTTCCTTGACATAAACATAATTTATTAGGACATTTCATCCAACAATCATTATTATTGATTTGTTCTATCGTTACACTATTCCAATTACAAAAATGATGTATTTCTGATGAATTAACAGGTATATCAAAGTTATTATTATGGCACTGCCAATCTTTTAATTCACTTAAATTACTTAAATATGAAATAACATCATCTATTTCTATAAAACTACCGTCTTTACGGTAAAATTTTTGTTCTTTTGGTCTATCAGGATATTTTAAATCTAATTCTTGTAAAAACTCTTTATAATCGTTATTAGTATTCATATAATCAGTTGCATTATGATTAAATATAACATTAAAATAATAAGATATATTGTTTAAAACACAAAAATCAATCATATCTAAAATTAAGTCTTTTTCTTTAGCAGATGTAAGCATTATATTAACATTTAAAATTAAATTTTGTTGTTTAATTTGTTTTAATCTTGATTTGAATTTATCAATATCCTTTACTTCTGTTGGGTGGTATGTAATGTTCCAATTAAATTTATCCCCTAATGATTTGTGTAGATTTAGTATTTTGTTAAATTTTTCATCAGGTAAATTATTATTTGATATTACTCCAAATACTCTAAGTTTTTCTAGTTTATATAATTCTTTTAAAATATATTCATAATAAGGACTTAATGTAGGTTCGCCACCTAATAATGCTACTTCTAATGGTTTCTCAATTTGCTTTAATTTTGATAATACATCATTTATATTTTTGATATTATTTAAATTGTTCCATTTGTCTTTTAATTCTCTAGCATAACAATAAGAGCAGTGCTGATTGCATATCATAATTATATCCCAATGTATGCGTATTGTATCATCTGCACCAAACATCATATATCTAGGTTCTTGTCTTTTATGGACTTTTTCTTGAATTATAAAATCATTGATACTATCGTTATACATTTACTTCTCTTAATTTAAAATTTGTATCAGTGTTTAAGTGATTAAAACTTATATTGTCGTTGCCGTCTGTTGTTTGTTTATATAGTAATTTATTGCTTAAGTGTATTGTATCAGTGTTTAAATTTTTAAATAAAAATACATCATTATCAATATAATTACCTTTTATTATAGTATTAAATATTGATTTCTTAAATATTATTTGTCCTAGTTGAAAAAATTTAATATAATCTTTATTAAATATATTATTTAAGAAATAATTAAATTTATATGATTCTTTTCTAAACATATATTTAGATATATCTTTTAATCCATATTCAGGATAATATAACCCTAAAATTAAATCTTTATCTCTGTTATTATAATAAACATCAAAGAACGAACTTAATAATATATCATCATCTTCTAATATATAAATATGTTCGCCGTGTGCGGAATTAATTAAGTGCATATAGACATCTGATAAGTCATCAGATTTAAAATAACTATATTTAATTAAATCAGATTTAAATTCTTTATACTCTATTAAGTCTGTTGTATCAGAATCATTATTAACTAATATTTCTAAGTGAAATTTATCAGAACAATTTTCATATTTAGATAAAACAGATTCAACACATCTTTTAAATAACTTAGGTCTTTTGTGTGTTAAAATTAATATACTTAAATCTACCGCCACTTTTTGAACTCCAATCCGTCATTGCATTGTTTTAATCTGCAAATAACATAATCTTTAAAATATAAGTTAAAATCTAAATCTTTTATATTAATAGGATTTATATTGTATTCAGGTTTAGCATAATCATTACAACAATAAACATTTAAATTATTATCTATTACTAAATTTTGTGCTACGCAACTACATTTAGTTAAATATAATTGCTCGTGATATTTTTTGTTATATGCTTCATCATATCCTATAATACTATTGTTAATTTTAAATTTATATTCTTGTTCTAAATAATTCATTAAATAAGGATATTTCTTTGAAAAATAAAAATAATCCCTATAATCAACAGGATTTTTAGTATAATCAATTGTAAATCTCATTTTTAAATGATTTGGTATCTCTTTTGCCAATAAATTAAATTCTTCTATAAATTGTTTTTCTTTATTATATTCTGTATTTATAAAACAATATCCAAGTATATCTAATTCTTTTAATTTTCTTAATTTAAGTATAAATTCAGATACATCTTGTTTTCCTATATGATAGGAACTACATATTTCTAAATTTTTATAATTAAAATTTATTAATCTATCTATACTTATACTTAAATTTGTTTGAATTTGAATTTTTGCTATTCTATTGCCTAGATTTTTATATAATTCAGAAATTATAAATTCTAAATTTGGATTTAAAGTTGGCTCACCACCATAAAAATAAATAAAAATTTTCTTAAATCTTTCAGGTAATGTTTTTAATTTATCTAATACTAATAAACAATCATCATAACTCCATTGTTTAGAATTATTGTCGTATTCTTTACAGAACCAACATTTCTGATTGCATTTGTAGCAGGGTTTAAGGGTTATTTTTAAATCGTATGGGAAATATTGATTTTTATCTAATAGTTCCCAATTTTTTATATTAAAATTCATATTTACTAAATTATATTAATTTCATCAGGGAATTCATAAATAGATAAATCATTTTCATAATATCTATCATTTTCTTTAAAATATACCTTAATATGATTATCCTTAACTTTAGTGTTTTGTTTAATTTTATAAAAACTAAGGGTCTTTGGCAAACCATTACGATTATCGCTAATATAAAATTCTACGTCTTTATTTTTTACTAAATCTAATATTTTATATAAATTTTTTATAGACTCATAATATATAAAATATGTTTTAATTGTTCTTTCTTCTGTAAAAAGTTTTTCTAAGTCAGCATAAAAAATATATTTCTTTTCTTGTGTAAGTAGATTTTCAAATACTGCATAATTATCTTTATATCTTAGAAATTTATAATAACTCCTTTCATAAAAATCCTTATCTGCATTAAATTCAAAGACATCACAATAATCTAATTCACTAGGTATTGCTCTTATTGACATTTTCCAATTTCTTTTAATAGTATGCCATAAATTTGAAAACATTTGAACTCCTATAATTATTTAATCTTTAAAATTTTATGATTATTTGTATGTAACTTCTTATTAAGTTTTTTCATAAATTTTGTTATTTTAGATTTCTTAATTTTTTTCTTAAGTTCAAAGGATAATATACCTTTATCAAGCGTAAAATCAATATATTGAGATTTCGCAAAATCCTTAAATTCAACAGATTGTATATTATCTGTATTAATAATTACATCATTAATTTGTTTTAACATTTTAATTCCTTTATATAAGAATAGTTTTTATTTTATTGTCATTTAAATTTTCCATTATTTTATTAACATCAATAATAGGCACACGACTTTCATCAATATTAAATTTAATAACTGTATTATCTGACATTCTAAATACAACTTTTGATTTTTCTTCAATATAGCAACAAATTACTTGTTCTGTGTTAATAATTCTATCATTTACGACTTTCAACATTTTGACTCCTTTGCGTGTTTAATATCTAAAATTAAATCAATAATATCATCATTTTCCTTAAGATTCACTAAATTATTTTTAATATCTGATAATCTAGTTTCTAATCCTATATCTTTGTAATTGATATTATAAAATTCATATTGTATTCCTAAATAATCGCACTCTGCGATAAGTCTAGGCGAACAATCAAATTTACGACCAACAGGGGTATATAAAAATTTATTAAAATCGCCAAATTTAACGGGTTTATTAGTTACAAATTCAGATTCAGGCAAGTAATCAGAAAATATTAATAAATTTGGATATTTAATTAATAATTCATCTATTTGTTTAAACTCTTTGCAATTATGCGTAATATGTGCGAACGTTCTATCGGCTAGTGTTAAAGGTTTCTTAATTTTATCAAGTGCAATTTTCTTAACATAATGAATAGAATTGTGCTTTTTAGGATAAATTCGTGAGTCTTCTAAATAAATTACGTCATCTGGTCTAGTGCCTGCATTAGTGTCAAATTCTGCACCACAATTAAATGCTAATTTAAATCCTAAAACTTTCTTATTATTGAAAAAATCATAACTTCCGTCTGTATTAAGTGATAAAGGTGCATATACTAAATCAGGTGTTCCAAAAATAAAATCATCAAAATTAAATTCATCTGAATTAATATATCTATTATTAATTATATTTCTTATATTATCAGGTTTATAATCATAAAATAAACATTTTACCTTTAGTTTAGATTTAAGAAACTGATAATAATCTAAAATTTCAAATAAGTGTCCTGATATTCCGTGAATATTACGCCTATCATAAAAACTATGATATAAGAGCAAATCACAATCATCTGAATTTAATTTTAAAATCATTATAGCCCCTAATAATCAAGTAAAACATAATCATAAAATTTACCCTGATATTCAAATCCATTAGTTAAATCAGGTTTAGAATTTATATAATAATATTTTGTAATATAAAATTTATTATTATAATAAAAATACACATCTGCATAATCTTCTTCATCTAAATTAACAAAATTATTGTTTATTGATATTATATCATTTTTAGAATTATGATTATCTAATATATCCGCTTTAAAAATTAGATTATTAATTAATTCTAAATTTAAGTGAGAATTAATATATTTAAAATTTTTAAATATCTTTTCTAAATCCCATTGATTAACTATACTATACTTTTTCTTAGATTTTAAATCAAAATATTTAAGCCTGCCATCTATATTAACAGATTTAACTTTTAACGTATTAATAAAGTAATTATATATGAATAGTGTTTCTGCGTCATTATAGCCTTGCTGTTTAACAATCTCATATAGATTAATACTATCTATCGGAACACCTGTTAATTCTTTGCTATGCGTCTTACAAAACGTTTTATTGTATATAGAATCATTAGTCATTAAATGATATTAACTCCTGTATAATTTCGTCATTATATCTTAATTGTCTTTGATAGATATTTTCAGATTTTGCTTCATTATATCTATAATAAGCACCGTCTTTTATACCTTTATCAATAAATTTAACTTTAATTTTAAAATATCTGCACTCGTGAAATAATCTAGGTTTTATATCAATAGAATCTTTATTTTGGATATAAATTACTCTATCAAATTTATCATAAAATAACGGCGATACAAAAGATTTTCTTTGTATAAAATTAGGTCTTCTTAGTTTTAGAACGCAATCGTGAGAAGTAACTAAAGTTTTTCTATCGTGATTTTCAATATCTCTTAATAAATCAAATCTAAATTTAGATTTATAATTTAAATCTAATCCGTCAGGCTTTAAATGATTATATTCTATATAATATTTAACATTTCTGCTAGATTTAAATGTAGAGCCTGATAAAGCATATAATTTACGTCCTAGAATACAAGATTCTTCAGTATAAATTAATGAATAATAATCAAAAAATAATATTTTATTAAATCTATAAGGTTTCTTAATATCTACATAAATCATATAATCAAAGCACCTATCATCTATATTTTTATATTTTTGTTTAATAAAATCTTTGATATAATTAAAATTTAAATTAATATTTAAGAAACCCCAATAAACGTGCCTATTATCAGATTTATCAAATCCGTCTTCGCCTAAATATCTCAATTCCCATAAAGTATAAAAATATTCAAATCCTGATATTATTGAGCCGTCTATATTACCATAAAAACTATATCCTGAATTTAATATTAAGTTAGAATTTGGATAAGTTGATTTATCAATTATAAAATGCTCTTTTGAATTAATCATAAAATTTACTCCTGAATTCGATTATATTAGTTATTTTATCATCTATAATAGGATTTAATTTAATATCTTTAATTTGCTTTTCTACGCCGTCGCAAATATTAAAATACTTACATTTAAAACAATCTTTATTTTTATAATAATGATGTTCCCTTGCATTTTGACAACGTTCAATCATATTATCTAAACTAGGTTCTAAATAATCGTATAATGCTGAATTCCAATCGTAAATATCGTATATATGTTGAAAATATCCTACTACGTGTTTTTCAAATCCTATCATAAAGCAATAAGGAACATATCTAACATTAATATATTTTATTTTAGATTTTAATATAAATTTTTTAATAGGTTCTAATAATATATTATAATCAATTTTTTCATTATTCTCTGCGTCTGAAAAATAATTCAAAGGCAAGAAATTTAATTCAAAAGGATTAATATTTTCTAATAAATCAAAATATAAATTATCTATAAATTTATAATTAGAATTTGTTACAACTGCATTAATTCTTATTTTAATCCCTAATTCTTTAGCATTATTAATTGATTTTAAAATCTTATCAAAACTACCTTTAATACCTGTTAAATTGTCGTGAATTTCATTAATGCTATGAAGACTAAATAAGATTTCAGATAATCCTGATTGTTGTGCTTTTTTCATAAATTCAATATCTTGAAATTTAATACCATTTGTTAAACACGACACCTTAGAACTATTAGTGTTCTCTGATTTAGATTTACAATATTTGATAATATCAAAAAATTTACTATGTATAGTTGGCTCGCCACCTGATATATCAAAATCATCTGTATATTTTGATAAAAAATCAATTCTTGATTTAATAATATCAAAACTCAATTCTTTATCATTAAGATTATGCTTATAATAACAAAATCCACATTTAGCATTACATCTTAAGCCTATATCGACTTTTGCACGTCTGCATATAGGCTCATTAGGATAATAAATATCTTTAAAAGAAAACTTGTTATAATTAATATCCACTAAATCAATCCTTTATAATCCTTATTTTGTTTCAGGTGATACTTTATTTAGCAGTTGCAAATATAGTTCTTTTTTGCCGTGAAAAACAAAATCTATTCTTGCTATTAACAATTTATATTCTTCATCATTTTGTTTTAATTCATTGATTACTGAAGCAAGTTCTTCAGGTTTCAAAGCATATAACAAACTCATTAAAGGATTAACTTTTTTAAGTTCATCATCACTTACACAATTTTTTGCTTTTTCATAATCTGCTGTATATTCGCTAGGAATATTAATTGCTTTCATATATTTTTCAAATTTTTTCAATCCAAGCAATGCTAGTTCTCTAATTTGTAGAGTATCAAGTTTTCTTTTATTGAATTCAGATATCAATATATTTTTATTTTCTTTAGGTGCTTTAGATATATCAACTAATTTAATTGCATCTTTAATTGTAAATTGTTTATTAAAGTTATTATAGTAATTTTGAAATTTAAATGCTAATGCTTCGCCAATTCTGCCTGAAACTATCTCAACATCAAAAGTTTGAGTTTTCTCAAACAAATCTATATATCTTGATAATGTAGCCCAACTTCTAGGTGTTGCAATTCTTGTTTGTCCGTCTTTAGGAACATTATACAAATCTCTAGGATTTTCTGCTATATAAGATGTAATAATATTATTAATCTTATTATTTCTAGCCCAACTTAGCCAAGATTCAACATCTAAACTTACTTTAACTTGCAAAAATCTATCTAATAGTGCTGGGTCTAGTTCATCAACATAATAATCAAGACCTTGTTCTGATTCGGTTGGGTTTATTGCACCTACAACTAAAACATCTTTAGGAAGTTTATGTTGATGAATTTGTTTATCAAGAACAATTTGAAGTGCTGACGCTTTTACGTCTTGTTGTGAGCGGTTTAATTCATCTAAGAATAAGACTGATTTTTTACCTTGTTTCTCTGCTTCTTTCATTCTGTAAAGCCATACAGGTTCAGTCCATATTGTTACGCCGTCTTGAATAGTTGGAATTCCGATTAAGTCACCAATTTCTTGATTGCCTAATCTTAGGTCTTCAAAGTGATAGTTGTTTTCTTCTGCATATTCTTTAACTACATAAGATTTGCCAAGACCTGCGTCACCTGATATTAGAACACTATCACTTACTTCGTGAGCGATTTCTAAAACTCTTTTAATTTCTGATATTTTCATATCAATCTCCTTTAATCCTTTTAAATTATGTGAGAATTATAACACACTAAAACTTAAGATTTTCTTATGTTTTGGACGATTTTTATAAATTTTACATATAAAATTCAGGGTATAATTTTTTTAATTTATTTCTTTTTGTTGTAACGCCTTTTAATTCTGTTCTTGCTTTTTCTATTGTTTGATTATGCCTTTTGATTTCATCTGATAATTTATTTTTATAACAATTAATTATAATATAAGTATCAGGCGGATTTTTAATTTTATTTTCATCAACTGAACTATAATGAAAATATAAAATATCATTATAATAAAAAATTCTTATCAATACACCAAAATACTCAAAGACATCTAAGAAACTATTAATTTTTATTTCGTGTTCTCTTTCATAAATATATTTTCTTGATTCTAAATATAACATAGTCTTTTCAGATGTATATAATCTTTCTCTAAAGAATTTTAAATTTGATATTACAGATTGATGTTTTTCTTCAATTAAATAATAAAATGCTTCTAAATCTGAATTTGCATTTATGATTTCCTTGCCTAGAATATACTTATTAATTGTATAATCTTCATCAAATTTATAATTATCTTCATTAAATTGATAATATTTGTTATCTAATCTTTTAAATAAAAAATCGTGCGAACAATCACAACAATATAGATAATCATCAAAATTATTTCGTTTATTTAATTTAGATTTCATATTCAATTAGTCTTTCTTTAATTGAATTTATTATAGATTTAAACTTATCAGAGATAAAATCACAATATTTTGCATTAGAATCTGATTTTATTCTTTTTATTTCTTTATCAAATTCATCATATTTTAATGAAAAATATCTCATAAATTCAATATTATCTTTAAGTGAATATGTTTTATAATCTTGCGGACTATACATTTTAAAATTAAATAAGTGATATTGTCCGTCTATAAAGATATATTCTCTATTTTTAATCAATATAGTGCTAGAAAATCTACTTGATGATGTTACAACGTGTCTATTATAAAAGAAATATGTTTTAGATTCTTTATAAAAATATCTTTCAAAATATCTAATTGCTAATTTTCTATTTAAAATTGTTTTTCTTAAATGTTGCATTTCTAAAAATAATGATATTTGGTCTTTTACAACAGGATAAAGTTGTTCTCTATACCATTTATTATTTTTAAGTAATTCTTTATCAAATTCGCCAACTTTATCAATTAAATTTTGATAATAATTTTGTTTTTGATTTAATTCTTTATATAATTCTATTAATGATTTTCTAAAATTATCTATTTTTAATTTTCTAAATTTTTCTGTAAATTCAAATTCAGGTTCAGTAGTTTCTGAAATAACATAATTATTTTTATCTATATTTCTAAATCTATATCTTATTTCATCAGTATTTAGAAAATAGCACGCTCTAAATTTAGAATTAATAAAAATATATGCTTCAGTTAATACTCTTAATCTATTATCTAATCTTGTATTTTCTGAAGCACTATATGTATCATCAAACACTAATTTATAAAGAAAATCGTTGGCTATTGCATAAATGTAATACATTTAATTAATCCTATTTCTCATAAAAAGATTTTATATAATATTGCGGATAGTCATAATCAATCTTAACATTATTGTTGTCTAGCAAGAAAATAACGTGTTTAGGTTTTTCAGTCCAACTATCTTTAACTGATTCTATATATCCGTCAGTGATTACAATTATTACATCTGAATCTAATTCTTTGGCTTTTTGAATTCCTGGATAAAGATAAGTTCCGCCTTTGCCTGTCCTTTCAAAAACTTTAGTTTTTCTATCAAAATCTGATACTTTTTTAACTTCTGTATCAACTTGAATAACTTTTAAACTTGAATTTGTAAGTTTGCAAATATGATAAATTTCTGACAATCCTGCATATATAAATTCATCTGCTATTGAGCCTGATACATCAACAATTACAGAAGTTGTAAAAGTTTTATTTGAGATTTTGCCACGCAAATCATCTCTATTCATAAATCTTCTATTAACTTTTAAAATTGATTGTCTTTTATCAATTTTCTTATTTCCTTGATAACGTCTTAATAATTGTTTCCAATTTAGTTGTGCTTTATCGTGAAACAAATCAAGAATTTCAATAATATTAGCAGGAATTGAACCCCTACCTTTTTCATTATTTTTTGTTGCGTCTAGGGCTTTTTTAATTGCTTCTCTAGTCATTGCTTTTGCAAGGTCATCTGAAGGAATTTTATTTTTATTCCAAACATTGTGTGTTCCTGCTTCTTTATTTTCTTGACTATTATTGTTTTCATTGTCGTTACTTTCATTATTATCATTTCCACTTCCGTTGCCATTACCATTGTCACCATCATTACCATTAGCACCTTGATTATTTTTATCTTCTTTTTCTAAGAAATCATAATAATATTCTGCTTGTTTCTCTTTTTCTAAATTTTGATTTTTTGTTAAATCCTTAATTGTCTTTAAAGAAACGTGTGAATTTGGTAGGTCTTTAGTTTCAATAAGTTGATTAATAGAACAATCTGTTGCATAATTCCAAATTCTGTGTTTTCTATTTTCTAAACGTCCTAATAAGTGTCCGCCAAGAATATGCAACATTTCGTGTTTTAATAATCCCATTACAATATTATCTGAATATCTTTCTATAAATTTAAGATTAATAACAAGATTATATCCATTATCGAAATATACACCTAAAGTTGGCACGCTATCAGTAAATTTGATTCTGCATTGAGTAATTAAATTTGCGTAAAACATATAAGTATCAGTATATTTAATATCGTATAGCATTGATTTATAAACTCTATAAAACTTATTATTTGCGTCACGTTCTTGATTTAAATTCTCTATTCTTTCATCAAATGAAGTATAAAGATTTTTAATTTGTTCTAAAATTTCATCAATTACAGGAAGTTCTGCAAGTGGATTAAGTTTTTTTGCTAGTTCTTTAATTTCATTAAATTCATCTGTATCTTCATCAAGTGAAGTTAATTCTGTTCTAAGTTTTTCAATTGTTTCAGATACTGACAATCCGAAAATATCAGATAGTTCTTCAATGCCCTTAAAGTCTTTATTTTCTGCTGTCTTTGTTATTTCTGTATTCATTTTCTAATCCTTTATTTGTTTGATAAGAGAATAATAACACAAATTCACTTAAACAATTCTTAATTAACATATGGATTTTTAAGTGTTTTAGAGATATTAGTAATATTAAAATTACATATTAAGAAATATAAATTCTTGCTTAATTTAAGAAAAAATAAAGTATAAATAGATTTAGCAAACTTAATAAGGAATTATCTAAATGGCAGGCGAATTTGCATTTACATTATCAGATATTAAAAAACAACTAGGAGCAGGTCTAGGTCTTAGAACAAACAAATATCTTATTGAAATGCCTATGCCAGGTGTTCAAGGTAAAAAATTAGCGATACTTTGTCAATCTACTGCATTACCTGAACGTAATATAGGTGTTATAGATGTTTATTATCGTGGAAGACGCTATAAAATGCGTGGCGAAGCAGATTTTCCTGGAACATATACAATTAATATTATTGATGATTCTAGTATGAAAATAAGAAAAATGTTTGACGCTTGGTGCAAACTAATTGATAATACTAAACCTAAACAAAATGGTGTATTAGGTATGTTTGGTGACTCTTTCGTTCAAGGTATGGAAGCAGTAGCAGGTGTTATTCAGGCGGCTCAAAATTTAAAATCACAAATAGATTTTGATAATGGTGTGGGATTCTTAACTAATGCTTTTTTAGGAACACCATCAGCACCTAATTATCAAGTTGATATTAATATTTGGCAATTAAACAAACAAAATGATAAAGTTTATGGATATAAATTGCAAAATGCTTTTCCTAGTGAAGTAGGTGCAGTAGAACTTGACGACGCAAACGAGTCACAATTATCACAATTTAGTGTAACTTTTGCATATTCTGAATTAGAACCTATTGAACCTAAATCAATTACAAGAAAAATTATTGATGGTGCAATTGGCGATACAGGTCAAGATATTGTTAATGGTATAGAGAATTTATTTGACTAGATTTTAACGATTAAATTCTATACTCAATTGATTTATCAAATACATATTTGTAATTAGATTTAAGATAATCTTTTATTACTTGATTATCAGTTAGTGAAATTTTAAAATTTATTCTATATAATATATCACTTACTAATGAATTTATATCTGATTTAATAAAATCCAAGTTAGATTCTTTTGTGAAGTAATTAAATTTTAAAAGATTTTCATCAAAGGTATATTGTTTTGTGGAAGCATATAATTCATTTTCTTTTATAAAGAATAAACCTGCTAAATTTAAATGATACAAATACTTATTTGGATATTTAGAAATAGTTTCAAGCAAATCATCAAATTTAAATGAATCCTTGCCAAACTCTTTAATAATCATATTACTAATTCCGAATAATTATTTTGAATAAAATTTAAACTTTGTTCTAATCTATCAAGATTTCTTTTGTGTGAATCAGCAACTCTTTTAAAATCATTTGCTTGTGACATAATAGAACTGCTGTTGGATATAATCAATTTTTTAAGTTCTTGGTCTGATATATTCTCTGATACTCTTGTTACTATAATTAATTTATTTGTATCATCAATAAAATAATCAAATTTGCTAGTTTTTATAATAACATTAGATTTATATTCAGTATCTTTAACTAAAGTATAAGTTTTTCTTTTAATATATTTTTCATAAATTCTATTATTGGCATTATAATTTGATTTAGTAAATTTGTGACTTGTTAATAATACATTATAATGATTTTTAAGAAAAAATAAAAAATCTTTAACTAAAGTCATATTAGAATTAGAAAATTCTAAGACATCGCCGATATTATATTCTTTTTGATTTTGCTTTTCATAATAAGATTGATTAAAAGCATATTTATTAACAATATATTTGGTATTAAAAAATTCAACTATATTAATATTATAAGTATTAGAATTAGAAAATAATTTAATACTTCTATTGTTGTTTAATTTAACTAATTCGGCTATATCTTCAATTTGTATAAAATCTTTCATTATAATGCCACCTAATCCTTTAAATCAAATATTCTGAATAATTATTGTTAATAAATTCAACTAATTTTAAATTTTTATTAATTTTTTCATCAAAATATTTAATAGAATTATTAACTGAATTTATTGTTGATTTATCTGTTGTGTTATTAAAATTTTTAATTAATCTGTTCTTTTCATTAGTAAATCTATTAATATAATCTGATGAATTTGTATAATAAAAATTTATAAATTCTTTAAAACTCCACAAATCAAGATTTTGATTCATTACGCCAACTTTAACAAATTTCATTAGTGAATGGCTATAATTATAATATAGAGTTATAACACCTTGAACTTTTATAAATCTTGCACTACCGCCTATTTTATAAACTTTTATTTTATCTGATTTCATATATAGTAGCAAATCTCTAAATTCTAATTCTTTTAGTGGCAACATATCTAAATCCTATAAGCACTTTATAAGCAATATTCTAAATAATTATCTTTGATATAATTTAAATCTATTTCATATCTTTGTATTTGTCTTTTAATATATCTTATTCTATCTAGCCATTCATCTAAATTTTTATAATGCCTTTCTTTTAATATAGTTTCTTTAAAATAATTTTCATCTAATTGTAGGGTCTTTTTAAGTTTTTCAGATATTAAATTTATAATAATAATTTCATTAAAATTATAATCAAGTATATATTCAAATTTATCTTTTATTTCTAATAAATATGTATTTTTTGTATATTTAGGATAATACTCATCTAAAACAAATTTGAGTTTAAAAGTTTTTAATTTCTCTGCTTTCTTTTGTTCTGTTTCATAATGTCCTTCATCTACTTTTAATTGTTTATATAGATAGTTTAAAACAGAATTTATTTTTTCATAATAATCAGATATAAACATATTTTCATCACATTCTGTTGCGTCAGTGTGAATTATTGCAGTGTGTCTTAAATCTATGGCTTCATAAGCATTTTTTGAAAATTCAAAATCTTGTGACAAATTATTATACTCTAATCTAATTTTATTTTTATCGGCAGTGATAAAAGTCATCTTGCCACCTGATTTTAATAAATCTAAAATTTGAGTAAAGTTTAACCTAGAGTCAAAATTACCATTTGCTTGTAGAAAAGTCATTATTAATCCTTACATTGTGTATTCTAAATAATCTTTGTTTATTATATCCAATAAATCCTTAAATTTACTATAATTTGCAATATTTGGCTTTAATTGATTATCAAATTTTTCTAAACTTTCATTTAATAATTCATCTATTATTAATTTTTTTAATTCATATTCTGATAAATCTTTATAACTAGGATATAAATTTACTACTATAAGTCTTTTTTCATAAATTGAAATACTTTGATAATAGTTACTCGGCTTCATAAGTTTGCCATCAAAATGTGGTATTGTTTGCAACTCTAATTTATAATTCATATATTGATTATGTTTTGCTATTGTGTTTTCTTTTTGATTGTTATAGTATTCTATCATTTTAAAATAAGAATTAACTAAAAAATTTATTGCGTATATAAATTTTCTCATAAAATCTGATTTAGATAATTTAATATCGAAATCTACACCACTACCAAATAAAGGCATTATTTCTTGCCTGCCACCTTGATTTAAAAAATTGTGTATATCTGATGTTTTACGCTCATAAATTCTATTATAACAATGAATATCAGAATATAAAGATGTATCAAGTCTATATATAGAACTTAAATTATCATATTTAATTACAAAAATGTTTATATAATCTTCAAAAGAAGCAGTATATATACTAAATCTATCGTGCAAGTTATATTTCTCTATTAAATCATAAAAACTTATAATATCTTGAATTGAAACTGCACTTGCTGATAAAATATTATGAAGTTTTGTTCTATCAGGTTCTATTGTAATAGGTAATTTTGTTTCCATTTAAAGTCCTTTATAATAAGTATTCTGAATAATTATCTGAAATAATATCCAATTGTTTCTTAAAATATTCTAATCTAGGTTCAGTTTTTGCAATAGATTCTTTTAATTCTTTTAAAGGATTTAAATATAATTTTTCTAATATATGGTCTTTTATTTGTTTTTCAGTATAATTTTCATATCCAGGTTTTAATTCATAAACAAAGAAAATACCTGCTTTAATTTGTAGTCTTTCAAAAATTTTAGTAGGAAAATATAAAGATTCATATTTGCTTGGCAAATAATCATTTATTATTGCTACTTTATAATTTAATGCTTTATTATATTGACGTTCTTTAGATTTTAGTGCTTGCACCTTATTATTAAAATTCTTTTCAAATGATTGAAATTTTGTTTCTAATTGTTTATGAAATAATTTTATAAATTCTATTTTTGAAATTTTTGTATCAAAATTATATGGTATTGTTTGTGTAGATGTTTTTAATTTACCATTTTCAAGTGTAAATAATAATTCTGATTTTACTAATTCGTAAAAATTAAATTCTTTTAAATTTGATGTATATTTATAAATTGATTCTTTGCCGAAGTAAGTAACTTTAAAATAAACTAAACATTCATATTCTTCTAATGGTAATTGCTCTTGTGTAATTGATATAAAAATATCGTTTTCAAGAAATTTATTATAAGATATTAAATCATATAAATTTAAAATATCTTGAAATGATAATTGATTTTGTTTTAAAATAGATTGAATATCATCTAAATTCTTTTGTGCTTCTAATTGATACTTATTCATCTTGTGTTCCTTAACTTTTAATTGTGTTAGATTATCACACCTAAACTTATAAAAACATTAAGGAACACTTAAAACAAACTTAAATATTATTTTGAGTTAAAAACTCTTTCTGCAAATGCTGTAATTCCGCCACGAACAATTTTATCCATCACAGTGGCGTGTAACTTAACTTCAGGGTGTTTTTCTTTTGTCGCATTAAATAATGTTGATAAAGCATTTGTATATTTGTTTATATAAGGGTTATCAATTTGATTATTTGAACCTATTACAATTAATTTACAACCTTTATCAAGTCTTGAAATTACTAATTGTCCTGACTTTTTACTAAAGTTTCCAAATTCATCGCATATTACTACTGCGTCAGATATTGTCCTGCCCCTTAATTCGCCTATCCACATTGTAGTAATATTATATCGCTCTTGTAATTCTTCAGCCCTTTTATCAATTAGTTCATCTGAAATTTGGTCTTTATTTGATTTATTATGATTTGCTTGTGTTAATTGTTGCTTTGCAATAAATTTCAAGTTATCGTATAGTGGGTGGTTATAAATAGCAAACTTTTCTTCAAGACCTGGTAAATATCCTATATCTTCGCCTTTGTCAATTGATTCTATCGAGTTTCTAATATATACAATTCTATTAAATTTTTTCTCTTTTACTAATCTTATTGCTGTTGATAAAGCAAGCAAAGTTTTACCACTTCCTGCTGGTGCGTCTGATATTATGATATTTGTGAAATCAGATATTACAGAACCTACAAATAACTTCTGTCCTAAATTTAAAGGTTTTATATCTTGTTTATTGATATTGCTTTCATCAAGTCTATATAGCGTATCATTAAAAACTTGATAAACATCTGTTTTACCATTATCAAATTTTATTATATAGTTAAAGTTATCAGGTTGATAATCTTTATCAAAATCATAAACTTTTGTTCCGTCTAAATCTATATAATCTTTTACAAATATTTCTTTAATAAAATGATAATCTATTTCTTGTGATGAACCTTTTAAAGTTTCTGCTTCTATATTTTCTGATAGTGCCTTTAATCTACACATTACATCAAAACTTATTAATATAGAATCTTTAAAATATTGACAAATTTCAATTATTTTTCTATCGTTTAATATAGTTGTGTTTCTATATTTTGTATCTGATTCAAATTCTTTTAAGTCTGCTACATATAAAGTAATATTGTTTGCTTTATTTGTTAATTTAGATAATCTTAAATTATCCGCTTTATTTGAATTTACAAAATCTAAAAGACTAGGATTTGATATTACTTGTATTTCGCATTCATCTAAAAATCGTCCAAATTCACGGCTACGATAACCTAATTCATCAAAATTTGTTTTCTTTGTATCTAGTTCATCTAATGTTATACTAGGTAAAATTAAGATATTTTCATTATTATAGATTTTAAATATATTATTTAAATCATCTAAAATAATATTAGTATCTAAAATATATGTTTTTACCATTTTAATTTCCTTTAAATTTAATTAATATAATTTAGTATAATTTAGTGTGATTGGTGCAATTCACAATCACAAGAATTTGCTATTTTCTCTAATGCTTTTTTATTGCCTTGTTCTAAATTCCTTTCTAGTGTTAAGAAATCATCTGTATTATTAAAATCTAAATCAGGATTAAAATGTATTGTATCTGCTAATACCACATTAAAATCGCCTGCTTTAGTTACAAGTGAGCCATTAACATCTATAAATGTATTATTCTTAAATTTGATATAATTGCCATTTTCTGTTGTGTAAATATCAACTGCACTTAATAATGAACCTAATTTAAATAAATCTCTATCAGATAGATTATTTAAGAAATTTATAAAATTATTAAATTTATTTTCTGATATGTTGGCAAATGTTGATAATTTTTCTAACTCTGAACTCATTTTTTCTACTCCTTAATGTTATTAAAATCTTTGTTTAAAGTAATTAAAACTCTTGTATATGGCTGAATATAGAATTTTCCGTTATCTTCATAATAACTTTTATTTTCTAATCTATTGGGTATTTCTAAATTTAAATATCTATTTAATACTGTTGTTTCGCTTGATTTTCCACTTGAACTATGAAAAATTGTATTGTGATATTGTTTATCAAAAACACACCCATTTTTAACTGCACCTAAATTTACTATATTATATTGTCTATAATTTAAAATAGTAAGTGCAGATATAGGAACTCCGATAACACCGTTATAATCATAAGGAATATCTGCCGTCTTGTCGCAATTTATAGCATTATAATTATCGTATTTTTGATGTAATTCAGGATTGTATTTTGTTTTAAATTCTCTAATTGGTAGTTCTTGTGTTTGATTAATATTAGTTAGCCATATAGATGAAACTCTTTGCAATACTCCATCAGGTCTTATAAATTCGTAAGTTTGTTTTCCGCTGTAAGCGACCATTATCTCTCTCTCTCTCTCAATTTGCTAAAAGTATCTCTATACCCTAAAACATTTAAATTTGCAATAATTATAAATTTAACTTTTAAATCCATTAAGAAATTAAAGAATTCTTTATATAAAGAAAATGGTGGATTTGTTACTACTATTATATCATCTAAATTGTCTGTTATTATATTAGAATTGTATTCAAATAAACCTGATTCAATTGGCGTTTTAATTTCATTAATTCCGTCATAATCGTATCTATAAGGTTCATCAGATTTATATGTTGATATTAATCTTTTTAAACCTAACTTTGCAAAGTTAATCTTAAAAAACTTATAGAAATTAGAGAAACTAGGGTCATCACAATTACAATATATAACTTTATTATTTAAATCAAAATTTTCTATACAACTTTCAATATCTATCATTTGTGTATAAAATTCATCATCTTTTGCCAACTTAGCATTATGCAAAACTTTTCTATTTTCTGTCATCTTATCTATTTGCTCCTTGTTGTGTTTTTATAATAATATACCATAAATTCTTATTATATCCTTAAATAAATATCGTTTTATTAATATTATTTACTCATAAATTTTATAAATTAAGCAAATATTAAGTTATCTTTAAACTCTATTTAAGCAATGATACTATATAATTCTCTTGTTTTAAAAATAAATCGCTTAAAAGGAGCAACAAATGACTTACGCAGAATACAAAGAAAACAGAGATTTACAATACAATGAAGTTTCAAAAAACTTCTTTTCAAATCATCTATCACATAATCTTGATAAAGCACCTATTGAAAAAATAATAGATGTTAATTTTAGAAAAGATTATTTAAGTTTTTCATATCAATTTGGAACTTTAAAATCAGATTATTTAGTTTTTGAAGATGATATGAAATCAGATGAAATTTGTGATTATATAAGAGAAGTATATAATAATGTAAAATCTGAACATAAAGATGATATAAGATTTTACTTAGAATCATTAATAGCAAAAAATATCAAATATTCTGATGTATATGCTAATATAATAGATAATATCAAATTAAGACAAAGAAAACTTTGTAATTTACCAAAACTTGTAAATGAAGAAAAATGCAAATATTCAGCAGGCAACGGACAATATACATTTACCGATACTTGTGTTTATGTTCCTAATAAAAAATATAAACATTTTGATAGAATTAAAAAACAATCAGCAGACTATACAAATATGTATAATGCAAACAAAAATCTTAAATCTCAATATGATAATAATCTTAAAAGATTAAACAGAGAATTTAGATATATTTTACTAGATGATTAATTAGTTAATTGTGTGCCTGATTAATTTCAGGCTCTCGTTAATATAAATAGTAATATACATTTTCAAAGGATATTTTTATGGGTCTAAATTTAGAAATTCCAAATCTTAATACTTACTTAAATTCAGATTTACGTAAGAAACAATTTTTAAATTCTGAATGTTTAATAGAACAAAAATTAGACGGAATAAAAATAAGATTAATAAGAATTTCTGATACAGGCGATTTTAAAAAAGATTGGCTAGTTTCTTATAAAGATTATATCCAATATCCTGATGAATTTGATTATGCACCTAATACAAAAGTTAAACAATCTAAATCATATTCTCAAATTAAAGTAGTATTTAATCACTTAGAACATCTATATAAATTAAATACAGATTTTTCACAAATCACTATTAATACTGAATTTTTTATTATGTTCTTATGCAATCACGATAAGCAACAAACTAAATATAAATTAACTCATAAATTAGTTTTGATAGGATATGCCAACACCGAATATCAATTAAATTATGGTCGTATTTTATCAAATCCTAAAGATTTCAGAGTTCTAAAACGTGATTTATATGCTAAAATTTTAAAACTAGATACACCAAGAATATTATTTGCAGGATATTTAAATAATTTTGAAAACTCTTTATTAGACCCTGAAGTAGAAAAACAATATTTACAAATTAAAAATCTATTGAATTTAAATTATATAGATGATTATATTTCTAAGATTCAAGAACTATTTTTGTCGATAAATTCAAAATACGGCGGAGCAGAAAAAGGATTTATAGTTATACAAAATGGATTATATTTTAAAGTTTTAAAATCTGAGATAACTAATAATATTAATAAACCTGATTTAGAATATAATAAATTTATAAGATTAACAGCATTAAATTTGATATCTAATATCAATTTGTTTAATCAAGATGAATTTAACGATATATTAAAGCAAGTAGCAGATAATTTAAGAAAACTTAAATTTAAGGAATTTATAAAACAAAATAAAACAGATTTAGACGTTAAAGATGATATTCATAATGAATATAAGAAAATATTAATCAAAAGAATTAAAAACAATAACAATTTCCTATTTATAGGCAAATTTAGAATATTTACTAAAGCACATTACGAAATAATTAAACAATCTTTAAAAGACTACGACAACGGCGTAATTTGTATTATAAACCCTAGTTCTGATAAACATACATTTGAATTAAGAAAACTAGCAATACAAAAATGTTTCGGCGACAATCCAAGAATAACTATAATATCACATAATTCAGGATATTTAAATACTATATTAGAAAAATGCGATTTAATACAGAAAAATATTAATACTATTATAGCAGGCACAAATAAATTTTATCAATATACTTATATATTAAAATCAAATCCTGATATTAATGTTAAAGAAATAAAACTTCAAAATATTAATGCTACTACTCAATCATTAATAGATAATATAGATAATGAATTGTATTTTAAACGCAATACACCATCTGAAATTCTTGATTTATATCCTAAATTTAAAGAGTTTTATACTAAGAATTGATTAAATAAGTAATAATTAAGAATTTAATAGTATAATAACATCATTATATACAGGAGCAAATGATGTTAAATCCACTAAATATTAAATTCTTTAAAATGTGTTGCCACGATATAGGCAAAGAAACATTAATTGATATATCTGCTAGATGTCCTGTTTGTGGCGATTCTAAGAAAAACAAATCAATTAAAAGACTTCATTTATATCATAAAGGCGGAAACGATTTTGTTAAATGTTTTAACGGCGATTGTCCTGTTAATACAAATATGTATAACTTCTTAAGATTATATTTCCCTGATAAACTTTATGATTATAAAAGGGAGTGCTTTCATCAAAAAATATTCTTAAATGATACAGATTTTATTGATAAAAGTTCAGATAATAAAGAAATCAAAGAATTAGATGATATACCTGAATTTAAAACTATTGATTTAGAAAATTTATTAATTCCCCTAGAACAATCTGAATTAGGTTTAAATTATCTTAAATCAAGAAATATAGATTATAAAGACTGCACGAAATTCGGTAAATTTTATTTTATTAATACAGATATAATCATAGATGATAAACTTTATAAAATTCAAAACTCAATTGTAATTCCTTTTTATAGATTAAATAAAATTTATGGATTTTATTCAAGAAAAACAGATATTAAAGATTTTAAAACATTTAATTTAAATAAAGATTATAAATTATGGAATTGGTTTAATATAGATAAAGAACAACCTGTTTATATCTTTGAAGGAATTTTCGACGCTCTAAGTTCAGGTAAAACTAATATAATAGCACAATGTGGAATTGATATACCTGAAGAACGTCTTAAAGAACTTAAAAATCCTATATTTTGTCTTGATAATGATACAACAGGAATTAAGAAAATGATTGAATATGCTAAAGATTATAATGTTTTGGTTTATCCTAGCGATTTTAATTATAAAGATTTAAATTCTGCATTACAAGATAATAAGAGATTAGAGATTAATAATTATATTCAAAAAGGATTTAAAGCAGTTATAGAATTAAAGAAACTTCTATAACTGAATAAATCATTAAATTTAAATTGAGTTGGCTCTATTATACCATCCATTTCTGTATATTTTTAAACTAGGATTTTTCTGTATAATAGAGTCATAATATTTCATTTCTTCAATATCAAATTCTCTATCAAAATCATTTTCATCATAATTATTAATTGCTTGAATAGTTTGATTTCCTATTACACCATCATCAGCAACACCTACAACACGTTGTGCTAATTTAACTGCTTGCTTAATTCCACAATTTACACCAAACATAAACATTTCATCACAAACTTTTTGAGATTCAATATAATTCAAATTTATAGAATCCCAATAATTTTTCTTGTAAAATCTCATTACATCTAGTGTTAAATCTTGATTTTTAGATAAATTTATACTTGCTTGTTTAATTGAACCTGTTTTTTGAATTTCTTGTTTAATTATATTCCACCATTGCCAACTAGGATTAGCGGTTTCATAAATTCCCCAATAAGTTAATCCTGTTTCATTAGGATTTTTATGTAATATATTAGCAGAATTATTAAATTCAAATTTTGCTAGAAGTTCAAAAGATTTATTAAAATCAGCCATATTTTAACCTTTCATTAAATTTAAAATATTAAAAATATTAAAAGAATTTTAAATGTGATAATCCGCCACTTACAATTGAACCTGAATTCTCATTACTTACGCTTGCGTGTAACGGCGAATTACATTTAAATCTCACAGTAAATTCAGCAATTTGATTCTTAGTGCTATTATTAAGTGATAGTTGAGAAACACCTTCAATTAATGCAGATTGTGTTCCAAAGAGTAAAGTAGATTTTGGAGTTCCATTATCAGGGTCAGCGAATACCTGACAATTAAACACAACCTTATCAAAATAGTTATCTTTACTTAAGTTATAAGCATTTACAAATTTTCTATATAATTCAAATTGATTAAAATCTCTAAAAGTCATTGTAAATCTAAACAATTCATCACGTCCATTATTATATCGCCACATATTACCTGAATAATCTTCAATAGATTGATTAGTATATTCAGGTGTTTCTATTGAAATGCAGGCAATGTTAAGGTCTGTATTAGTTTTTTCAATAGAACCCCAATTTATTAAGTTACCAAATTCAGGGGTAGGGTGCAAAATAAATGAAAAGTTTGAAATTAAAGTCCAATTTTTCTTATAAACTTCTCTTACTGCGTCTTGAAGTAACAAAATTAATCCTTTATCCTAAGAAATTTTTAAAACTTGATGTAAAGAAATCAGTTGCATTTGATATTCCTGATGATAATTTATTAGATATTCCACCAAGTGCTGATTTTGTGTCACCAACTAAAGAATCTATTGTTCCACCTATTGTTGATTTAACTGCACCCATTACTGAATTAGCAATAGAATTTAAAGTGTCTTGTATCATTGATTTAATCTTATCGGCTATATCATTAGCAGACATAAATTTAGAATCGATAGTTGTAACTTGAAAATGTGAATAAGCAAATTTAACTGAAAATGTTTGAACTTGTGAAACAGATTCTGAATTTAATTCTATTTCTGATACTTCAATAGGAAAAACATTAAAAAATGTATTAACTGCTGTTTGTTTTTTTAATTCGTAATCTAATTGATAAATAGACATCGCCGAAACTAATCTATCTTCATTTGGCATATGTATATTATTGCCATAATTATAGTATTGTGACATTAACATCCAATTGATGAATAAATTTCTTAGTAAGTGACTTTCATCATTATAAAATTCACAAGACCAGGTTTGTTCTATTCTTTGCATACCTTGAATAGGGATTGTTCTGCCTTTATAATCTATTTCTATAATTTCAGTTGATAGTGAAGGAAATGATGTTGCCTTGCAATAAGTATCAATATCTTGTTCTTTTACAGATATATTTTTTAAAATTTTAGGCAAAAATATCATACATTTAAATTTGGTAGGTCTTGACATATCGCCGAGAACTTTATACATACCATTTTGAATTATATCTGACATTTAATCCCTTATTGATTTATTATAAGTGTATTTATACTTTTAAATTTCTGATTTGATATCTGAATTTTATTAACTACTTAATCTATTATTAATTTCTATAATTAATTATTTTCTTTAATGATTATTTAAGTAGTTAATAAATTTAGGATATGAATTTATATTTTGAATTTATTTGATTCTATATTATAGAGATTTGATTAAAATTTAAATTCGTATGCAGTTTTTATTAACTACTTAATATATTCTTAATTCTTATAATTAATTATTTTATTTAAGTTTATTTTAAGTAGTTAATAAAATTTGGATATGAATTTGTTTTTAGTTTTTGCCGTAGGCAAGAGATTAAAAAAATTAAATTTATTAATTCTATATTATAGAAATTTATATAAAAATTTAAATTTGTATCTGAATTTTATTAACTACTTAAATAAAACTTAAATTAGTGATAAAGAAGTAATATATTAATAGATAATTAAGTAGTTAATAAATTTAGGATAGAAATTCAAATTTCAATAGAATTCTTATAATAAGAAATACATTAAATTTAATTCTTTATTTGTTTTGCTTGTTTTAATCTCTTGCTTACAGCAAAAATATAAAAATATATCCTATTTTTATTAACTACTTAAATTAATCTTAAATTAGTAATATATTAGTTACAATGTAAGAATAGATTAAGTAGTTAATAAAATTTGGATATGAATTTAAATTTATTGAATTTATTTTATATTCTATTATAGAGATTTATATAAAAATTTAAATTTATATCCTAAATTTATTAACAACTTAATTTAACCTTAAACAGATTAAGATAGTATATCTGTAAGATAAGATTTCTTAAGTTTCGTTTAAGTAGTTAATAAAAATAAGATAGAAATTCAATTTTTTATATAAATTCTATTATATAAATCAATATAAATTTATTTTCTTACTTGTTTTAATGTCTTTGCTTACAGCAAAATCATAAAACAAATTTATAATCCTAAATTTATTAACTACTTAATTAAATATAATATTGTAACTAAAATGTAATATACTAATAAAAAGAGAATTCCTATCTATAAAAATAGGAATTTAAAAAAAGTTAAGGTTTAAAAATAATAATTGATTTTTTACTAACTTCTATTTTGAAGTCATAATCTTTAAGAAGAGTGTTTAAATTTGTATATATTTCATCATCTATTTTATATAATGTAATACTAAATATTGCGTTTGTTTCTACAAAATCTTTAATTTTTATGCCTAGATTTTTAAGATTTTTCTTTAATTCAACAGAGTTCAAATCTTTGATAGGATTGGCAGTGGCTTCATTTATATATTCTCTATAATCTCGCTCTTTATCTTGTATTTCATCTATATCTTCAAGATATAAATTTTCAAATCTAAAATCCATAATATCTTTTACTTTAATCATTTATACTCCTATTTAAAAGGGATTAATTTATATAATCCCTAATGTTATCAAAAATTAGTTGATTTTAATCTTAAATTTATACATCTTAGTTTGATTTAATGGGTTTTCTGTAATTTGATACCTATTAAACACAAAATACTTCTCAATACCTGTTTCAGGGTCTTGTGCTTTTGAAATAAGATATTGATAAGGACTAAATATAATTGATGATACACCCGATTCTATTTTAGAACACAATCCTACGTATATTTGTTCGTCATTAACATCAGGATTTAGATAAAATCTTACTTTCTTATAAGCACCTAAAAATAACTCATTTTCTTCAGATACGTTATTAAATCCTTGACCTAGTGGAATGCTTGCAAATTTGGCAGGAACTACACAATATGAACTAAAAGTCATATAGTTTGATTTATTGATTTCTGATACTATTTCTGTAATTCTCTTTAATAGAATAAACAAAGAATTTTCAGAATTAGTTGAATCATATGCAGTCATATTCAAATCAGGCATAGCAGTTGATTTTGTGTTAAGAAACTGAACGAATTTCATATTTTCATCATTATCACTTGCTCTACGAACAAATTTCTCTATTAGTTCAAAATCTTTGCCAAATTGAGCCAAATCATCTAGTGCTTCTTGTGTAATATCTGTTTTAATTTTAGAAGTTTGTGCTTCTACTTTTATTTTGCCGATAGTCATCTTTTCTTGTGCGTAATCATAATTAGATACGAATACAACGCCAACAGGTGCTACCATAGGTTGAACTTCTGATATTTCATAGGCAAGTGAAGTCTTTTTCTTTTGCTCTATCATATCCATAAGTATTTTTTCAGTGTTTTCCATATCTATATTTTCAGACAATGGAACAATTTTACCATCTTTCTTGATATTATTAATCAAAATTTCATTTAGTGATTTATTCATTAGAAATAACCTTTATAATCAGTTTTAATTTAATTAAAACTATTTATCTAGTTTATTAACTTATGTTAAATCTTTATCACATAAATCTTTATATTCGCACCAATTACAAAATTTAGTATTTTTAAGGTAATATTCAGATGTTTCAATTTCTATAATAGATTTCTTAAATGTATCTAAATATACATCTAAATATTGTCTTTCTAATTCTAAAGTATTTTCTAGGCAATGTTCTACATATACATATCTAATCTTAATTTTGTCTATATTACTATATTTTCTAAAGAAATATATAGCATAAAATATCAATTGAGTAAAAGATTGATACTGCAATTCCTTATACTTACCTGTTTTATAATCTATTAATTCTAATATATCAGACTGATTAATTCTATCAACATATCCAACAAATATATGGTCTGTTTTACAAGGATTAATCCTAGAATCTAATTTAATCTGATATTCTTTAATAGATTTTTTAGAAAAAATATCCTTACCTATATCAGAATTTACAAATTTATCAATAATTTCTTTATATTCTAAGTCATTATTATAATTTGTAAAGTCTTCAAGTTCTAAAATTTTATGAATTTTAGAACCTTTAACTAATGCTTCATTATTAATAGGAACTTTAATCTTATCAATATATTTGTATTTAAATTTTCTATTACAATCTTGGTAACAAGAAATTTTAGAAAAACTATACGGACTATATTTCATTATTGACCTTATTATTAACTTTATTAATGTTATTAATGTTATTAATGTTATTAATGTTAATAACCCTTAAGAATCCATTATAAAATTGTGTCTATCATCATTTATAAAATTCCATAATTCTTTCTGTCGTCCTACATTTTTACACTCATTATTAGCCATTATACCTTCAACACTCTTATCATCGCACGCTAATTGATTTTTCTTGCGGTCAGAAATCTTGCCTGAAATTCTTAATAATATTGACTTATCTTTTGACAAGTGGCTATATACTCTTGCTTCTTCTTCAATTTCATCAGAAGTCTTTTTATAGCGTTTTTCAACTGCTTTAAGTGCTTTAATAACAGATTGTGGATTTATTGACTTATCTTCATATTCTTTTTTAAGAAGTTTCATACGCTCTTTAACAGATTTCATTTCATCTTCAAGGTCTAGCCATTTTTCGGCAAATTCACGTTCAGTTTTTTCAATAATATCAAAGTCATAAAATGTATAATCTGATTTATTTTTTGGTAAAGGTTTATCACACTCTTGCGGAACATCAGGAATTTCAACTTTATCTAATTCTTGTTGTGTATATTTAGGTTTATAAGGTTGCTCCACATTCTCATTTAATAAAGTTTCTTTAATTGAATTGTCAGGTGTATCAACTATTGCCTGTAATGGCTCGTGTTGATTAACGTATTTTGGCTGTTCTGATATTGTGTTACTTTTTGTAACATTTTGTGGCTCTTGAATATGTTTCACAGGAATTGTTGGTGGTTCATCAATAGTATCAACGTCTATAATGTTACTTTCTGTAACAACTGATGAACTAGGTGTATCAAGTCCTTCAAGTGCTTTAAGTAGTGAATCTAGTGTTTCATCACTTAAATCGTGTGTATTATTAGTTTGTGGATTTTGTGTGTTTTCCATTTGGACTCCTTTATTTAATTGTAGTTGTGCGTTTTCACGCTCTTTTTTCTGTTGCTCTATTTTAACAAGTGCGTTAAATTCTTCTAAAGTTAATTGATGAACTTCGCCTGCACCACTTTCACTGTAATCTTCATCTAATTCAAAATCTCTCACATCTGCTCCTTTTTCTAGGTAATCTCTATTTTTACAATACAAGTCAAATTTTTCTTGTTGTTCGTTAGATAATTGAAATTTAGAATTAATAATTTCTTGTTTTTCTTGTTCTGATTTATCAAGTAAGTTATTAATTCTTAAATATCTCTCAATTATTCTATCTTTGTAAGTATATATTAAATTCTTATAATTTTCAATACCTGCTTCGTGTGTTCCGTCAGCCCAATCATCGCCTTCTGTATTAATATAATTTTGAACGTTAGGATTTACCATTTTTTGCAAATCGTTCCATTTACGCCACCATTGCACCCTTTCAGAGTATAACTGATTTTGCAAGATTTTATACTTTGCTTCTTCATCACGCTTTTTTGCACGTTCTAGTGCGTCTTTTGTGATTTCTTCTGCTATTCTTTCTTGCTCTAATTTTTCTTGTTGTATTCTTAACTTGTCTTCTTCAGTTAATACAGGCGGAAATGGGTCTATAATTTTATGTTCTACATCAAATATAGTATCATCGTTAATTTCTTTGATTAATCCCATTTCTAAACTAGCAACTAATCTTTTAATTAAGTCTTTGTTCCAATCTAGGGCTATTCCGTCTATTTTATACTTTTCACATAAATCTTTAAGGTCTTTTTCATCTTGATAATGTGATACCATTACTAGGTCGCTTCTTTTTTTGAACTCTAAGTCTGCTTGTCTAGGTGTAAAATATCCATAATAATCAAGTTCTTTGCCACTAGGTTCATATCTTAATCCGTTCCAATTTCCGTCTTGAAAAGGATATTTAAATAAAACTGCGTCTATCAATCCTTGTGGTGTAAAATCAGGAATTCTACGATTGAAAAAGTCATTTTCTATACCATCTCTTCCCATTTTATCGAATTTCCAATCTTCTATATTAAGACTTGGTAATTTTGGCATATGATTATGAAAAGCCATTTCACGTTCTAGGTCTAGTAAATTGTAATTGCACCAAAGATATATATAATTATTGCCGACAGGATATGTTACTCCTTCAGGTGGTCTAGGAATATTCATATAATCCCTATCATATCCGCAATCTGTATTTTCAGGTTTAGGGTAATTATTTCTTCTTGTATCATATCTATCTAATTGCAAAAACTCTTCATAACTTAATTTCCAATATCTAGCACGATTTCGATACTGATATTCACGCATTTTCTTATCGTATAATTCTTTATTTGTATTTGCAAGATTAAGAAAAAATTTCATAGGGTCTTTTTCAAAATCTTCTGTAAGAAAATCAACGTGTTTAAAATCTTTAGTATAATCAATTTTAAAATGTTGAGTATAATTAGATTTAATATGCTCGTAAGAGTGCCAATCATCTTGATATATATCAATTAAATCAGATTTCCAGGGGTTATCGTCAGGATTATCATATTTAACCCAATCATCTCTTACTTGTCTATATAATTCTTTAAAATTCTCTACGTAAATATCACGCTTTGCTTCATATTCTTCAAAAGCACCTTCTTTTTCTTCAAAGATTCTTTCATTTACAAAACATACATCTTTTTGTAAATCCATAAGAAAAGGAACACGTTTATCAACATCATCAATTGTATATGGCAAAGGTATATTTTGCTCTACGTGTTTTTTCATATCTTCAGGATAGTTATATTCAGGTTTAGGGATTTCTAAAATCTCTATTTCATCTACCCAAGAATCATCAACATTTGAAGTTTCTGTATTCTTAATCTTTTGCAACTCTTGTGTTTCTTGCATATTAATCCTTATTGATTAATCTCTTCTATATTTTTAAGATTAATTATTTTTGAAATTCTAGTTACTTCTTCATTAAAATGTTCTAAATTATCAAAGAATTTATAAACAAATTCAGCAGTTGTTGTAACTTTTGCAGAGCCGTCTATATTAATAGGGTGTGTAAGATTATATACAATTTTTAATTCATTTTCTATTGTTTTAATGTAAGATATAAATTTGATTTTTACAAAAATTGTGGTAGAACCTGTTGTGAATTTTATATAATCTTTATCATTGCTGAAGTAAGTAAATATTTCATTTTCTTGATTTTCATCAACTATAAGATAAAGATAATCTGAAACCTGTTTTGTCCTGTAATTGTTAATTTTAATATTAATAGGATAATTAAAATTAATTGTTAGCCTTTGTTTTTCTTTATCGAAAATTACAACAGATACATTTTCTGTTGAGATTAAATAACTATTATATTTAAAAAACATTTTGTTTTCCTTTATGTTGAATTTGATAAAATATTACTATATTAAAACTTAATATAATATTAATTTAGAAGCATATCATTAATTATTTGAACTATTTTTGAGTTAATTCTATCAGAATACCATTTGTATTCGCCACCAAAATATCTCATTAGTGCAGATTCAGTTTGTGTTCTTGCTGATTTAAGTTTAGCACGTTTAAACATTTCTGTATAGATATATGCAGTGGCATTAATATTTGTGTCTATATCGAAAAGGTCTGATTTTGTTTGTGCTATATTGTTTTCTTTTAAATCATTAGACCACCATTCCCAAACTACACCACCTAAACCTATCGCTCTTGTTTGAATTTTCTTATTATCAATTATAAGATTAACTTTAGCGTGCTGAATATCTGTTTTAAATGTAGATTCAGTAAATAGAATTCCATATAAAATTAATGGATTTATTTTATATAAATCAGAATATTTAATTACAGAATTGTATATAATTTTTTGTTCTCTTTCTGAAATATAATCATATTTGGCTAAATCAGTTAATATAGTTTCTTTAGTGAATTTTAATATAATATCTGTTTTTAAATTTTCTATTATAGAATAGTTATTAATAAGAGTATTATTTAATTCTAATAATTCTGATTTTTTATTTTTTAATTCTGTATCAGTATCTTTAATTTTAGAATTTAAATTTATATTCTTATATACTAAATCAGAAATTAATAAAATTCCTGATACCAATAATCCTGCCAAAACACCTATAATTATTTTTTGTATTTTAACAAATTCAGTTATTTTACCATTTTGTTTTGATAAATCTATCAATTCATTTTCAAGTTCTAGCCTTGATTTTGATTTAATGTGATTGGTGTGTTTAGTCATTTGTAACTCCTGTATTCTGTATTTGATTTAATAGAATTGTATATTATTAATACTTAAAATTAGTTTAAACAAAACTTAATATTTTCTTAAAATAAATAGTAATTCTTTAACTTTTATATCTCTTTGATTAAGATTTCTTGAACCCCTATATGTGTTATAATCTTGCTCTAATACATCTAATTTGCCTATTTTTGATAGAGATTTAGTAAATGTATCATAATTTATAAATCCTTCGTTGTTATAACTCATTATGATATATTTTGACTTTATTTTAGAGATTAAATCAACTAATTCAGATTCTGCCTTAGATTTTGAATTAAATATACTTCTATTAAAATCATTAGGAATTCCTGATATTTTAGATATTTCAGTAGGTCTTATATAATCATTAATTAAATTTAACATAAAGTAATTAGAGCCATAAGTATGTTGATTATATGGTGGGTCTATATAAGTAACATCGCAATTTTCCATATATCCTGCTACGTTTTCTGCATAATCTTTATAAATTATATTTTCAGTTTTGAAATTTGAATATACAGGCAATAATATTTCAATATCTGATTTAATTCTTGATAAACAATTTTGTGCTTTGCCCCCATATTGACCTATTTTCCCATTTTTATGAAATCCTTTAAATACCCCTGATGTATTAACTTTTACGCTTGCTTGATAAAGTAATGGTGCAAGTAAATAATCTTTATAATTAGGCAAAGTATCAATAAATTGTCTATATTTGTCAATAAATTCTGCATTTTTACGTGTATAAAACACTCTATCAGATTCAGTAATATTATTTTCATCTTTAGGAGCATATAAATCTAATATAAATGATTTAGAGTTATCAGATTTAAATTCATTAAATAAATGTTCTAAGTTTAAATTTAATAATTCATCATATATTTCTTTATTAATATTTAAATAACATTTATTAATAGTATAAGCATAATTTTCTAAATCATTAGTTTGTATTTGATATGAAAATTGTTTAAGAAATCTTGAAACAACGCCTGAACCTGAAAATAAATCAGCAGTCGATAATTTATCTTTACTCTTTTTGTTTAAGTCAGATTTTATTTGATTTATCGCTATACCGATAAAATCTAATAATTTTCTTTTATTGCCTATATATGTAATAAGTTGGTCTTGTAGAAAATCCATTTTTAATCCTTTAGTTTAACATTAGTTGTATTATTTCATCTTGTTTTGTTAAGTATCTTGGCTGTATTCCATTATGTAATAAGAAATTATATCTTAATACAGAGCCGTCCAAAATAGTGCCTAGATTATGAAATTCTATATCTATATTATGAAATTTACATTCATCAAATATTCGTGGGTGTCTATCAAAACAACCATTTGTCTTAACATATACTAATTTATATATAAATTCAAATAAATTAATAAATTCATTATTAGAATATTTAATTAGATTTTTTAAATTTGATTTAATCTTAATAGATTCTAAAGTTTCTGAATTACATTTATATAATATATAATCTTTTGTATTGTTAAATGTTTTATGAATATCAAAATTCAATTTATAGATATAATTATTTAATCCTGTAACTTCCTTAAACTCGCCAAATCCGTGATATTCGCCTGTGATTTTGTGGATATTATTAAACTCGTTTTTAATATGATAAAGATTATCAATTTTCAAAGGTTCTTTAAGTTGGTGCAAAATCTTATTTAAATGGTGTGCGAACGTTAAAAGTTTATTAAATTTATACTTATGTAAATCTTTATAATCTAATTCTATAAAATTCTTAAAACAATTTGTGTCTATATTATATTTTTTAGTATAAAAATTATAATCAGGCAATCCATTTGTAAATACTAATTTAACTGATTTATCTAATTCCCAAAGTTTATAAAAATACTCAAAAGAATCTGCTGTTGTGCCATTTATACAAGAAACACCGCAATGAACCGCTTTATCTATCGTAAAACTATTACTACCATTCATCTAAAATCTCGCTTTGTGTGTCTATATTGTAATTAATAGGGTCTGTCATAATCTTTAATAATTGTAGAAAATACTTATCCCATATAGTGTCATAATCTATATACTTTTTAAATAAATTAGCAAATTTAACATCAGTAAATGCAAATATATTGGAATTTAAAGGATTTGGCTCAACTAGATATAATAATTTAACTTTATCATTTTCTTGAATTAAGTTAAAATTTAAGTTATTATCTAATATATATCTATTAGAAACTAAAACTGCACGTGAATTAATAGGTATAGCAATTTTACGTCCTTTATCATCATATTCTACTTTATCTAAACTATAATTAAGGTTTGATACAGATGAAACTTTTGCTATTTTATCTAAATCTTGGTGTATAAATTCATCTTTAACTGATTTTAACCATATTCTTAGGTCTTCATTGGATTTATCAAATAGTAATTTCATTCCTTGCGTAAGTTTAATTTTAGAATATTCAGGTGTAGATGATTTAACAATTTCTAAACCCATTTTCTTAAAATATGGCTCGTCTTCAGCATATCTTACCCCTTCCATATCATAAACACGCATTACATATCTTTTCTTTGCTACCCAAATAGCAACATCTGATATTGCTTCACGCTCTGCTTTAATCATTGAAGCGTCTTTGGCGTTTAATATATCTGCTAATTCAAGATTCACTTCATCTACTACTTTTTGAATATTATTCTCAATAAATTCATCTAATTTGTCTATTTTTTGTGTTAATGTATCAGTTGGAGTAAATAACTTTTTCGTTACATTTTCTAATTCATAATAGTTTGAATCTGTATCTGCCCCTATTGTATAATCTACGTCTTTAGTTTCACAATATATATTAAGAAAATCGTTCATTCGCTTAGATAATAATTTAAGATAAAATCTTACTTGTGATGTAACTGCTCTTGCTATTTCAACATTAAATAGTCTGAAGTGATTGTTACCTAATGCACCATATAATGAAGCAAGAATAGTTTTAACTGCTGATTGTAGTGTTTTCTTTGATTTTGCTATTTTTATTTGTTCTTGTAAGAGTGAATTTAATTTTTCTGTTGATAAAGATTTTAAATCATCAGGATTAAATTTAACTAAATCTGACATTGTAGTCCTTTTAATACTAATTTTTGATGAATTATATAATATATCAAATTAAAATACTCTTAAATGTTCTTAATCTATTAAGGGATTATTAAGCCATTATTAAGGCATTATAACTTATAATTGCTTAAATTTTATAAAAATTACAAAGGAGTAACAATGATTACATTAAATCCTGATAATGTAAAAACATATGATTCTAAAGCAAGTCTTTATAATCCTAAATTTATAGACTTTACAAAAGAACCAATGTTTTTAGGAACAGGAAGAAACACACAGAAATTTGATATAATGAAATATCCTATTTTTGATAATCTTAACGACAAAATGCAAGGTTTAGATTGGCGACACGATGAAATAAAACTAACCCCTGATAAAATTGATTATGAAACTAAAATGCTTGAACCTATGAAGCACGCTTATACAAGAGTTCTACAAAAGTTAATTTTCTTAGATTCTTTGCAAGGACGTGGAATTTTATCAAGTCTAGGACTAATTACAACTATTCCTGAATTAGAAAATTGTATGCTAACTTGGCAATATTTTGAAGGTGCTAAACACTCAAAATCATATACAGAAGTTTTAAGGGGTGTTTATCCAAATCCAGGTGAGATTTTTGATGAATCTTTTAAAATTCCTGAACTAATGTATATTGCTAAGTCTATATCAGAACCTTATAATATCTGTTTTGAATTAGTAACAGAATATAATTACTGCCAAATAAAAGGTCTTAAATTTGATAAAATTAAAGAACTTAAATTAGCAATATTAAGACTTCTTGTTACTATTAATATTCTTGAAGGTGTAAGATTTTATTCAGGATTTGTTACAATATGGAGTCTTCACTATTCGCAAGGATTAATGGAACGCACAGGCAATATCTTACAATTAATTTGTAGAGATGAAAATATGCACTTAGCAATTACTCAAACTTTGCTTAATATTCTTAAAACTAAAGAAGATGAAGGATTTACCGAAGTTTATAATGAATTTAAACCTGAAATTCACAAATTGTATGAAGAAGCATATAAAGATGAAGAAGTATGGATAGACCTATTATTTTCTAAAGGTTCATTTCTAGGTATGAATGCAGATATTGCTAAGACCTATATTAAATATACCATTAATAGACGTTTAAAAGCAATAGGCGAAAATATATTATTTAAAGGATATGATACAAATCCTGTAAAATGGGCGGACGCTTATATAAATTCAGATAAAAATGAAGTCTTGCCACAAGAAACAGAAATTCTAAATTATAGAACAGATATTTTAAATAGAGAAGTATCAGATAATGATTTAGAATCTCTTAAAACACTACTTTAAAATTAATTTAAGGGAATTTAATTTATAATTCCCTTATCGATTAAAGGATTACATATGAATACAATTAATAAACAAGAACTTCCATTAAGTAAATTAGATGATTTATATAATAAACCTGATTATATACATATATCATTAGGATTTAATTATACAAATGAAATAATATTAATACTTACTATTAACAAATATTTTTTAAACCCAAAAAGCACAAAATATTTAAGATTTGATTTAAATGATAAAAAATTTAAAAAAATCACACTTACAAAAAATAATCAAATTAATGATGTTAATGTATGCAACACAATAACTGATTTTATAAAAGATTTTTCAGATAAAATTAATTCTAATATATCAGAAAAACAAATAAGATTATCAGTTTCTAATGAATCTTTAGAACAATATAAAATTAATAAAGATATTGTTACCAACGGCTTATATAATGAAAATTTAGAAACACAATATGAATTACGTAATTATAGAGATAAATCAATATCAAAAGAATTTTTTAATACAAACATATCAAGACATATAATTTATATTAACAAAGAGCAAAAAACATATCAATTTAAAACAGATGAAAATGATTATAATACTATTAACAACTTAAAATCAGGATATATCAATTATGTGAATACTATGATATTAGAATATAATAAAGCAATAGATAAAATTAATGTTATTATTAATGATTATAATAGTATATTAAATAAATTAAAATCTCAATATACTGAAATTTTTATTTAATTAAAAAGGAATACAAAAATGAAAACTATATCAGATTTTAAAGCAAGCGGAGTATCATTTTCTGAACTTCAAAAACTATTTGAAAACTACAAAAGTTCAAATTTTGATATTATGTTCGGTAATATTCTTGATTTAAATAGTAGAATATATATTAAGCACTTTTGCATACATATAATATCGTCAATTAATTTACACGATTATGAAAAATTTATTTATGATTCAGAATTAAATTTATTTACTTATCAAGAAAAATTTGCAAATGTAAATATTATGGATAATAAAAGATATAGATGTTTTAGTGATTTGATGAATAGATTTTATAATGATATTGATAGTGTTATACAAACTTCATCAGATGAATACAAAATGAATTTAGAAAATATAAAAAAGAAACAAAAACAAATTAAAGTTTTAGAGCAAGGGACACTAAATTTAAATATTAATAAATCTAAATCAGATATATATTATGATAAATTTCTCACAAGTAGATATCAAGTTCATTTTGATTATTTAAATAAAGAATATTTGTTTGAATTTTATGGCAGAGATGATGATTTGTTTGGCGAATATGATAATTTAACTCAAAATGAAATTAATGAACTAAAAGATAATACATTATATAAATTAAAACAATCTATTGAACGATGTATGGAAGACGAGAAACTTCAGATTAATCAATTATCAGTTTTAAATAAAACAAAAGAAAAATTTTTAAATTTATATTCAGAATTTCTGATTTAAGACTTTAAGTTTATATTAAATTTTTTATAAACATATTTTAAGTATTAATATTATATAATTCTTTAAATTAAAAGGATTACAGATGAATACAATATTTTCAATAAGAACAGCACCCAACAAAATAAATCTAAATGATTTAAGTATCTTATTTAATAAAGATAAAGGTATTGAAATTATCTATACTCAACCGAGATTATTTTTAAATACACAAGTCTTAAAAATAAAAATAAGAAAAGATTTTAGATTTCTTGCATATAATTATGATGTTGCCAAAGAATCATTTGAATTAGATTATAGTAATTATAATTCAGCACAAGACGGCGATATAAAATGCAATAATCTAAATACCTTAATCAATGAATTATATAAATCATTATTTGAAGCAAATAAAAAAAGAAAATCAGATATTATAAAACACATAAACAAAATTAAAGAAAGTGCCGATGATGTTAATTATATACAAACTCTTGAAAATATTATAAAAGCAAATCAAGATGATATAAACAATAATACAATTTTAAGTGAAAAATTGTTAGAATACTATTCAGAATATATAGTATAAAGGAATACAAAAATGAAAACAATAAATTTAGAACAATTGGATATACTATTTAAAAATAAACCTGATAACATAAATGTTTTTCTGGGACAAAATTGGAATTCTGATTTATTCTTGAAAGTATCAAATTCTAAATTAAAAAACAAATCAAAATTTTTTAAATTTGATAAAAATGAAAAAAAATTTAATTATGTTCCATATGATATAGATGAATATTCACATTTAAGAAAACATAATAATTTGAATAGTTTTATAAAAGAATTTTTAGTATTAATTAAAAATAATATATCAGATAATAATGCAAGCATATACAATTCCAATAAAAATTTAGAAAAATACAACTTATATAAAAATGTAATGCTTACAGGCAAGTATAATGAAAAGTTATCACAAAGATATGCTTTGCAAACATTTGATAAATTAGTAGAATGTGATTTTTGTTATATAGACAAATTAGAAATTATAATTTATATGGATATAAAGAACAATTATTATCAGTATAAAGAAAATGAATCTTTTAAAAAATTGAATTTCAAAGAATTAAAAGAAAATTATATTAAATATATAGACAAATCAATTTTAGATTACAATAGAATATTAGATAATCAATCACGAATAAAATTAGATTATGATTCAATCTTAGACACTTTAAGAAGTGTATATTCTGAATTTTTTATATAAAGGATTATAGCAATGAAAAGAACACTAAATGTTTTATCTTTAAATGACTTAATACAATTGTTATACAAATTTAACAATACAAAAGAAAGACTTTATTATAGATTTAGAGAACCTGATTATAATAAGTTAAAACTTGAATTGACAATTCTAACATCAGATTTTGAATATGATTTTGATTTTGAAAATAATGTTTTTATAATAAATTCTAAGCACGATGAATTACATAAAAATAGTCACAAATTAGATGAATTTTTAAATTCTAAATACAAAGCAAGTAAAGTAATTGATTCAGTTGAAGATGATACAAAACAAATAAAAAAGTTTTTTCAAAGATTTCAAGAATATTTAGGATATTGTGAAAATCACAGATTAAATATTATAGAAGAAACTAAGATTCAAATAAATGAACTTGACGCACAAAAACGCTTAGTCAATTCAATTAAAAGTTTAGGCAGAATAACAGATTATGGATATCAAAAAATTAATTTATTTTATAATGATAATTTCTTGAATTTAAATAATGTAATTATTAATCTTTATGTATTAGATGATATTTGCGAATTAGAAATTATAAAGGATAATAAAAAAATTGCAATAAAAGATTTTTCTATAAGTTCAGTAAGTTCAGTGTCAGTTGATTATGTAAAAGACTTATTTAATAAAAAATATATTTCATTGACAAATTATTATCAAAATAAAATAGATTTATGTAATTTGTTCCAAGATAAAATTAATAATTCACGTAATGCAATACAAACTAATTTTTCGGAGTTTTTGATATGAATACAAAGTATAGAGTGAAAAAATATTATGAAATTTCAGAGTTGCCTAAAATTTTTAAAGATTTTCCTGATGATTATAACGTATTATGTTATATTTCATATGCTGAAAATGTAAATATTTGTATATATATTACTGATTTATATGAATCTGTTGAAGCAACGTATGTATTTGATTTTAAATCTAATAAATTTGTATTAAATGATAATACTGATAATTTTTATGGAATGACATTTTTAGAGCCACAATATTTAATAGAATATGTTTATAAAGAATTAAACATAAAATATAAATCAGAAAACGCTCAATATATAAATTATAAATCAATATTAGATAATTATATTGAAATTAAAAATTTATTTAGTAATGATAAATTTACTGAAGAAATAGAACAATCTGAATCAAAATTTAATCAAGATTTTACATTAACAAAATCGTGGCAAGATATAGCATTTGATTTAGATTATAAAAATTTAGTATGTCGTGCAAGAATATCACTAAAATTAAAGAAAATTTATTTTAATTTTTCAAATAGAAGAAATTATAATTTTCATTGTGCTACCAAAGATATACCAAAAGAAATTTTATATTCTAAATTTATTAAAGAATTAGATAAAAATATAAAATATTATAATAATACTGTAAATTCAGCACAGAAATATATAGATAAAATTAATATTATTAATAAATTATTAATTGATAATTTTCCTGATTACTTAATCTAGTTTAAATCATTGCCAAGCCTTACTAGATAAGAACCTTTTTTATTTAGTAAGGATTCTATAATTTGTATAAAATTTTGATGTGTAGGCGTATATACTTTTAAATTTAAGAGTTTTGCTATTTCTAAATCATCTTTAATTGTGTGTCCTATATTTATAAAATCATAGCAACCTGTATGTCCTGCATTGCAAAATATAATACAAGATTTGTCTTTACACCATTGCGTGTTAAATTTAATCTGCTCGAATGCTTTATATAAAATAAATCCACAAACGCCATATACTATTACTTTTTTGCCAGTATAGGCAAGACCACAAGCGATATTAACTAAGTTTTGCTCTTGTATGCCTAGATTATAAGAATTAAATGTTTTAAATGGAAACATATCAGCGTGTAAAAGATATATATTTTTATCTTGTAATTGATTTAAATAGTCAGATAGTTTTTTTCTCATATTAATACTCCTATTTAGATTTATTTATAGAGATTTTTAATATCTAAATTTGTATCTGAATTTTATTAACTACTTAATGTATTCTTAATTCTTATAATTCTCTATTTGAATTATTTAATTTAAGTTTATTTTAAGTAGTTAATAAATTTAGGATTAAAATTTAAATTCTGAATTTATTTGATATTCTATTATAGAGATTTATATAAAATTTTGAATTCGTATGCAGATTTTATTAACTACTTAATTCTTATTTAATATGTTATTTTATTATTACTAATTTAAGATTAGATTAAGTAGTTAATAAAATATAGATACAAATTTAATTTTTTGCCGTAGGCAATATATTAAAAAAATGAATTTATATTAATCTATATAATAGAAACATATTAGTATATTAAAAATAAAATTCAATCCTATTTTTATTAACAACTTAAAATAAACTTAAGAAAATTAAATATCGTGCAAATCGTGCATATATTTAAGATTAGTTTAAGTAGTTAATAAAAATAGGATATCAAATTAGAAATTTAAATTTTATATAAATTTTTATAATAAGAATATCAAATAAATTCAGAATTTAATTTTCATAAATTGTAATCCTAAATTTATTAACTACTTAATCAATTCTTATATTATAACTTTATTATTACTAATTTAAGATTAAATTAAGTTGTTAATAAAAATAAGATTAAATTTTAAATTTTAATAGAATTCTATATAATAGAAATACATTACTTTTATTGAATTAAATTTTTTAATCTCTTGCTTACAGCAAAAATTTAAAAAGTAAATTCAATCCTAAATTTATTAACTACTTAATTAAAAATTAAAGATTAAAACTAATTAAATAAATTCAGTCAATATTAAGTAGTTAATAAAAATCAGATATCAAATTTATACTATAAATAATTATAATAAATTATAGGAGTTATAAATGGGTTTATATCGTGGTATAGTAGTTAATAATAATTCGCCAACAAAAGACGGACGAGTTCAAGTCAGAATATTTGCTTTACACCCTGATGAAGTAAAAGACGCAGATTTGCCCTGGTCTGAAGTTATGCAAACAATTGAATATATTGGCTATCACTCAACAGATAAATTTGATTCTAATGAAAAATCAAATCCTACAAATCCATTAACTAGACAATCAGGTTCAAGACGTGCAGGATTTGGTAAAAATATTATATTAGAAATAGGAACTTGGGTATTTTGTGACCTAGACCACGATAATCCTAATATGCCTATTGTTGTTGGAACTATCGCTTCACATAATGAAATAAATCCTAATTCTAGTCCTACAAATAAGCATATCCTAGAAACAATATCAGGACATTATCAAGAATTTTCAGATACACAAGGTTCAGAAACTATTAGAACACATCATAGGTCAGGAACAGATATAACTTATATGCCTGACGGCACATTAAACACATATATTACAAAAGATGAATACACACATATACTTAAAAATTCATTGACTAAAGTAGAGCAAGATAAAGTAGAGATAATTAATAAAGATTATACAAGACAAATTCAAGGTTCAGATGTTAAGCAAGTTGCAGGCGACCAATTAAATACTTCATCAGGAATTTGTAGAATAACTGCTGATACTATATTTTTGAACTAAGAAGTTAAGGATTTAAATTGTATTATACTATTAATGATATATTAAGAATTTATAATAGAAATAAAAATAAATTTAGAATTCAGAATAAAGATTTTACTTTTTATGATAAAATTTTTCAAGAATTGCAATATCTTGTTAAAATGATTAATAAATGTGAAAAATCAAAATCAGAAGAAAATAAAAATTTATTAATTAAATATTATAGAGAATTTGATGAATTTCAAATAAAATATCCTGAAATTTTAGTATAATTAATTACACCACTATACGAGATGATTAAATTGTTGAATTTGAGTTGGATAATATCTACCATTTAATATATAAGGTGTTTGCGTATATTTCTTTAATCTATCATTTAATTTAAAAATTTTAAAATTTAAATCTAATTCCATTTGTATAGTATTAGTTTCTTTTTCTACTAAAATAAGATTAGAATTTTGAAGTTTAATATTTTCATTAGTAGTTAAACAAATTTTATATTTCTTATAATAAAATCCAAAGTAATATATTTTACCTATTTCATTGCTTAATTGAAGTGCGTGTTCCCTATTTCTTACCATAAAAAAGCAAGCATAATTAGAATTTTCCGCTTCTAATAATGGTAAATTTGTGGCATACTTATTATAAGTTTTGATAGAATCATCAATAAATCTACGTTGCAGTAAATATGTGTCATTAGGTGTAGCAGGTTTAGTTATATTAACTAAATATTTTCTTAAATTATCAGGTAATTCATCATAATTAACTAATAATGGATTAGGAATATCAAGATAAAAATGAAAAGGTGGTTTTGCTAAACAATATATATCACAATTTACACCATTATTATCAAGTGCTGTTAAAAAGTGATTATACATTTCTATTGAATAGTAAGGGTCTAGTGTTATCATTAATATATCCTTTATGATTATATTTATACTAGACCCTAAGTCTAATTACACTAATTAAAGTTCAATAGAATTTATTTTATCTATTATATAATTAGGATTTTTAAGAATTTTACCTATATAAGGTATTAATTTATCAGAACAAGAGTTAATCTCTACTACATCTTTAGTAAATCTAATTGGTGTATTATCGCCATATGGTGCTAAATTCCAAAGAACTAATTTAACATTAGGATTTACTTTAGATTTATACTGATTATAATATTTTTGCAAAGAACTATCGCCGTATAATTCCATATCTGTAAATATAAAAATTGTATCTACTAAAGTTTGAGTTCTGATTAATTCTTTTAATGGCTCTTCAGCATATGTTCCACCGCCATTACAACTTCTATTCATTAGAAAATCCATTGGATTTGCAACAACAAATTTGCAGTGACTAGCCCAAGTATAAGCAACTGATTTATCAGACATTAAAATAGATGTTAAAACTTTACCATATTTAAATGGTGTTCCGTCCATTGAGCCTGATTCATCAAGACAAAGTGCATAAACACCATCTAATTCAAGTTGTTCTGCTGATAATTTCATACAATAAAACAAAGTTTTTGTTAATTCTCTTAGTTTAAATTGGTCGAATTTAATATCTTGAATGGACTCCATACAATCATAAAATCTAAATGGCAAAATCATTGATTTTTGAATTTGATTTTTATCTTGTATTCTCTCAATAATATAATCATATAATTCAGGTGATTCTGTTAATATTTTTCTTATGTTTTTAATAAGTGCCATATATCCTAAATCTTTGATGTTGTCAAAAGTATATTTAACTTTGCCTGCATTTAAAGTTTGTGCTGTATTGATATTAGGTAATCTATCTTCAATAATTGCCTTATATACATCATCTAAACCTTGTTTATCAAATTTAAACTTATTTGGATTAGGTCTTGATAGTTTAACTATATCTTTAAGTTTAACTTGATTATTGATAGATGTGTATTTTTTAAATTGATAGAGATTAAATTTATTCTCTAAGCAATATTTCATAGCACGTCTAAGTGAATTTGCTCTTCCTGATAGTGCAAATTGGTCGGTCATATCATCTACTCTTATAAAAGACCTAATTAGCATTGGTTTAAGATATTTTTCAGATTTAGCAGTTTTGATTAGGTAATTTGCTAATACCTTACTAATATATCTAAATCCTAATTCTTCTCTTAAGAATATAACAGATTTAGCGATAAATTCTTTATCTAATTCATCAAGTAAAATTTCTAGGTTTTCTTGAACTTGTTTGTTTGATTTATAGTAATTATCTGAATTATTAAGACAATTCATTACTATACTAAGAAAAGTATTATATGGATTTGTTCTTTTAAATGCTTTTCCGCCTGCTATATTTGTGACTGCTTCAGATGAAGTTGTTTTATTCAATGCTGACATTATCATACTCCTATTAAAAATTTGTATTATTATACAATAAAAATCTGAAAACAAACTTAATACTCTTAAACACTTAAAAAAATTAATATTGTAAAAAAAAGACCCTAACAATCGTGAATTAGGGTCTTGACTTCATTAGAAAGGAGGAGATAAGATGAAATACGCCTTGATGATAAAATCAAGAGTAAGTGGTCTAATGTTTTTATATAAAATTTCGTAACCCTAAAATTTTAAAACTACATCTTTTACAATGTAGAAATATATAACGTAAGTTCTTATGATTGATAATAAAAGTGATGTAATTACTCTTATCAATTCATCAAAGAACATATTTCATCAACGACATAAATGCCACGAAAAGAACAGATAGTTTGATTTAAGGCTTGAACTATCAAAAAGCCATAACAAGAAAGGTAAAAAATGGTTAGCAAAAACTTATCTAAATTGATAAGTTTCTTATCTCGGATTAATAAGAAATCTTAATGATAAAATTAAGTGAAAAATAACTTTTCATTCCCAAATATGATGTAATTTCACTTTACAATTCATTAAGATTTCTACTTCCAAAAATCAAGGATAAGAAACTTATCATAAAATCAAGACCCTGAATTAACAAGGTCTTGTATAAACATTTTATTCTAAGTTTTGGATAACCCTAGAACTCCTTAACTTCCTTTTTATGTTTGTATTATAACATTAATAAACTTAAAAGAACCTTAAAATTTAAAATATTTATAAATTATAATATCTCTTTTGTTTTTGCATATTGCAACAATGCCAAAGCGTGTGCTTCACGCAATTCTTGAATATCTATTTCTACCTTTGAATAATCAGCCATTACCCATATTGTTTTTGTTTGTCCTAGTGTTTCACTTGCTATAATAGCGTCACACATATTTTGTCTTGCTTCTGAATTTGCGTCAAATACATTACCTTTAGAAGTAGTAACAACTAATTTATTGATTTCTTGTTTAAGATTAAATTCAGTTCTTTTAGGTTTTTCATAATTTTTAATCTCGTGCTTATAAATTAATTCTTTTAATTCTTGTTCTAAATCATTACTGATATTATTAATATCTAAAGTATAAGGAATCCAACCTAAATTTTTATAATTTAATTCAAAATCTACCCTTGTTTGGGAAGGATTTGAAAATCTAACATTTCTTAAATCTGCTTTATTATACATTACAATATCCTTAAAAATAGTGCTTTATTATTTTCAAGGTTGCCACATTGTCGCCAAGTTCCTATCATTGATGAACCTGTTGAAGTTCTAAGTTTAGAACCTTGTATAATATCATTAAAATTTGTAGTATCTGATGTTTCAAATATACCATAATATCCGACATCGCCTGCTACACCTGTTACAATAGATTCAATAAATTGCTCTTTTGTTGGTTTAATTTCAATATTACCTGAACCTACAATATTATTGTTATTGATAGTTTTAAGTTCTATATTGCCTGTTCCTTTAAGTGAAACATTATTAATAGACTTAATAAGAAAATCTGCTGTATTTAATTTTTCATTAAGTTTTTCGGCAGTTTCAGTTGATACAGGTTTATTTAAGTCTTTTGTTAAATCTATTTTTGTTAAATTTTGTTCTAATAAATCAACTCTATCTTTTATTGTTCCTAGTAAATCTGATAATTCAGTTGAACTTGACAAAGCCTTTAAATCTGAAATAACAGATTGAATATCTTTAATATATTGAACTAGATTTATAAAATTTGTATCTAGTTCTAAATATGTAAGAGTATCAAATTTAGTTTTTAATTCTAAATTTCTACTCTCTTTTAAAGCAGGAACATTATTAGAAGAATCAAGTGTTCTTAATGTTATTTTCATATTTGTTGCCTACAATTCAATATATTTAAACTATTTATCTTTATCACTTATCACTTGTCACTTGTCACTTGTCATTATATCTTTGATATGTTTATTCTTACCAAATATATCAAGAACAATATCATTTTTCTTATTATCTAATACATCTTTATTATCAAAAACTTTTTTTGTCTTTGTTTTTGGTTTTTCAATACCTTCAGCACTATCAGACGTTTCACTTTTTTCAACGTTTTCAATATTCTCTGTCTTTTCTGTGTTTTCTTTGATATCAAAAATTGGCTGTTTTTTAGATTTAGATTTGCTTGAACTTGAATTGATAGATTTTTTAAGTTTAGAATTTTCTTTTTCAAATGCTATATATTCTTTAGCAGTCAATTTCTCGCCGTTTATCATTACGTGAGTAGCAATACCTTTTTTACACATTTCAAGAGTATTATACCAATATTCTTTACCTTCAAACATATCTTCTATCTCTTTATCAGTAAAGAAATTTGATAATAAATCTCTCATCCAAATTTTATATTGTTCTCTTTGGAATTTATGTTGTTTATCGATATCAGACGCTTTTCCCCAATATCCACCACTCCAATCGTGAAACATTATCATACTTGTTCTATGTGCTATACGTTCTGTTCCTAGTAGAAACATTAAAGCACCTGCTGAATACCCGTGATTGTCTAATATAGTAAATGTTCTATTTTGAAAATAATTCTCAATTACATTTTGAAATCTTTGTAAATCTAGCAAATATCCACCTGGACTTGAAATTCTAACTTCAAGTGTATCGTAAGACTCGCCATCATACAAAGTATCAAATATTTCATCTAGTTTTGCGTCATCAAATTCATTTATAAAAAGACGATAATTATAAGTTACCATACCATCTTTTCTAAAAAGATTATGATTTTTTGAAGTTACAGATGTAGTGGCGTTTTTTATATCACGACCTGGTCTTCTGATGTTTTTATAAATTTTCATTAATACTCCTTATTCAATTATTGAATTATATATTATTTACACTTAAAATTTGTCAAAAATACTATTTTATAAAATTTGCCAACTCTACACAACAAGCAGATAAAGTCAAATTTTTATCTCTTACATTACTTGATTGAAACTGATACTTAGCAATAGTTAATAAGATTTGTGGTCTTGCTTGCTGATTAAATTGATTTAAATTCTTATACATATATGTATAAAAAGAATCAGGATTTGTAACTAAATATGTTTCTTTTAATATTTCATCAAAGTTCTTATTTTTTATTTGTAAAATAAGATTATCGAATCCGTCTAGTTTTTGAATTTGAGTTAAATCAACTTTAAGTGTATTATTAATTACAGATTTCTGTATAAATCCTACCATACCACGAACAGATGGATAATAAGTATTGATAATAGGTATCAAATCTTTTTTATCATAACTTACTTTTTCTGTATCTAATATAAAGCATAATCTATTAAAAATTTGTTTAATTAATGATTCTCTATTAGATTGATTATAGAATTCATCAAAATCATAAACTTCAAATCTGTTAATAATAGCAGGTATAATTTTATTGATATAGTTACAAGTTAAAATAAATCTGCAATTTCCTGAAAATTCTTCAATAAATCCACGTAATGCTTGTTGTGCTGAATATCCATCAAATTCATCGAGTATAACAATTTTATGATTATCATCAAAAGACTTATAACTTGCAAAATTTTGTATAGTTGTTCTTATAGTATCAATACCATTACTTAATGAAGCATTTAGAAATAATGTTTCTAATCCTGATTCTTTGGCAATAGCATTAACACAACTTGTTTTACCTGTTCCAGGTGTAAAAGAACTAAACAACATATTAGATAAATTTTTAGTATCTACCTGATGTTGCAATTTAGTCTTAATTTCATCAGGCAATATCATATCTTGAATACGTTGCGGTCTGTATTTTTCGTAATATAATTGCTCTTTATCATTTATAATCATCTTATCGCTCCTTATATTTTATTATTCTATTACGTCAGCAAATAAAAATTTAAACTCTTCAGGCAATGCTTCATAAAGTTTATACGCTAAATTTCTTATCTCAAAATGTGCTGATTTAGATGTTCTAAGTTTTAGTAAATTTCTAAGTGACCTTACATTAATACTAAATGTTAAATCTGTTTTATAGCATTCAGGCAACGCATATTTAATCAAATCTTGTGTAACATTATAATTTACTGCATTATTAACTAATCTTCTTACATTTTCTAGTGCTTTAATAGAACATTCATCAACATTATTATTGTCTGTAAGATTGATATATTTGCTTGCACGTTCTTTATCTTTAATAGTAAATTCAGTTTCATTTCTTAATTCTTTTAGTGTATATCTAGTTGATTTAACACTATAAGAAGCAAGGCGGTGACGTGTAAGTTCCATAAGATTTAATCTTGATATACCTTGTATAAAAAAGTTAAATACGCAGTGTTCCGAAACACTGAAGTGCTGTGCTTGTAATAATACACGTTTTATTAAATCTAAATCTTTTTCGCCAAGATTATCAGATTTATCGTGTGAATCCCAACAAGTCCTTATGGCAGTATTAATTACTTCCAAAGGAGTATAAGATAGTAGTTTAACTTTAAACATTATTATTCCTTTTACTTTTTATTTTTCAATTTATTGATTTCTTCTTGCATAATTATATCAAAATTATGTGGTTTCAATTTATTATTTTTAGGTTGTTTAATTGGATTATCATTTATTTCAGATTTTTGAATTTTATCAATTGTAGTAACTTTAGTATTAGGTTCTTGTTCTGTATCAAATTGTGTATATAATGATAGTAAAGTAAATAACATTTGTTTTCCTTTATTAAAAATTTAAGATATTATAACAAGTTCAAAATTAAAAAATCCTTATAACTTTTTGTGTTATTCATCAATAATAATCATATAGCAGTCATCATCAAAATGATTATAAAATTCATTTAATACTATACGATAATCATCAAAATCTGTCATTGTATTTGATAAAATTGTAATTAAATTGATTATTTTTAACTTATCATCAACATCAAAAATAACTTTAAATTTTGATATTGCAAATGTAATACAAATCCTTTTATCTGTTTTTAATGTATTGTTTTCAATTCTTTGTATCATATTGTTTATAGCATTTTGAATTTTCTGTTCTATCTGTTCTTTTGTAAGTGATGTTCTAAATCTTATACGTTTAATTATACTATGCGTGTCTGAATGCTTAATTTTTATTAAATATTCTTTGTGTCTAAGATTTAAAACTCGCTCTTTGTTTTCTTCGTTTAGATTATTAAAATTATTAAAATTCATAATATTTAATTTCCCCTTCATCAATAAAATCAAAACTTTTAAAGTCGCCGTCTTCTTTACATTTATTTACTCTTCTTGATTTATATGCGTTATGATATTCAGATATAATTCCTATATGATATTTATTATAGCCGTGTGAAAAATCTTCAATTTCATATGTATTATCAAAAGAAAGTAATAATCTAATATGTTTTTCTGATTGTGTAAAGAAATATCTATTTTTATTATATTCGACAATAAAGAATTTATCTTTAATCTCTTTAAAGTCTTTGCATTTTTTTACTAAATCTATAACATCAGATTTTTTAAATTTAGATTTACTAAAATAAACTTTGCGTCTATTGTAATGTATTTTCATCTTAAACTCCTAATTGATTTAATCTTTTTATGAAGAGAATTATATCAGATTATAACTTAATTAAAGTTTAAGTAAAACTGATATAATTCTTAAATCAATAATTTAGTAGTTTTTAATAATTAAATGTTTTGAACCTTTGGTAACTTGCCTACCTTTTATATTAATAGAATAATTTTTATCATATGAATCTACTATATAATCTTTATATAATTCTTGTATTATATCGCAATCATTTATAATTAGTAAGCATTTTGCAGAAGTTGATTTAAAGAAGTCTGATAATTCTTTTTGAGAATTATTATCAAAAATAGATTTATCATCATTGCCATATACATTATTATTAGTATCAACATATGGTGGGTCTAAGAATATAAAATCATCTTTATTAGGTTTAATCAAAGATTTATAATCTAAATTATAAATTTCAGTATTTTGTAATAAATCTGAATGTTGTTTAGTTAATACTTTTCTTGAAAAAGTTGAATTGTGTGAATATGGTGTATTTAAATAACCTTTAGAATTATAACGCATTAATCCTGATACAACTAATTTATTAATATAATAATATAGTGTTCCTTGACTATATTCTCTATCTCTTACACCATTAAACATATCCCTAAGTTCATAAAATTTTGTATGGTGTAAATCAACACTATAATTTTTAACTAATTCATCAAGTTCAGAACTTATTGTATTATAATCAAATTTAACAGATTTATAACACTCTATCAAATTTTTATTTAAATCATTAATAATAGCAAATTTTGGTTCTAAATACCAAAACACTGCACCACCGCCTACAAATGGTTCTATATATCTATTATAATTATTTGGGATATGACTAAGGAAATTTTTAATTTCCCTAGCCTTACCACCTGAATGTTTTAAAAATGGTTTCATTTAGCACAACTTTTATAATCTGCTTTATACCATAATTTCATTGCTTCAGGTGTCTTAAATTTAATCCATTTTTTCTTTTCAGGATTATATGCACCTGTTCTTGAATCTATTTCTTTAAATGTTTCAATCATTGCTTTAAATAAATCAAATTCGCAATAAGAATTATCAAGATTTAAAAGCATATACCTAATTGATTTATAAAGATTATATAAATTTTCATAACTAAATTCTTTACTTAATTCATCTCTAAGTTTAATGATATAATTAAAATCTATCCATTCACGAATTTCGTTTTCATAACTTAAATCTTTTAATTCAACTTTAACAGAATTAAAACTAAATACAAGAATATCGCAAAGTGCGTCTATTTGTTCGTAAATATCTAGTGCTGAATAATATTCTTGGATTTCTTCATTTGTTAAATTAATATAATTAGATTGTTGCATTTCATAAGTAAGACTTCTCTTAGTCATCCAATTCTCTAACATTTGTGATAAAATATACATTTCTTCACTAATAGTCATATTAATGCTCCTTTAAATAAATTGATAGAATTATATATAATTAATACTTAAATTTGTCTTAAGAAATATTTAAAATTTTCTTAATTATAATTTTATGCAAGGTATTCCTGCATTTTCTAGGAACTTAATCCCACCTTTATGATTGTGAAGTATATCTTTATAATATACTTTTTCAATACACCCTAAATATACAATTAATGAAGCACATCTTATACAAGGTGCATAAGAAACATAAAGATTATATTTCTTAGTTAAGTCTGCCTTAAGAAGTGCTGATACTTCAGCGTGAATTACATAATCATATGTATTATTATTTTCATCACGCATTGGCAAATTATTGGGTGCTTGATTAAATCCTTCATAAATTTTTTGGAATTCTTCCAAAGGTTCTAATACACACCCAACTTTTCTAATATCTTTTGAGTGACTTGCTACATAATCTAATTTTTCAATACTAATCATATATTAATACTTTTAGAGATTTCTAAAATTCTTTGATAATCATCTGCTTCTAATTTATCTTGTCTTAATTCTTTAAATCTAGGGTGCAATAAAGAATAAGTATCAGAATTCTTAGATTTTGATAAAGCAGTTGCAATTACTGACATTATGCGTCCTAATAATTCATCTTGATTATTAGTTATAAAATCTAGTGTTAAATCATCAAATCCGCTACATTGTCCTATTACTAATCCGTCTGACGATTCAAACATTACTGCACCAACTTTATCTGCTCTTTTACCATTTCCCTTAGTAAATCCTGTAATTTTAACATCTACATCAAATTCAGGTTTAATCTTTATTTGATATTTAGAAGTTTTATTTTCAAATTTAGTTTTAAGGTCTTTTAAAACTCCACCTTCTTCGCCTTGCTCTATCCATTTTTTAGTAATACTAATTACTTCATTTATATTACTAACTTGAACTGATTTAACTAATTTAAGATTTTTATTATCTAAAGTATTAATATAATTAGATAAATTGCTAAATCTCTCAACATATGGTGTATCTGAATAACAATTTGAAAATTCATCTAATTCAAGATAATCCCACATATAAAAATCAAGTTCATCAGGAACAGATAAAGAATTTAAAATTCCATTAGATTCATATCTATCTTTTGCATTAGGAACTAATAATTCGCCTATATATGCACCATCAGGCAATTTTTCAAATAAATTAAACAAGTAAGGATATTCATAAGATTCGCCACTTCTTGAATAACAATCAACTCTATTATTATTTTTGATAAATGTTCTAAATGTTCCGTCCATTTTTACTTGTAGATAAGCAGGATAAGATATATTTTTAACTTTATCCATTAGACTACATCGCATATATGGAAGTTCAAAGATTTTATCAGAATCTGAAACAATCTTATTAAACTCTTTTACACCTACACCTATTCTTAAATCTCTATCAATAATACATTTTAAGACTTTTTTATTATCAGGATTTAAAGAATTAAATAGATTCTCTAAATATCTAATTGCACTGTTTCCTGTATATGTTCTATCACATAATAGTTTTAAGGCTTTTATGCACTCTTCCAACGATATTTCATCAATAAACACATCAGGTTCATAATTTACTTGGGAACAAGTAATACCATATGAATATTTAACTTTATCGTAAGCGTGTTGAAACACATCAATAAAAAGTCTATTATCTTTATATTTCTCTAATACAGATTGTTTATGCAATCTTGAATTAGATTGATTAAATTCATTAAGTATATCTACAATCATTTATAGACTCCTTAATCTAAATTGTTGAAAAATTTATATGTTTCGGCTATATCTGCATAATCCAATTCATTTAATATTTTTCGTTCATCTGCACCATATGAATCGACAAATGCAATAATTTGATTTTCTGAAGCGTCTATATCAAATTCATCTAGTGCGTCTGTAACTGACTCAATTGCTTGGCAACGTTCTGCTTTTTGTTTTCTAGTTAATTCCATTTTATAATCCTTTTGATTGTAATTTCTTTTGTAGTCTTATATAAGATTCTAAATCTTTAACAAATTCTGCAAGTGAGTGTTTAAATTCATTTTTAGTATATTTGCTAAAATTTTCAGATTCAACAAAATCCTTAAATTCATCAGATATTTCTAATTCAACAATAAAATTATAAGTTATATTAGTTGTTTTAAAAACACCTATCTTTTCAACTGATTTGACACTTAGACTTAATCCATCAATTAAGCCTTCAAACTTCCAATAATAAGACAATGTTGCCTTGACATATATTTTAGTAATTACACTTGTCATATTTTCATTTAACTCCTTATTAAAATTTGAAGTAATTATATATTATTAAATCTTAATTTAACATTAACAATAGTTTAAAACTTACTTAAATAAGCAAATTTATTGATAAATTTTTAATATAAATAACAATATGAATTCTTTATATGCTTGGAGTTTAGGCAACCTAAGACTTAGACATAGAGTTTTAAAATCTTAGCGATTTTATGTGATATTCAAATTTATTTTAAAGGAAAATTAAATGGGCGAATTATTGTCACCTGGTGTATTGGTTCAAGAAATAGACCACTCAACTATTGCACCATCAGTTGCAGGAACTTCAGTTGCATTTGCAGGTAATTTTACTAAAGGTTTTGTAGATACTGCTGTTCTAGTTACATCTTATCAAGAATTTGTAGATAACTTTGGTAAGCCAACTAAATCAAATTTTAATGATTGGTATCAAGTTTATAACTTCTTACAATACGGAAATAAAATTTATGTTTCTCGTGCTTGTGATTTAAATGGAACACTAAAAGAAACAGGATTGCAATTTGTTTCTAAACAATCAGAACTTAAAGATACTATAATTCCTTATGATATTAAATTTAAATCTGTTTCAGGTAAAGATGTTGTTTTTGAGATAAAAGGCGAAAATTTGCCACAACCTAATGAAGAAATATCAATTGAAGGTGTGCCTAGTAAAGTAATTGCAAAAACTATTTCAAATGATACAGAATATAAAATTACATTTAATGTTGATATGGAAAGTAAAAATCTTACTGAATCATCTGTATTTAATAAAGTTATACCTGCTAAACAACTACACGGAAATATAGCAAGTTTCAAAGGAACTAATGTATTTGAAATAGGCTCTAAATTTGCATTTTCTAATGAAGTTACAGACCATAAATACGAAATTCAAACAATAGATACACAAGTTCAAAATGGTGTTAATTTTGTTGTTGTAACATATAAAGAAACAGAAGATGATGAATTTGTAATACCTGATACAATTTTAGCAAATGCACCTGTTTATAAACTAAACTTTACACAAAATGCACTAGCAGAAATTCCTGGAAGTTCTTATACAGGCACTGCTTATGATATTAAAGAATATGATAAGCAAGACCATATTATAACAAATCAAGCAGTTTTTGAAGATAGTGCAACTATACCATTTGCTTTTGAAACATCTAAAGTTAAAGTGATTGCAAAATATCCTGGATTAGATGGTAACTATATTGATGTTGCTATTGCAAATCCTGAAGATTTTAAAAAAGGTAAATTTGTTAAAGACGGCATAGCACTTGATGATTTGTTTGAGTATTATCCATCAGCAGGCACTTTTGGACTAATTGTTCTTTATAAAAATCAAGTTCAAGAAGTTTATACACTCTCACTTGATGAAAATTCTAAAGATTCTAATAATAAATCTAATTATATCGAATCTATTAATAGAACATCAAGTTATATTTACGTAAAAGTAAATGAAGCAAATCAAGATAAATCAATTAAAAGTTCTCTTGATAAAGAAATAATTAAACTTACAAATGGAACAGAATCTGAACCTGGATTAGATGATATTGATAATGCTTATAAAGTATTTGAAAATGCTGAAGAGATTGATATTGATATTCTAATTGCCAATGAGAAAAATCCTAGTTCTGCCATTAATATTGCTGAACTTAGAAAAGATTGTGTTGCTATTGTTGGCTGTCCTTTTGAAACTTCAGTGGGTCTTAAAGCAAATCAAGCAACTTCAAAATCAGTTCAATTTAGAAATGATTTGAATGTTAATAGTTCTTATATTTTCTTAGTTTCTAACTATAAGTATCAATATCTAAATGAAATGGACGCTTATAAATGGGTCAATTTTGCAGGCGATGTTGCAGGTCTTGTAGTTCAATCAACTGAAACTAGGGAAGCGTGGTATGCTCCAGCAGGTTTAAATCGTGGATTACTTAAAAATGTTAAGAAAATTGCATTTAGCCCTTCACAAGGACAAAGAGATACACTTTATAAATCAGGAATTAACCCTATTACAATCTTTACAGGTCAAGGTTGTGTTCTTTGGGGTCAAAAAACACTACTTGATAAGCCGTCAAGTTTTGATAGACTAAACGTAAGACGTTTGTTCTTAGTTCTTGAAAAATCATTAAGCAAAATGAGTAAATACTCTCTATTTGAGTTTAACGATTCATTTACAAGAAATTACATTACATCAACAATTAATCCATATCTTGCTACAATTAAAGCAGGACGTGGCGTTCAAGATTATCTTGTTATTTGTGATGAATCTAATAATACACCTGATATTATTAGTAGAAATAAACTTGTTATTGATATCTACATTAAACCTACATATGTTGCAGAGTTTATTCATCTACATTTTATCAATAGCGGAACTTCTGATTTTAAAATCATTACAAGTTCTAATTAATTAAACTAATTATAAAGAGTGATTGGGATTTTCTCAATCACTCAAATTATTCTAACTACATTATATTAACTAATAAATACACTTATACAAAAATACATAAGGGTATTAAATGGAATTTTCAAAATATGGCTTAGTATTAGGTAAATGTGAATATCCATTTCCTTATATATTTAAATTAGGAACACCAAAAATAAAATTAAACATAAAATCAAAACCTATATATAATCACGAAAAAATACATTTTAATCAATATAAAAGAGATAATTTTCATATATTTAAGTTAATGTTTTCAAAACAATACAGATTAGAGTGTGAATTAGAAGCATATACAGAGCAAATCAAATTTTTCAATTTAAAAAAATTAAATTCAACACAATGGATAATTAAAAATATTATTGATAAACACAAGATAAATATAGATAGAAATTATATAAAAAAGAGAATTAAATATATTCTCAAAAGACGAAAATATATCAAATTTTAGGATTTAGGATTATGTATAAACACACTTTTTACGATGAAATTTTTAGAGATTATGCCTTAAAAGATTCTGAATTAGCAACAGAAACAAGAATTAATGCTTTTCCTAGAAAACTTAAAAAAGAAGCAAATGATATTTATAATAGACTTCAAGTTATAGCAGACAAACCTTGTTTAGATTGGATAGATATTGAATTTTATGAAACAGGCGAGTTAGTTCAATATGAAGACAAAAAATATATAGCATTAAAAGATAATCAAAATAAAAATCCTAAATTAAAAACAGATTTTTGGCAAGAAATTAATATAAGAGATTTTACAAATTTTTATGCAGAAAATTATTTAGCAAAAGATAATCAAATTGAATATAATCCTGAATTAACACAACACGGCGAATTATCAAATGAATTCCACCCTGTAACAATTAAATATCTTAATGAAAGAATTAGGTGGAGTTTAGAGAATATTAAAGTTGCAAATGCTGATAGATTAGACGGAAAAGATTATAAGTGGTTTGCAAGTAAAGAAGAATTTGATAAACTACACGAAGACGCAGTTTTACATTCAGAAGTTATAGATAATTTAACAACAGATAATAAATTTAATCCTTTATCAGCAAAGCAAGGTTTAGAATTAAAAAAACTAATAGATAGAATTAATGAAATTTTAACTTCAGATGACGTAAGTTTAGATGAACTTCAAGAAATAGTTAATTTTATTAAGAAAAATAGAGAAAAATTAGATACTTTAGGAATTAATAATGTAATAGGACTTCCTGAAAAATTACAAGATTTAACAAATGTATCATCAAATGCAGTTCCTAAAGATTGGTGGAATTCTGATACATTTAGACAAAGAGTTGTAGCAGTTTCAGGCGATGGCTCAGGTATTGACGCAGATAAATTAGACGGACTACATAGAAAAGATTTTGTAACTAAAGATGAATTTACAAAATCATATATTACTCAAATTTTAGGAACAACACCTGGTGCAGGTTCAGGATTAGACGCTGATAAATTAGACGGATTGCATTCAACTTCATTTCTAAGACGTGATACTAATGATACACCTAGTATGGATAATATATTTGATTTAGGTTCTACTACTGCAAAATGGGCTAATATATATGCTACAAATTTTCAAGGAACATCATTACGTGCTAAATATGCCGACTTAGCAGAAAAATATAAAACAGATAAAAAATATAATTATGGCACTATATTAGGAATTGATGAAAAAGGTATTATTACAGAATATAAACGAACCTTACCTAGTATGAAATTAATAGGTGTAGTATCAGAAAATCCTGCACTTAAACTAAATTCAGAATCTGATGGCTGTTATGTAGCACTTAAAGGATTAGTTCCTGTTAATGTAAAAGATATAACTAAAGTTAATATATCTGATTATATTATTGCAGATGATAACGGATATGGCATAAGTGTAAAAGATTATGATTTTAATCAATCTAAATTAGTTTTAGGTATAGTTGTAGAAATTAAAGATAATAAAGTTTATATTAAAGTATAAAGTGTAAGGATTTATGATGAATTATGAACTATCATCTAAACATAAATTTATTTTAAAGCAAAACTTAGATAAATTTAAACAATATTATAATATTAATTCTATTGATGAATTAGATAATATAAGAAATTTAGATAAATCATTTATTATTTCTAATGATAATTATAATAAAATTTTATCTGAAATAAATTCTTTGTTTAATATAAATCTTAAAAAATTAAATTTTGATTATCTTGGATATGATGTAAAAGATAAATCTCAAAAATACTATAATATTATTGAAATACTGGATAATATTAAATTTAATAATACAACAGGCGAAAATGGATTCTTACTTAGTAATTTTGATTTTAATAATATATTAAATAATCAAGATTTGTTTTACCATTTTGGCAGTCCTAGTTGTAAGGAACAATTTATTGACAAAAATAATTTATTTAAGAAAATGATTTTATCTAGTATAGATGTTATTCAATATTGTAAAGAAAATAATAAAAAACTGATATTTGCTAGTTCGATGGGTGCAAAAGAATTTAATATAGAAATAAAATCAGAAACAGATGAAGTTATACATAATGTTGGAGTTATAGCAAATTCATATGATTATTCTTATTTATTAAAAACGTTGCCTAGTTCAGATAATTTGCAAGATTTATATAATACTTACAAGAAAATAATAGAAGATTTAATTATAGAATATTTAGATAATTATATAATTTTAAGAATCCCTAGAGTTTATGATAAAAAATCTAAAAAAGGATTATTAAACCCTAATAACACTGATTTTGATTTAGAGAAATACCTAGATTTTATAACTTTAAATGATTTTAAGAAAGAAACTGAATTTATTATTAATTCTAATTATAATGGTATATATGAATATAAATGTATTCAAACTAAAAAAATTAAAGATATATTAAAATCTTATAGAAATTAAATTAACATAAATTTAAGTATAAATAAAGTATAATAACTAATATTAAGTAAGAAAACTAAGGAATAAAATTAAATGTTTTTGTTAGAAAAATTAAAAAAGACTTTTTTAAAGCAACCTTCACAACAACCTTTAAATGTAAGTCCTAATAAAATTCAATCAGACCTAACTAATACTGATGATTATCTTGTGTATAGGTCATTTTTCGATTCTGAATATAATAATCTAACAGGAGCATTAAATTCAGCACAAGTTTATAAGCAAGCAGAAAAAATTGATTTATATAGAAAAATAGCAGAATATCCTGAAGTATCAGACGCAATAGATGAAATAGTTGATGAAATTTGTTATACACAAGACCTAGAAGAATTTTTAAAAATAGAATGTGATACTGATAATAAACAATTAGATAATGCAATAGTTGAATCTTTTGAAGAAATTTTAAAATTAATGAATATAGATAAAAATATTTATGATTTAATTAGACAAATTTATATAGACGGACAAGGCAATATATTATGTGAATATCACGAAGGAAAATTGGTAAATTTGAAATATATAGACCCTAAATATCTTACTTTTGATTTTGAAAAAGGTGTCTATAAATATGTTGATGAATATAATAGTTTATACTTGACAAGAGTTATGCAAAACGGACAACAAAGAAATTATAGAAAGACAACAACTGACGCAGAAATAATAAATGAATATAATATTGATGAAGTAGTGCATATAGATTTTGGAAAAATAGATAATAAGGAAGGTTTGATATTGTCTTACCTTGAAAGAGCAATAAAACCTGCAAATATGCTTAAGACACTTGAAGATTTGTTAATTCCGTTAAGATTTTCACGTTCAATATCAAGGCGAGTATTCAACGTAGATGTATCAGATTTGCCAACTTCTAAAGCAGAAATGGCAATGAAAAAAATTCAAGAACAATTTAAATATAAGAAATTTCTAAACACTGAAACAGGCGAAGTTACCAATCAACAACATATTACAGGTATGGTTGAAGATTATTGGTTTGCTAATAGAAACGGACAAAAGGGAACTTCTGTTGATACAATTGATGAAACAGGTAACTTAGGTGAATTAGGCGATATTATGTATTTCTATAAGAAACTTTATCGTTCTTTAGGAATACCGACAAATAGAATTTCAACATCTGATGAAGATAAGAATTTTGATTATGATTCTAGCCAAATAACTAAGGAAGATTTTAAATTTTACCTATTTATTAATAGATTAAGAAAAATATATATTGATATGTTTGTTAATATTTTAAAAAGACACGTAATAACTAAAGGTATTATGAGTGAAGACGAATTTAATCAATATCAAGACAAAATAAAAATCTTTTTCGTTGGCGAAAACTATTATTTAGAGCGTATGAAACTTGCTAATTTTGAGAAAAGATTAAACATATATTCATCTGCTAGAGATTATTCAGGAACATTATTTAGTGTTGAATATCTATATAAAAATATCTTTAAATTTGATGATGATGAAATTAAAGAAATGATGACTGAAATTCAAAAAGAAAAGAAAAATCCGTTGTTTAAACATTTATATGAAGAACCTATGGATTTTCAATAGTTCTCAAATTTATAAGGATTAATTAATGGCAAAACAAGATACTATGCAAAATGTTTATAAACCTTTTCATCACTTAAAATTAGGCAAATCAATATATACTAATGAATCTGATACAGGATTAGTAATAGATTTGACTGCAAATAGAGTTACTATTATTAATAAAATAGGAACTATATATGAATTTATGGTGTTTGATAAATCTGATTATAATCCTGAAAAAGAACTTAAACCTTTTGTATATTTGCAACTAAGTTCTAAATCATTTAATAATATTAAGAAAACTATTGCTAAGATATGATAGATTTTATCCAATTATCTAATAAAGACCTAAATTGGCTAAGATTAAAATTATTAGAATTACAAGAAAATAAATGTGCTATTTGTGGCTGTGATGTAACAGATAAATCACATATAGACCATAAGCACAAGACTTCAAAAGAAACTAATGGCGTAAATGGTGCAGGTCTTATACGTGGTTTATTGTGTCCTAATTGTAATTTACTATTAGGCAAAATTGAGAACAACGCTAAGAGATTTCAACGTGATGAAGATTTGCCAAAACTATTGCGTAGAATAGCAGATTATATTATAGAATACACAAATTATATACACCCTACTGAAAAACCTAAAATAAAGAAAATATCTAAACGACAATTCAACAAACTTCAAAAACTTGAACCTAAAGCAAAATATGGAACAGGTAAATTAACACAAGTTTTAGAGAAATTATTTAATAAACATTCTATCAATCCTTTTATTGATTAAAAACTTTTATTGTTTTAATTTATTTATGGTATAAAACTCTTATTTCTACTATGTTACATTTCTGTTACTTTATTAGTTATAATTAAGTAGTTAATAAATTTAGGATATAAATTTAAATTCTGAATTTATTATATTTCTTATTATAAGAATTCTGTTGAAATTTAAATTTGTATCTGAATTTTATTAACTACTTTATTTTAACTTAATCTTTATAATTAATTATTTTGTTTAAGATTTATTTAAGTAGTTAATAAATTTAGGATATGAATTCATTTTAAGTTTTTGCTGTAAGCAAAAGAGATTAAAAATTTTAATTTTATTCATTTATATTATAGAGAATTTATATAAAATTTGAATTTCTATCCTATTTTTATTAACTACTTAATCATTATTTAATATGTAACTTCTTTATTACTAATTTAAGTTTCACTTAAGTTGTTAATAAAAATAAGATATGCTTTTACTTTTTGCCGTAGGCAAATATATTAAAGAAATAAAGAAATTGAATTTATATTGATTTATATAATAGAAATATATCAAAATTTAAATTTATATCCTAAATTTATTAACTACTTAATCAATTCTTAATCTCTATGATTAATTATTTTATTTAAGTTTATTTTAAGTAGTTAATAAAAATTGCATACGAATTCAAATTTTATATAAATTCTCTATAATATATTATATAAGAATATCAATAAATTTAAATTTTAATCATATTTTTATTAACAACTTAATTTAACCTTAAACAGATTAAGATAGTATATTTGTAAGATAAGATTTCTTAAGTTTCATTTAAGTTGTTAATAAAATTCAGATATAAATTTAATTTTTAATCAAATTCTTATAATAAGAATATCAAATAAATTCAATTTTTTAAATTCATATCCTATTTTTATTAACTACTTAAACAAACCTTAAATTAGTAATATAATAGTTACATATTAAATAATAATTAAGTAGTTAATAAAATATAGTTGCAAATTTAAATTTCAACAAAATTCTTATAATAAGAAATCAAATAAATTCATAAAATTAAATTCATATCCTATTTTTATTAACTACTTAAAATAAACTTAAACAATAAAATTAATCATAAGAATTAAGCAATATATAAGTAGTTAATAAAATTCAGACACTAACCTAAAAATTCAAAAATTCTTAATTTTCTTAAATAAATAGTAATATGAATAAGATTAAACCTATTAAATTAACTAAACTAAAGCCATTGAAACAATTGAAGGGCTTGAAGTCACTTAAGAAACTAAGAACATCGCCTGTTACATCAAAATTGCAGGCAAGATTTAATAACAACAAAGTTTCTGAATTGAATTTTAAAGACTCAATTGCTAAAGTTAAGGATTTCTTAAAACAAAAAGCAGAGCCTACACAGAAAGTTTTAATATCAGGCAAAGTGTTAATGTATAAATACAATGCCAAAGATAAAACGCAAGTATATGATAGAACGCCTTTAACAATGGTATTATCAAAATCAAATACTTATATGTTAGGTTTAAACTTACACTGGTGTCCTTATGCAATGAGAAAAAAATTAATAGATTTTTTCATAAAAATTAATAGACCTAGAATTAAACAAGGATTAGAACCTGAATTAAATTATCATCAAGTTAAACCTGTTTTAGCAAGATTAGGATTCTATCCTGTAATAAGACTTTATATTAGAAAACGTATGTCAGCAGGTGCAATTGTTATCCCTACATCAGCACTTTATGAAGTTATAAGAATAAAATCAGAAACATTTACAGGCAAGGCTGTATCAGCAGAACAATTGTATAAAAGAGCCGTAAATCAAGGTAAGAAATCTGCACTTAAAAAAGCAGAACAAAAATCAAACGTAAAATCTATTAGAGATAAATCTAATAAGAAAAACAAATTTAAGAAAAAATAAAAAAAGGATAATATATGACAACAAGTTATGAAGCAGTTAATAATCTAGTTAATCTTATTAAAACTGATAGTATCAGTGATTTCAAAGATGAATTTAGAACTTATTTTTTTAATAAATTTAACAATAATAGTTCAATAAAATTGTTTAAACAATCATTCAATGAATTAGAAGATTTAAAGAATTCTCTTGCTAAAATAAATAAAAAATTTGGCGAATAATAAAAGTAAAAATTATATAAGGAGTAAAAATATGATTAAACCTGAAGTAAAATTTTATGATTTAGATATATTATCTAAACAGATTAAATTTAGAAAATGGATAGCCAAAGATAGGCGATTATTTAAAGAACAAGTATCTAGTGCTAATAATGACTCACTTAAAATAGGTAAAATAACTATTAATAATCTATTAATAAATTGTTTAGATACTAAATATCCTTTAAGTATAGATGAAATTAGATATATATTAATAAAAATAAGAGAAAATTCAATATCTGATGAAGTTGAATTTAACACTAAGTGTGATATATGCGGAAATATAGAAACACACAAAGTTAAAATTTCAGATTTGGTTAGTATATCTTATAATCCTATTAAAGAAATAATCATTGATGACATCAATATAAAACTAGGCGAGATTAAAAATATTGATTTCTATAATACAAAAATATTAGATTCAACAAACCCTATATTAACAGATTTAATTTTAAGAATAGAATCTATTAATTCAGAAATAGATTTTACTTATGATGATTTAGTAGATTATTTTGATAATTTAGATACTGATATATTAGATAAAATATTAGAAATTTATAATAAACATAGATTTAAATTAGATATTAAATTTAGTTTTAAATGTAAGAAATGTCTAGGACAAAATAATCAAGAATATACAGATTTACCTGATTTTTTCCCTACTAAATGGCTTGAAGCATAATGTTTAAACGTTTGAAATTATCTGATACAAAAGAAGTAATACTTAAAGCCTATAATACAGAATTAGAAAGAGATATATTAATATATACTTTATCTGATGAAATAGACTTAGACGGATTGTTTCAAACGTTATCTAATAATATACAATATATAAATTGTGATTATAATTCCTTAAATTTAGATGAAAAATTGCTAATTTTATATAATATAAGAAGTATTAGCATAGGCGAAGTTTTTGAAATTCGTTGCAAGTGTCCTAAATGTGGCGAAATAAATGAATTAGGTATAAATGTAAGTGAAATTTACACTAAATCTAATTTAGCCCCTGATTTTAAAGGATATAAATTAAATAATATTATTGAGTCTTCTGATGATATTTCTAAATTTGTAGATTTTGACCCTGAATTACTAGAAACTAAAGATTATGATGAATTAAAAGATTATATTAATAAAAATAAATCAAAAATAGATTATATACACTCTAAAATTTGTCACAATCCACAATGTCAATGTAATCTTAAAATTAATTTAAGAGATATAAATTTAGCAATATCATCACTATCTGAAGACTCTTTGACTACCTTTTATACATCTATTAATAAACTTGTATATGTTGGCGGATATGATTTATCAGGTTTATATAAAGCATATCCTTATGAACGTTCAATGTATATAGGATTACTCCAAAAAGAAATAAAAGCAGAACAAGAACGTAAAAATTCTAATAAATCCTTACTTTAAAAGATTTAATTTTTATCTAAGATAAATTATTATAATATTAAATCTCTAAATAAAAATAAAAGGTTATTTTATGAATAAAAAAGATGAAATTAAAGTATTAGATGATAGAGAACACTTATTATTACGTCCGCAAATGTATATAGGTGCAGTAGATAAGACAGAAATTAATGATTTTGTTATTAATAATGACACAAATAAAGTGGAAAATAAAGTAGTTTCTATTGTTCCAGGATTGGTAAAAATTATAAACGAAATTATTGATAATAGTATAGATGTTGCGATAAAGACAAATTTTGAATATTCAAATATAATTAAAGTTAATATATCTGATACAGAAGTTTCAGTAAAAGATAATGGCACAGGTATTCCTGTAAAAGAAAACAATGGTATTTATTTGCCACGTTTATGTTGGGGTTTTGCAAGAGCAGGTTCTAATTTTAATAATGATAATAGAACTCAAATTGGTATGAACGGCGTTGGTTCTTACACATCCAACGTATTTTCAACAAAATTCACAGGTATCACAGATGACGGAACAAATCATTATGAAATTACTTTTATTGATAATGCTTCTCAATTTGATGAAAAAATATCTAAATCTAAAAAACAAGGAACAGAAGTTATATTTGAGCCTGATTTAAAAAGATTTAAATTAACTAAAATAACCGAAGAACATAAAAATTTTATATACCAAAGACTTTTAAATTTAAGTATATGCTTTGACAAAATTACCTTTTACTTTAACGATAAGAAAATTAATACAAAGAATTTTAAACAATATATATCAATGTTTAATGATAGTTCTGAAATTTATGAATCTGATAATATAAAAATAGGTGTATTGCCAAATGATACAGACGATTTTAAACATTTTAGTTTTGTAAATGGTCTTAAAATTCCTGACGGCGGAATTCATATTGATTTAATATCAAATCAAATTACTAATATAATAAGAGATAAATTAATTAAAAAATATAAATCTATTAAGCCTGCTGATATTAAAAATAAATTAACTTTAATTGTTTTTATATCTAATTTTCCTAATCCTAAATTTAATTCACAAACTAAAGAAAAATTAACAAACTCACAAAAAGAATTTAATGAATTTGCAGATATAGATTATAGTTTTGTTGATAAAATTCTTAAAAATCAAGATATTATTAATCCTATAATTGATTATTTCAAGATTAAAGAAGAGTTTAAAAACAAGCAAGAACTTAAATCTGCTACTAAAGTTAAGGGTAATTTATCAGATATAGAAAAATATATACCTGCTACACATACTAAAAAATATCTCTTTATTTCCGAAGGCGATTCAGCAAGTGGTGCGATATCAAGTATTATAGGACGTAAAGAATCAGGATATTATACACTAAAAGGCAAGCCGTTAAATGCTTATGATAGGTCGAGTTCTGAATTTGCTAAGAACACTGAATTAACAGATTTATTTAATATTATTAAGGCTGAAGATTATCAATATATCGTATCTGCAACAGACCAAGATTTAGACGGAATTCATATTACTACATTATTAGCAGGATTTATTGAAAAATATTTACCTGATTATAAAAATAGATTTTGTAAGATTAATACACCTATTAAATCTGTATTAAAAAATAAACTTCCTATACGTTGGATATATTCATTAAATGAGAACCTAGAATACTCAAATTCAGACCACGTTAAATATTATAAAGGTTTGGGTAATTGGACTAAAGAAACATTATCTGTTATATTAAACAAAGACGGACTAGATAAGATGATTGTTAAATTTGATTTCGATGACCCTGAAATTATAAATGATTTTCTAAGTTCCGAAGAGTCTGATAAACGTAAAGAATATATTAGAAATAATGAATTTAGTATAGCGACGCTATAACGCTATAAACATTATAACTCTATAATTTAAGTTTAAATTTATTTGTTTATAAGTTTAATTTAAGTGTTTTAGTGTTATAATTCTCTTATATTTAAAAACAAGACTTCAAAGGAGAACAGAATGAAAAAGATAGTCTTACAAAATGCACCAGAGATTAAAACAAAGGTGTTACAAAAAGTAACATTTGATGACACAGAGTGTCTATTTGTTGAAGCAGGCACACAGTATATACTACTTACTGTTAAAGACAACAATCAATCAACAATGTATGCTGATTATAAAACACAAGACGGATTTAAAAATTGCCTAAAAGAGTTCTATAATCTTAGAAATTACGTAAGAAAATCAAAGGGATTATAATCAATAATCCCAAAAGGTGTGTAACTTATTCACACCTTCTATTATTTTTCACTACTTATTCACTACTATAATTAATAATACTTAATATTGTTTTAATCAAAATTTTTATATAATTCTATAAATTTAAATTTTACAAATTAATTGATTTTACTTATATTATTAATAATTTTTATTATTAAACAATTTAAGTCTATCAAAGTTTATGTAAATATATTTACGCTCAAAAATTTATGACAAAAGGAAATACAAAATGCTTACAGATTTGCAAATTCAAGAGAAGAAAGACTACATAGAACAATATATAAGTGCTAAGAATTCGGCAGATGGTTCAAAACACGACGCAAATGCAAATGTTACTAATAAAAATATAGCAACACTATCAGCAGAATTATTTAAAGATTATACAAGACAACTTAAGATTTCTTTAATTCAAGATAGAATAAGAGCAAGATTTGATGATGATTTAGCAAAAGAATTTAAAAGACAATTAGACGCAGGCGAAGTATATTTAAATGACTCAACAGGATTATCAATATATTGTAATGCTATATCTTTATATCCTTTTTTATTAAACGGATTAAAAGATTTAGGTGGCGAGTGTGACGCACCAAAACACCTAAGTTCATTTTGTGGTGGATATGTAAATTTAGTTTATGCAATTTCAGCACAACAATCAGGTGCTTTAGCGACTGTCGGATTTTTAATGTGTTTTGATTATTTTGCAAGAAAAGATTATGGCGATAATTATTTAGAAACAGCAAAAGATAAGATAACTGCTGAACTTCAAGGCGTAGTATATAGTATTAATCAGCCTGCAGGTTCAAGGGGATATCAATCAAATTTCTTAAATTGGACTATATTTGATAAGTATTATTTTAATGCTTTATATGAGAATTTTGTATTTCCTGATATGACTAAACCTGATTATGAATCAGTTAATAAACTTCAAAAATTCTTTATGAAATGGTTTAATAAAGAAAGAACTAAACATATATTAACATTTCCTGTAATTACTGCAAGCGTGTTAAACGACGGCGAAGAATTACTTGATAAAGATTTTCAAGATTTTATTGCTGAAGAATTAGCAGAAGGTAATTCATTTTTTATATATAATGATACAAATGCAAGCAGTTTGTCGAGTTGTTGTTTTGATGGTTCAGAAATAATTTCTTATACTAAAGATAATAAAACCTATAATAAAGAAATTAAAGATTTTGTAGAAGAATTTGTTAATTTATATGGTAAAAATGAAGGTAAGATAGATTCTGATATTTTTATTAATTCTTATAATCCTGAAACACTAGAAATAGAGAAAACAAAAGTAACAGGATTTTTAAAGAAATTTAATGAATATAATCAAATTATTATTTTAGAAACAAAATATAATACTATTAAAATAACGCAAGACCATATAATATTAGTTAAAAATAAATCAACTAATTTAATTCAAGAATTAGAATCTTTAGAATTATTAAATAAAGAAAAAGATTATTTAGTTTATGTCGATTGTGATGATTATAAAGGTTGGACTGATATTACATTTATTGATATTAAAGAGCATAATAATTACGTATATGATATCGAACTTGAAAAAAATCATTATTTTTCAGCAAATAATATAATTACACACAATTGTCGTTTAAGAAATTCAATAGAAAATCAAGTTAATGAATTTTCATTTACACTTGGAGCAGGTGGCGAAATGACAGGTTCAAAAAACGTAATGACTATTAATTTAAACAGACTTATACAAGATAAAAGAGATTTAAGAACAGAAGTAGATAAAGTTCATAAATATCAAGTATCAGTAAATGATTATTTTATGGATTTATATAATAAAGATATGTTACCTGTATTTAAAGCAGGCTATAATTCGCTTGATAAGCAATTCTTAACAATAGGTATTAATGGTATTGTTGAAGGTGCAGAATATTTAGGATATACAATATCTAATAATCCTGAATATATGAAATTTATTTCTGATACTCTTAAAGAAATATCAGATATTAATAAAGAGAATTCTAAAAAATATAACGTTAAATTTAATACAGAATTTATACCTGGTGAAAATGTTGCAGTAGTATTTGCAAAGAAAGATAAAGCAGACGGATATAAAGTAACTAGAGATTGTTATAGTTCTTATATTTACGCTCCTGAAGACGATAAAATTTCTATACTAGATAAATTTGAAATGATGGGCGGTAAATCAACAGAATATTTAGACGGCGGTTCAGCATATCACTGCAATTTAGATGATTATCCTAGTAAAGAGCAATTTATTAAACTCTTAGAAATTTCATCTAAAACTAAATGTAAGTATTTTTGTTTTAATATTAAGATAACTATATGTAATGATTGTGGTAATATAGATAAGAAAACATTAACTGAATGTCCTAAATGTGGAAGTAAGAATATAGATTATGGCACTAGAATTATTGGATATTTAAAAAGAATTTCTAATTTTTCTACACCTAGACAAAAAGAACACGCTTTAAGGTATTATTCAAAAGAGAAATAGTCTTTAATGTTATATTACTCTTATAATCAAATTGTATTACAAGAAGTTCCTGATGAAATTTCATTGGGAATTTCTATATCAGGTTGTCCTTTAAAATGTAAAGGTTGCCATAGTCCTGAAACTTGGAATCCTAATTTTGGCAAACAATTAACTGAAACTGAATTTAATCAATTATTAAGTAAAAATCCATTTATTACTTGTGTTTGCTTCTTTGGTGGCGAGTGGAATTCAGAATATTTAATTAAATTGATTAAAATTGCTAAATCTAAAAATCTTAAAATATGCTTATATACAGGATTAGAATTAGATGACTTACCTAAAGAATTAATACAAGAATTAGATTATGTTAAAACAGGCAGATACATTGAAGAATTAGGTGGTTTAAAATCGCCTACTACAAATCAGAAATTCATAAAATTAACTAATTCTAGTGATTTACAATAAATTTACATTTATAAATATACACTTCAACTACATTTAAAGTTAAATTGCTATAATCCTAAATATTTTATATAAGGAGCATAAGATGTTTGAAGAATTTAGAGAAAAGAAATTGATTGAAATAGGTAAGGATTATAAGTTTATAATAGAACATATACTTCCTGATATTTTTGTTAAACAGCCTAATTCTAATGAAGTTTATATAAAATCTGTATTTATGAAAAAAGACAAAACAAAAAAGTATAAACTTCTTAAAAAATTAGACTTAATTATTGAAGATTCAGGTAGAATTTATCTTACAGATAAATCTTACAATTTAATTGTTGATACATTTAAATCTGAATCTAAAGAAACAAATCTTACAAATTTTTTAGCAAATTTAATCAATAAATCAATTAATAGAGATTTATTTTTAAGAATTCTTGATACGTGTGAATATTAATAATTCTAATACCTAGCCACTTTATTTAATAGATAAATACATTTAATTAAATATATTTAATAAGGTTAATATAGTGGCAAATACAGGTATTATTCAAAGAAGAGAAAAGAAAGATTACTTTTATACCGATGAAACAAAACCTTTACAAGGCGAAATTGTTTATGCTATTGATACTGATGAATTTGGAACAATAAATTCAAATGGCGATATAGAGTGGATTCCACGTAAAGGTCTTGTAACATCAGTAGCACATAAAAATGGCGATGTAGAATTAGATAAAACAGATGTAGGCTTAGACCAAGTCGATAATACTTCAGACTTTGATAAACCTGTATCTAATGCAACATTAAAACTACACCTAGAACATTCAACTGATACAAAAAATCCACATAAAGTTAATAAATTTCAAGTAGGATTAGGTAATGTTGATAATACAGCAGATATTGATAAACCTGTTTCAAATTTAACTAAGCAAGAACTTCAAAAATTAGATGATAAAAAGGTCAATAATTCAAGAGTTTTAACAGATGTTCCTGAAAATGCTAAATTTACAGATACTACATATTCTATTCAAGACGGCGAATTATCTGAATTTAACTTTAATCTAGCAAGAAAAGATAAATTAGACAATTTAGAACATTCTAATTATGTATTAGGAACTCCTGCATTATCAGTTGAAGGTAGAGAAATTAAATTAACACGTGGTGACGGAACTTTTGAAACAATCCAAACACAAGATACAATTTATAATGATAGATATGTATTAGAGCAACTAGAAAATCTTAAAAACACTAAATTAGACAATACAATAATACCTGCTAATGCTAAATTTACAGATACTATTTATGATGATACAGAATTAAGAAATAAAATTAATGATTTAAATACAGAAGATTTAAATATTAAAAATACTATTAATACTGAAAATACTAAATTAAAATCAGAAATTAAAAAAGTTAAAGACGAATCATTACCTTTACACGGCAAAGCAGACGATTCTAAACTTTTAAATGGTAAAAAAGTTAAATCTGATTATAGTATTAATGATGATGAAAGTCCTGCAAGTATCACGGCAGTTAGAGAAGTTTATTTAAATTCAGAGAATAAATTAGCAAAATCTGATATAGTTGATGATTTGACAACAGGTGGTTCAAATAAAGCATTATCAGCAGAACAAGGTAAAGCATTAAATGAATTAGTTAAAAACATATCAAAAGTTTTATCAACAAGTTCTAATGATATACAAGCAATTAAAGATGTTATAGAATTAGTTAAAAATAATAAAAAATTACTAGAAAATCTTAAAATAGATTCTATTTTAGGTCTTAAAGAAGCATTAAATTCTAAACTTAATATATCTGATTTAACAGGAACTAAAGTTTTAGATTTGTTAAATTCTAATGCAGTAAATACAAATCTTAATGCTGATAAATTAGACGGCAAAGATTCATCAGAATTCAATCAAGTAATTGGTGTTGATTATTCTTATACAAAACCTAATGTAGGTTCAAATGACCCTGAAAAATATCCATTTGTTACAAATTTAGTATCTGATAAAGGTGTAATAAAAAATGTAAATATTCGTGAATATAGTATATCAGATATTAAATCAGATTTTGGTGTTGATAGGGTTGATAACACTTCAGACTTAGAAAAACCTGTATCAACAGCAGTTCAAGCAAAATTAAATGAAATTAATAGCAAAATATCTAATATAGGCAATTTAACAAATGTAATGACTTATAAGACTATTACTAATATTACAGAATTAGCAGGTGCTAAACCTGGATTATATAGAATTTCAAGTGCTAATTATAATATAGCAGGACAAACATTTACAGATGATTATATTTTAAAATTATCTGATACTGATAAATTACATATATTAGTAGATTAATTGAATAAGGGATTAAGGATTATTTAATGGGTAAAATTTTAATAGAAAAATCAGGTATATTTACCGAAATATCAGGGGGAAGTCAAGAAACACCACAGCAATTACTTGCTAAAATTTTAACAGTTGATGGTAAAGGTTCAGGATTAGACGCAGATTTGTTAGGTGGTGTTAATTATTCTCAATATGCACTTAAGAAAGATTATTATGATAGAAATATTATTAATACAGAATTATCTAAGAAATTAAATATTTCTGATTATAACAATGAAAAATCAACTTTTGCATTAAAATCTGAAGTTTCAAATTCTAATAAACCTGTATATGTTGTATCAGATACAGAGCCAACTGATAAAAATGTATTTTGGATTAAAGACGAACAAGACCCAACAGATAGTATAGGCAAATCAATTGAAGATTTAAAAAAATATAATGATTCTAATTATAATAAAATTGAAACTTTACAAAATCAAATTCAAGAGTTAAAAAAACTATTAAATAAACAAGGTTCAGGCACTTCAGGTTCTGCAACTGCTTCAATTGTTTCACAACCTAGACCAAATTTATTAATTAATGGTGATTTTAGTTTTTGTAGAACTGCTTTTAATAATGGTAATATAATCGAAAGTAATGTAAATAATATTTATTATAGTGAATTTTCAACAACTTTTTCTTTTTATAATGGATATAGAGGTATGGATGGGTGGAATATGGTATTTAATGAATGGGGTAGTAATAATGTCATAAATTGTTCTATTGTAAAAAATAGAGATGATGTAACAGATAATGATGTTATTTTAACACCAAAATATTTAAAAATAAATTCTATTTCTATCAATAAAAAAGAAAAAATAATTTTATATCAAAATTTACTTCACTTAAATAATATTTTATCACAACAAAAAGAAAATAATTTAGATTTAGTGATTTCAGGTATAATTAAGCAAAAAGATTTAGATTTTGATTATAATATATATTTATTGTATAATTATGATTATACATCAAAAACATTTACTGAATCTGAAAGAGTTAAACTAGATAAAGAATATGTTGATAATACAGGAAAAACACCAATAAAAATTAACTATAATGTTTTTGAAAATATAAATTTAAAAATAAAAAATAATTCTGCTTATTATTTAAATTTAGTAATTGAAATTACACCAAAGGACAATACAAATAAATTTTCAAAAACAAATTCAAATAATCCTATTTGTATAGGCAATTTAAAACTTGAAGTAATAAAGAAAAATGAAGAGAAAACACCAACATTGTTTAGTTATTATAATAATTCATATGCTGATGATGATATTGCTTCATCAAGATATTGGGTTTCATTTAAGGGAAAATATTATTCATATTTATGTTCTGATAATAAACATAGAATAACTTTATTTTTTAAAAATGAATTTTATGGCAGTGGTGGATATTATTCACAAGGTTCAACATTATATACAACTGAAAATGTTACAAAATATTCTGTTACTCTTATGGGTAATAGCCCATTTGCAATAAATGATTATTTTTTAATAGGCACAATAGTTTCTGAAGATACACATCAATATTTAAAAAAAGCAAACAATTGGAACTAATTAAGGATTAAATAAATGAATAAAATTAAATATTATAATAAAGATACTTTAAGATGGGAAAATATTGATACAAGATTATATGAAAATCATCTATATGTATCAAGAAAAACAGATAGTCCTTTTGGTAAAATAAAACTATTACCAAATAATCAAAGAACACGTGGAACTTCTTTTTCAGTAGCACTTAATGATTCTGATGAATTGATATTTTGGGGTCATCAAGAAGCAGGCAGTTTAGAAATTACAAAACCTAATATGCACGTTACACCATTTATTAAAATTCCACTTGATGTTTTAAAAGAATTTGGTGAAACATTTATTGCTATTAGTCAAGTTGATACAGAACAAGACACTATTTATTTACTTTGTAATGACAATTTATATGCAATAGGTTATAATAGTAATTATAGAACTACATTTGAATCTAAAACTGCATTAGGTATAACTGCTTATAAACTAGCCGAAAATGTCCGCAATTATTCAAGAACTTCATTAGGAAAAGAACGTTCTAATACAAATATGTTGATAGTTCATAATGACGGAACATTATCAGGATATGGTATAAATTCATATGGTTCATTGGGATTAGGACACTCAAACGAAGTAAAAGTAACAACAAAAATTCCTACTACATTTTTAGAAGCAGGTGATAAAATAATAAGTGCATATGCAGTTACAGGTTGTTCTTATGTTCTTACAGAAAAAGGTTATTTATATTCTTGTGGATATAATGCTTATGGCAACTTAGGTTTAGGACATAAAAATAATACAACTGTATTTCAAAAAGTTCAAATACCAAATAATGATAAAATTAGTCAATTTGAAGTTTCGCCAAGTTTTAACTATAATGGAACTGCTTATTTTACATATAAATGTGTTGCATTTAGTTCAAATAAAAAAATATATACGTGGGGAGCAGGAATTTATGGAGCAGGATTTAATAATAGAAATGATATTTTAACACCTAAACAATTAACAAAAACTGATTTTAATTATGATATTGATAATGACCCTATTGTTAATTTTTATAATTTTTTCTATTCTAATACTACATTTTTTGTTACACAATCAGGTAAATTGTTTGGTGTTGGATTCAATCATTTCGGACAATTAGGACTAGAAGTTAAAACAATTAACGGACAACAACAATATGATACAATTCAACAAATTCCATTAAATGAAAATCTTGAAGTTAAAGAAGTATGGTCTATATGTGGCGAAAATGGATTATTTTTTCAAGGAACATTAATATTAGTAAAAGATAAAAGAACAGATAGTTTTTATTTTTACTCAACAGGATATAATCAAAACGGACAATTAGGTTTAGGCGATTGTGTAAATAGGTCAAGATTTGAAAAAATAAATTTAGAAATGACCGATGAAATTAACGGTGGATTAAAACAAGTAACAATTAATGGATTTGAATCTAAAATTTATATTCAAGTTTTATTTAATAATGGTAGATTGTATGGTTGGGGCAATAATGAATACGGACAATTAACAGGAAACTGCGTAACATTTGATAAAATTACAAGACCAATGCCTATTTTAGGTTTAGTAAATACTGCTCCTGATGATACTTTAGTAAAAGAACAAACAATAGAAAATTTAAGAAATAAAATTACAGAATTAGAAATTCAATTATCAAATGTTAAAGGTTCTTTAGATAGTTATTATGATTATGATACACCTAATAATTCATTAAATTTTAAAACTAATATTAAAATTAAAGGAATATTACAAAAAGACAATTCAATAATAGGCGACCCTGACGAAGATTATATTACAACTAAATATTTTGGCGAGCAGTTTCCAATACAATTTATGACACATATGGCATTTATAACAAATGGAAGTGTTAATAATTTAGTATTAAAAAATAAAATATATTCATCGCCTGCATATACTTTTACAAATAAAGGAAATACTGTTTCTTTAGGTTTTTCAACAGGTTCAGAACAATTTAATAATTTTGTTTTAACATTCACTGATACACCAAATAAACTTATTATAGATTTACCAACAATAGGTCAATCAGGATTAATTAAAATTATAGGTGCTAAAAAGATTAATGGATATGATTCTAATATTAAATCAACAATACAATTACCTGTATTAGATGAATTAAACGATACAGAATATTTTAGTTATTATGTATTTTCTTTTGATGAAATTTTATTATCAAGAATTTAATTTATAAAAGACTAATAAATGTTATTAGTCCTATTTTATTTCTATATAAAAAGGAAATTTATGATTTATGGATTTATGAAAAGAAGACCTGAAAATAATCCACTATTAAAATTTACTAAATATCAGCGTCAAACTTTATCAAGATTAATTAAATTATACGGCGTTGGAAACCCTATTGCAGATTATGATGAAAATTATGCTAATTTATGTTTAAATGATGTTAATAAAACGGCTATTGCAATGACTAAAAAATCAGATGAGTCAAATAAAGCATTTTTAAGTTTTGGCAATGACACTGAACCTTTTGCTGAAGTGACTACTTCAGGAAAGAACGGACAATTATGCACTTTAGTTAAATGGTTAGATTTTTTTGATTATATGAGTAAAATTAATTATGATGAATATAATGATAATTTACCTGATTTTGATGTCTTAACAGAACAAGAAAGAAATTGGTATCAAGATTATAGATTAAAAAGATATCTGAAACGTGGTAATCTTAATGTTATTGGTGAATATTACAATAATAGTAATAAACCTGTTATATATGGTAGTGATAGTTACACAGAGTTCAAAGATGTTTATGCAGGATTAGATGAAAAGAACAGGCTTATTTTATCTTTAGACGCAGAATTTAAAAAACCTATTATTTATGTGCTGGCAACTTATAATATTCGTCCAAGTGCTATAATAGCAGGAAAGACCACATCACAATTTGGTCTAGGACGATATTTAGACCCTGTTATATATAAAAATCCAAATATTAAGCCGTATATACGATTTACAGAAGAAGATAAAACATTATTGGATAGTATAAAAACAACCTTCCAAACAGGACAAATATTTACAAAACTTGTTAATTCTAATATTTTTAATTATACACATACATTAAATGGAAAAACATATCAGATTTATGCTACTTATTCTACTTTATCAAAAACTGACAATAATAAGCAAATGTTATTATATTTTGATGAAGCAAAAACTAAACCTTTTGCAATAACAAAAATAATTTGTAAAGATGATAACAATTATGACTTAAATTTACTTTTTTGGATATTATAATAAATCTATATTTAATAATCCTTTAAGCAATCAAACATTATAATTCAGCCAAACAATATATTAAAAGGAATACAAAATGGCTGAACTATCAATGTTATCAAATCAAATTCAAAATTATGATAATATAGTAAATCTTAATATTGGATTTACTAAATCTACAAAAACTATATCAAAATCAAGAGTTGATATTTACTCTTACAGATATACAGATTTTAACAATTTTAAACTTCACAACGCTTATGAATTACGTGGAAGTTCAGTTGTTTATCAAAACAATAAACCCTTAAGATTCTATTATTCTGTTCCTAAATTTTTCAACTTAAATCAAACAGAAGAAACGCAATTAAATATCATTAAAACTAAGAAAATATCAAAAGTTTATGAAAAGTTAGACGGCTCTTTAATTCAATTTATAAGACTTCCAAATGGCGATATAGTTGCTAAATCTAAAACTTCATTTGAAACTTCACAAGCATTAGAAGCACAAAGAATTTATCTAAATACACCTGAATTATTTGATTTTATTAATAAAAATGTAGATAATTATAATTTATTATTTGAATATATCTCTTATAATAATCAAATAGTAGTTAATTATAATGTAGATACATTAAGATTAATTCAAGTCAGAGATTTAGAAGGTAAATTTGTAGATTTGAATGATATTGATTTAGACCCTAAATTTATAGTTAAATCAGTAAATTTAACATTAGATGAAATCTTAGATATAGTTGAAAATTCAACTGATGATATTGAAGGATTTGTCGTATATTTTACAGATTCAACAATAGTTAAATTTAAGACCCTAGAATATCTAAGAAAACATAAATTATTGACTAATAACCCAACTAAGAAAGAATTAGTCAATATGATTGTTAATGAAACTATTGATGATTATATAGCAAATTTACAAGGAACTAAATATTCTGTAATATCAAATTTTAATTCAGAAGTAATAGATAAAATAAATTATTATCAAAAATATATAAAAGAATTTGATTATTCACTAGATAGAAAATCATTTGCTATTCAAAACAGAAATAATCCTGATTTTAGTTTATTAATGAGATGTTACGGCGTTACCGATGATAATCAAATAGAATCAGAGATTTTAAAATATATTGAGCGAAATGCAGATAATTTATTTGAGTTGAATTATGTTGTTTCAGATGATTTAGATGATTAATAAGGTTAAGTTTAGATTAATAATTCTCTAAGGTGTTCTTAAGTATTTTAATGTTATAATTCTCTTATCAAAACAAAGGAGATACAAGATGAAAACACAAATACAACTACCAAAAGAACTAGCAGAGTTTGAAGCAATTTATAGAGAATTATTAATCAAAGATACTTTAGAATTAGTTGCAGATATTAGAGAAGAATATAATACATTAAAAGCAGAAAATCCAAGCAAAACAATGGAAATAACAGGTTATCTTATAGACAAATACAACAAATCTATAATAAATGAAGTTATAAGATTTAGAAGTAATAATCAATTTTTTATAGACAAATGCACTAAACAATCATTAACTCTATTTACAAATCTTTTAAATAAAGTTTCAGCAAAAGTAGGAAATATCATTGATTTATCAGATTTAACAACTACATCAGGGAACAATGAAATAGTTTTAAATGGAGTGGTAACAGGACAAAATGGTAGAGTTAAAGTTCAAAGTATATTAGCAGGCGGACACGGAGTTCAAAGACTTCACATCAGAACTTTAATAAAAGAGATTAAATAAGGGGGATAAAATGAAATTTTTTGAGAAGTTTTATTTTAATATGTCGTCAGAAAAGAAAAAAGCATTTAGAAAAGAAATAGACAAAGAACTAAAATCAGTAAATGAAATGGCATATTCAAGAGTAGCCTATATTTATAAAGTTTCAGAACACGATAGAAAAATCGGCGAACATCTTGTAAAAATTTGTTGTTTTGATAATCCTGATGATTTAAACGGACACTATAAAGGTTTAAATTCTTGGATAAAACCTAAGCAAGGATATACATTAAAGCAAGGTAAAATAACTTTTGATTTACTTTACGAATTGTTATGGAATGGTTGGTTAGATTCAGGCGATAAAATAAAAGAAATTGCCTTAGAACTCAAAAGCAAACAATATAAAAAAGTTAAATTATATGATAATATTGATTATGATATATTATATAATGAAATTACTAAAGTTATGACTAAGGTTGTCAATGATATGCTAGAGCATAAATTTAACGATATCAGAGATTATTTAAATCCTGATAACCCTGAATTGTTTGCAAAATATCACGATTAAGAAGTTTAATATGATAAAAGATTTTATAAACAGATTAAACAATTTAGGATTTAATGAATTAAATGATAATTTTCATTTAGCAGAAATAAAAGAAACTGATAAATTGAAAATACAAACAATTAATCCGTGTAAATGTGTCATTTATATTGAACCTGAAATGATAACAATACCATTAAACATTAAGAAAATAGGATTTATTGATTCTTATATAGTAGATGAAATTTTATATTAAAAGAAATTGATAAGGAGTTAAGATGGGAAGTATGGGTGTTTTTGAAAAAATAATGATTTTTGCCACAGCGTTGGTATTTGGCTTGATTGTTTATGTTATTTTTATTGTTTATAATACAGAAAATATAACAATTAATGGAATTACATATTATTGTGAAGATAATTATTCATATTATTATGAAGATTTAGGCACAACATCAACATCATTTATACCTGTTTTTAATGGTAAAACAACAATGTTAATGCCTACAACTAAACAGGACACGATAAAAAGAACTTTAGATTATAATATTTGTAAAACTCAAAATATACAAAGGGATAGATAATATGAGTATTAAAGATTATATAATATCTAAAATTATAAGATTAAAAATAGTTAAAGATTTATGCGAGAAATCAAAAATTTTAGATTTAATTGAAAAAGATTCAAGAAATCTATTACCAAACACAATAGAATTATTATATGCGAATCCTGATAGTTTAACAAAAACAGAATTATTATATAATAAAATGAAAATTCTTAAGAATTTAACATCACATATTTACAGAGCCGAAAGAATTAATTTTAAAATTACAGAAGATTTGCTTTTTAAAACTATTATCAATTATAGTTCAGAAAGAGAAGTTTTTAATTTTTTATGTAATATGCTAAAGGAAACACATAAAGATGATTTTGATTTATCTGTAAGTTCAGATGATATAAGAAAAGAAGTTTATAAAAGAATTCGTCAAATCTGTAAGTTAGTTTTAAGAAAAGACTTAGTATAATTCTATTTTAAAGAAAGGATATAGGAGTTACGATGAAAACAGAACTTTATAATCAAATACTTACAGCAATGAAAAACATTAATTATCCTGAATTAAATCAAGATAATCTTTATGATTTACTACAAGACAATCACGGAATTGATAATCCTTATCATCAAGAAGGTTCATTTTTAACACACCTTAATCTAGTTAAAGAGCAAGCAGAGTTATTATATCCTGATGATGAAATTCTACATATTGCTTGTTTCTTGCACGATGTTGGTAAGCCATTTTGCAAAGTTTATGAACCTGAATCAGGCAAAACATATTTTAGGGGTCACGAATCTTATTCAGTATTTGTAGCATACGATGTTATTAAATATTTGATTAATAATTTTAACTTTGAAATTTCAAGATTTGATTTATTAAGAATATTATCATTGATTCAAAGACACGCAGACCCATATTCACTAGGAATTAAAAAATTAGTATCAAGATATACACGTGCTGAATATAATGATTTAGTTAAAATTCATAGATGTGATTCACTTGGCAGAACACCTGCTAAAGACCCTATAATTTATGATATTAATTTATTTAAAGAAAAATTTGAGTTTAATCCTAATCTTAATAATAAAATACTTTATATGATAGGCATACCAAATTCAGGCAAATCAACATATATCAAAGAATTGACTAAATTTAACAACTTTAAAATATTGTCAAGAGATGATATTATAATGAAACTATCTAATACTGATGATTATAATAAAGCATTTGATGAAGTTAATCAAGATTTAGTAGATTCAGAATATAATAAATTATATAATCTGTATATGCAAAATAAAGAGAATTTTATTATAGATAAAACAAATACTACATATAAAACAAGAAATAAAAATATAAAAGAATTTAATTCACATAAAATAGGTATTTGTTTTTGCATAGGATTATCAGAAATTCTTAAAAGAAATAATTTAAGAACAAATAAAAAACTTAATTTAAGTGTAATAAATAAATTTATGACACAGTTTCAATTTCCTTATAGCAATGAATTTGAAACAATTTATTATGTATTCGAGTAGGGAGTAAATATGCAATTAGAATCTAAAATTAATGGTTTAGCAGTTATTGTTACTATATTAATGGAGTCTTCAGATGATAGACTTACTATTAATATATTTAAAAAACATAATAAAGAGTTTTTATTAAGTTTAACAGATTATAAACACAATTTAAATAAATATTTTGATACACCTATATTTTAAAAAGGTCTAAATCTTGCCTGATAATACCACCAATACAGATAACACAACTAAAGGCTATATCGGATTTACAGGAAATCATTTATTGCTTAAAAATCTAGCAAATCTTGATAATCCTGAATCCGCTCACAGATACCACACCTTAGAAGAAACTGAATTTAAGTATGATTTAAGTATTAATAAATCAAGCAATATAGAAATAGCAAAAATTTTCTTAGATGATGGATTTCCTAATGGATTAACAGTTAATAATGATTTAAATTTACGTGGATTTATTAAATCATTTAACGAGCAAACAGAACCTGTAACTATTAATGAACGAGAACAACTTAAATTTAGTGGTGCTAATTTTTATAAAAATGGTAGATATGCAGGATATGAATATTGTTTTAAGTTTTCTGTAAATATACTCTTTAGAATTAAATTAGAGCGTATTGTAAGCAATTCAGGTTCAACAGGTAATAATACATCAGGCACACAAGGAACGACTTATACAGGCAACGAGAAGCCTGAATTTAAGTATAATAATTTAGCACAACTAGAACAATTATTTCTCTATCAGTTGCAGAATATCACAAGAGATATAAAAGGTAATGATTTTGATAGAGCCGATAAAACAGGTAGATTAGTAGGAAATATTATATTTTTACCTAATTATGCAGGCACTGATATTAATATCCCTAATAATAAATTATATCTTAAATATAAATTCTTTGATATTTCAGAAACACCTAATTATTATCCAAAAAATAAAATTTTATTAGATTATTTTAAGAATTCAGATTTTAAATATTGTGATTTTAATCAATATTTTAAAAATCAAGAATTATCAGGAATTACGCATTTTCATCAAAATTACGATAAAATAGATACTATTCCTAGTTGGTTTGGTAATACTGATAACACCGAAAGAATTTTTTATTCAGGCAGACCACCTAAAGAGCGTGTGATTAATTATCAAGATTTAATTAATGAAGGTTCAGGAATTATAACTGATATAGGATATTTCAATAAAAATAATACAGATGATTTATATTACTTTGGTTTATTAAAAAAATCTTTTCTTATATTATTAATAAGAAATAATAATATTGATACTGCTATATTTACTTTTGACTATTTAAGCAAATTTAGTCCATTTAACATTAAAAGACAACCTATTACTGATTATGATACTATCAGAACAAAACGACCAAAATTAAGGGATTTATCACGTTGGATAAATTTTAGAGATACACCTAGAATTTAGAACTTTAAACTTTTATTAAGATTTATATTATATAATACTTAAAAATTACAGGAGTTTAAGATGAATACAGAACACAAAGAGTTTAAATCATTTTCTGATTTTTTATTAAATTCAGAATTAGATGAAGCCAAAGGCAAAAGAAAAGAAATTAAAAAATTTACAGAAGAAATATCGCCACAGATAAGAATTCATTTTGTAAAATTAAGTTGCTTTGATAATCCTGATGATATTAGAGGTCACTTTAATTCCTTAGATACTTGGATTGATGATATTCAAGAATTAACATTTAATGGAAATAAAAGACTTCCTAGAGATGATTATTTTAAGTATATTTGGAGTGATAAAATTAAAGATTTTGATGATTTTGAAGAATTGTTTTTAGAAGTTAAAGATTTGTATAAAGATGTCTATCCTAGAAAAAATTTAAAACTATCTAAAATATATTCACAATTGACTAGATTATCAGAAGAGTTATCTAAAGAAATATCTGATAATTTCTTTACATCAACTAAATTTTTATTTGATAGATTTAAGATAGATTATCAATAATTAAGGAGTTTAAAAATGTTAAAGTTAATTGATAATACAATAATCAATACCAATTCTATTGTTAAGGTTTATTTTAATGAATCAAAATATTTGTGTATATCTGATAATACTAATCAGACTTTAACTTTTATATTAAAAAATCCTATTGATAAAGAAGATGAAAAAGACGCAATGAGATTAATATTTAATCAAATTACTGATAATAATCTTTTTGAAATAAATATTGATAAAATTATAAACGTTTTTGATGTAAGTAGGGATATTGATTAATGCCACCTGTTGCTAGACTTCACGATATTTGTAGCGGACACGATTCTTTTATACCTAGTCCTGTAATTCAGGGTTCTGATAATGTTATTACAAATAATTTACCAACATTTAGAAAAACAGACGCAGTTCAGCCACACCCTAGCCCTAGTCCAAGTCCGCCACACCCTAGATTTGGTAAAGCAGGTTCAGAAACTGTATTTGTTAATAATTTAGATATTATGAGAATAGGGGATGAAATTTCTTGTGGTGGTCAAGTAATTACGTCCAGCCCCAATGTTATTGCAGGCGGATAATATTATTTAAGGAGCAAAATTGAGTGTAGCAGGAACAATTACAAAATTAAATAAAGCAAAACAAAATAAAAATGATGAATTTTATACAAGATATGAAGATATTGAAAGTTTTATAAATCAATATCAAGAACATCTTAAAGATAAAGTTATATATTGTAATTGTGATGACCCTAGTTTCAGTAATTTCTATAAATTTTTTAAGATTAACTTTACAAAGTTAGGTTTAAAAAGATTAATAGCAACATATAAATCTGATGAACCTTATAGATATGATTATGACGGAATTAATGAGATTAAAACGCCTATTGAATCAGGTTTATTTGAATACAATTCAGATATAATTAATGAATTTAAAGACAATATAATAGTAACTAATCCACCATTTTCATTAATGAGATTATATATTAATTTCATAATGAATTTAGATGTTAAATTTATAATTATTGCTCCTGTATCTATAATTTCATCTGTTGAAATATTTGATTATTTTAAGCAAAAGAAAATTTGGGCTTTAAATCGTGATATATTTAGAAAATTTATTACACCTGATAATAAAATTGCAGAAGCAAATTCTAATTTCTTTGGTAATATAGAACCTAAAATTCCTTATTATAAATTTACTAAGACTTATAACAATAAAGATTATCAAAAATATGTTAATTCTGATTGTTTATGTGTTAATAAAACTGAAAATATCCCTTATGATTATAAAGGATATATGGCAGTTCCTTTGTCTGCTTTATATATTTTAAATAAAAATCAATACAATATTATTGCAAACACTAATTGCAGAAATATTTTTAATGAAATAATTGTAGAAGGAAATCAATATAAAATATCAAATTCAATAAAAACACCGACAAAAGCATTATCTAAAAGATATTTTATAGTATTACCTAAAAATAAAAATCCAAAATCTGTTTATTATATAATAGAAGATAATAATGAATTTAAAGATAAGAAAATTATAGTTCCTTTTGCTAGAATTATAATAAAATTAAAATCAATATAAATTTTTTAAATAAATAGTCTTATGAGTAATAAGACAGATTTAAACAATACCATTGGAATGTCAAACGACACCTATCAGAACCTAAAAAATATTATTGCATATAGAGAATCAGGGGGAAATCAATATTCAGTAAATTCTTTAGGTTTTATGGGAAAGTATCAATTTGGTGCAGAAGCACTTGCTGATACAGGATTTATAGATAAATCAAAACTTCCTAAAAGGGGACAAAGATATAGTGGTTGGCAAAATGACTTCTTAGCAGATGATAGCAATTGGACTATTAAAGGCGGTAAGCAAGCATTCTTAAATAATGTTGATTATCAAGAACAAGCAATGGATAAATTGCTTAAATCTAACTATAATCAAATTTCTAAAAGTATTGGATATACTGATGAAAGTGATTTAAGTGGCAAATTAATGGCTTCACACTTAGGTGGATTCGGAAATACTAAAAAACTTTTCTTAGAAGGTAAAGGTTTTAAAGACGCTTACGGAACTGATATAATGCAATATTATAAATTAGGTTCAAAAGCAGGCTCAAACGATGAAACTTTATCCTATTTACCTAAAAAGTTTCAAGGAAAAATAGCAAATCCTGAATTTTCAAACGCATATATAGCAGATAATAAATCAACTATTCCTACTGCACCTATTGGCGATAATATAAATGAAAAAGAATCGCCTAGTGATACAGGTAATATTTTTAGTAATATAGGTAATAGTATAGGCAATTCTGTATCAAATTTCTTATTTGGTTCAAAAGGTTTAGACGGATTTAATTCAGAATCTATGCAAACTCTATTAATGGGTGGTAGTTTATTAGCAAGTGGTATATCAGGGTTTTTTGGTCTTAATACACCTATGATAGATGATGATGAAATTGAAGATGATGAAGACGATGAAACACCTAGAAAATCTAAACAAACAGATGATGATAAAAACTATGAAGAAAATACTAAACAATCAAATTTAGATTTATTTCCTAGTATTATAGATAAAATAGCAAATTCACAAGAACAATTAAATACTATAATAAAATTAAATCCTACTGCTGATAATACACCTTTACTTAAAAAACATTATGAAATTAATAAGAAAATTCAAGAAACAATAGATGATTATTATAAAGATTCGTTCGACGAGCAAAACACTAATATTTCATTACATAAAGCACAATTAGGCGGTGCATTAATTGGTGCAGGAGTAATGAAAACTATTGTTAAAAAGGTTAAATCTAGTATAGGCAGTTCAGGTGGATTAGGAATAGGCGATTTCTTAAAAGGTGGTGCTACTGCTTGGCTAGGTTCTAAATTATTAAAATCTGTATTTAAACCTTTAAAATTTTTCTTTAATCCTAAATTGCCTAAATTTATAACTTCTCTAGGAAGTTTGCCAACAAAAATAGCAGATTTGTCAAAATCTCTTTATAAGTATATTAATAAGTTTGACATCAATGGACTTAAGAGTTCATTTCAAAGTTTTAAACAATTTGCTGAATCTAAGTTTAAATCATTAGGAACACTTATTGATAATACTAAAGCAACATTATCTAAAACAATTGATGATATTAAAGCAAAATTTAATAAACCTAGCACTCCTGCACCAAAAGTTGAAACACCTAAACCTAAAGTAGAACCGATTAAGCCTATTGAAAATATTAATAAACCTAAATCAGTGCCAACAGCACCTGTTAAAGAAAAAGGATTTTTTAGTAAATTAGCAGATACAGCAGTTAAATACACTAAAAAGGGTTATGATTATGTTGCAAGTGGTAAATTAACTGATGATATTGTTAAAGGTTATAATTATTCAAAAGATTTTATTGTTAAGACAGCAGATGATGTGGCAAATTTTGCTAGTAAGCAATATAATAATGCTAAAGCAGGATTAAATTTATTAAAAGATAAAGCAACTTCTTTTATGTCTGAAAAAGTATTAAAATATATTACAAATATAATACCACCTAAAACACTTAAAATTATAAAAGCAGTCAGTAAGAAAATTCCAGGTGTTAGCCTTATTGCAGGTTTAGCATTTGGAGCAGATAGATTATTAGCAGGCGATTTTACAGGTGCAGTTGTTGAAGTTTTAAGTGGTATAGCAGGCAGTTTTCCTGGATTAGGAACTTTAGCAAGTATAGGATTAGATAGTGCTTTATTAGCAAAAGACGCAGGAATGTTGCCTGATGAATTTAATGAAGCATATCAAGATTTTAATAAATCAATTGAAGGTTCTATATCATCAATTAAACAAGATAAAACAAGTTTAGATTCTATTAAAACACCATATTCAGATGAAATTAATGATGAAGTTGAAAGAATAGAAAAATTAGATAAACAAGATTTAATAAATGATATGAATAAAACTATACAACAAAATCAAGCAAATATAAATTCTGATAATATAGAAAAACAAGAACGAAATTTACCAAATATTGACAAACCTATACAGACTATAACTATTGTCAATTATGGTGGTTCTGATACAAATGTTAATGTAAATAGTAGTGATAAACCTTCAATGAATTTATCAGATTCATTTTCATATTAATAATTTAAGGATATAAAAGAAAATGCCTATATCAGTTACAAATCAAGCAACTAAGAATTCTGTAAATGCTTCAAATTCTGCACCAACATATATGTATTTTCCTGTAACTATGGCAAATGAAGAATTTGCACTAAGAAAAGTAACTTTAAAAATATTTGAATCTCAAACATTATTATCAGTATTTGACAATTCAGGCGAAAAAATAGAACAATTTACAAAAGAAATTCAAGAGAAAAATGATAAAATTTCTAAACAAGATGGTGCAGTAAATAAAACATCAGAAGCAATTAATCAATATGGCAATTTAGTAAGAGAGATGAAAAGATTAAATGCTAAATTTGAATTTAGTATTGTATTACCTATTCCTAATGAATTATCAGACGTCTATTCACACGATTATGGAGTAGAAAATGGATTAATTGGTGCTTTAGCAGGCGATAAAATGGATTTAGACACTGATAAAGATAATATAGTAAAAAACACTGCTTCAAACAAATTTAAAAAAACAGCAAATTCAATAACAGGTGCAACAAAAGCAATGCTAGGCGATTTTAATGCAAAATTAGCAGGTTCTTTAGGAAAGCAAAGAAACTTATTAAATCCTGATTTCTTCCAAAATTACAGGGGTTCAGCACCTAGAACATTTACATTTACATTTAACTTAATCCCTAATTCTAAAAAAGAAGCGGAAGATATGGTTAATATTATATTAACCCTTAAAAAATATTCATCGCCTAAAGTTACAGCAAGTTTCTTAATGACTCAACCTAGATTTTTCTGTATAGAATTTGGCAATCCGCAATTAAATAAGATGATTAATGCTTTGCCTTGTGTTTTACAAGAAGTTAATACTAACTATTCCGCAGGCGGATATGTTGATACAACTTTAGACGGAATGCCTAAATATGTATCACTTCAATTAACTTTTGCTGAATATAGGGCTATTGATTTCGATGATTGGGATAGTGTTGATTATGGTTCATATACTAAAATTCCTGAGAAATAGGATTATTAAATGATATATAAAAATGATAGAGAACAATTAAAAAATGCAGTATCAGATTTTGATTATTTTGAAAATTTAGACGATTCTAAATATGAAGATTATAATTCGCCTGTATATAAGAATTATAAAGATATTAAAGATTATCAAGTTCGTGATTATACTTCACTAGATTTAAGATTTATTATAGAAAATAAAGAATTATCTGAATTTCTTAATGATAGGGATAATGTATTTTTTGTTAATATAGATAATAATTCATTACTAGAAGAAATATCATATAGATATTATAATAATGAAAACTATTGGGATATTATATTATTAATTAATCATTTAGACCCATTATTTTCACTTCCTTTTGATTTTGATTTAATATATAATCTTGCAGAATCTATCACTGATAATTATTTTAGTAGAGATAAATATGACCCTTATTCAGGTAAATATACAGATGAAACAAAACTTAGATTATTCAATATATTAAAAGAAAAATTAAATAAACAAAATGAAATTAATAGAACTATTAAATTATTAAGACAAGAGAGAATTCAAGATTTCTTAAAGATATTTAATAGTTCAGCAAGAATTAATAACGGATTTCAGAATTAGGATATTATAAATGGGATTTGAAGCATTATCAGTCAATTCACAAATATCAGCAGTTAAAGGAATTTTAACAGATAAAAAATCTAATAAATCAATAAATTTAAATCAATTATTGCTTAAAAATATTGAGATTTCTTATTCAGGTGTAGATATTGAAGGATATATTATAATTGATGATATAGCCGATATTAACAATGCTTTAGAATTAGGTTCAGATGTTGAAATTCAACTATATTTTAAAGATTTATTTCAAAAAGAGTATTACAGAACATTTATTATTACAGGCAAAAATACAATAAAACAAGGCAATAAAACATTACTTCAATACTCTATTAGAGATATAATATCATATAAATTAGATAATATATTTAAGGCTAAATCTTACAATTCTGTTAAAATTTCTGATATATTTCAAGAGTTTTTACAAGAAGTTAATGAATATATAACAAAAGATAAACTAAAAATAAATATAGAACAATCGAAAGAGCGTGCATTATATTCAGTAAATCCTAGCGTGTCTTTTCTTGATTTTATCACTAATGATTTAGAGCGTGAAGGATTTATTGTATATCAAACAAGAGATTCAATAAATGTCAAATCAGCACGAAATTTAAAAGTTTCTAACTTATCTAAACAAAAATATAGATACATTGACAAAACTAATAATACATTTTATCAATATAAGATATTTGAATATAAACAACTAAATTCATCAAATAGATTTCAACCTAAGACTATTTGTTTAGTTTATAATCCTGCTACAAAAACTATGGATAAATTTCAACAGAATTTAAGTGATATTAGTTCAGATATCCAAATATCTAAATCTACTCCTAAAGCACAAGAAACATCAGGTGTAAGATACACAACTAAAGAATACCTTGATGATAATTCACTATATGCTGATACATTTAAAAACTTTGTAAGAGAATCAGGACTTGAAATAATAGTATCAGGCGACTTTACACAATCTAATCAATACAATATTATTGAACTTAAGATTTCAGGAAATATCAACGTTAAAGAATCACAAGACAAAGGCGACACATCTTTGTCAGGGAATTATATAATTCTTAAAGTAGTTGATAAAATTGTATCAGGCACTACATTTATTCAAAAATTAATACTAGGTAGATTATAAATCTGAATTTTATTAACTACTTAAACTATTCTTAATTTAAGTTTTATTTAAGTAGTTAATAAAAATAGGATATAAATTTAAATTTTTATATAAATCTCTATAATATAAAT